GTTGAACAAGAACCAAGTGAAGAAAACTGTATAGCCTTTGTTCAGTCTACTTTTGATCTTGAGGTAGAGGAATCAATAGCTACCATGGCTGTGGCAATGCGCAGTAAGCCTGGTGACGGTAATCAAACATTGAAATCAATTTTGCTTACTCTTCCAATTTGGGTTACATGGGCACGTAAATATCGTGAATACGTTGATACGCCCATTATGGATGATAACAAATTACGCAGAAATGAAATTATTGCAGAACTTGGATTAAACATTGAACCTTTCAAAATAAGATAAAAAACAGTTTACAAAACCTCCAATACGTGATATAATTATCTTATAAGGTAATTAATCACATTGGAGGTTTTTTTATGGACAAGTATTTGATGACGGAACGAAGCAAGCTTGATTCTAAACATATAGATAAAACAAAAGTACGAGTGAATGAAGGTTTTTCTATGAACTCCAAACCCGACATCGGCATCTATTATTGTTCTATTGGTGGCTGTGATGTTATGTTTAAACCTTGTGATTCAGGTTGTCCATATGCTCACCGTGAATATGCTCGTTATGGCTCTGAAGAACATGCTATTCAAATTGCTATCATGGAAATGAAGGAAAAGCTTGAGAAAGATGAAATGCTTGTTAAATTCATTGAGGGTACGTTTACTGAAGATGAAAGAGAACAGGTGCTTGAATCTCTCTCCACGAAATGTAGTCGTTCTATGTTAGAGAAAATTCAAATACTTAACCCGCCAGTTATTAAGGACGCTATCAAATTAATGCATAAGAAAGAACAAGAGTATAAGTCGTCTTGGAAAAGAAAATATATTGATGCTAAGATCATTGGCGAATATCTCTACATAAAACTTTCTGGTCTACCAGATGTTAGAAAAGGTCCAAAGAAGTATTGGCACACTAACGGCATTCTTGCTAGTTGGGTAAAGGTTAGTGATATAGATTCTTATTTCCTTAATCAAATTCGTACACCAGACTTTATGAACAATGATAGAGAGAAGAGAGAAGAATATGCTAGCCAAATTGAAGCACTTATGGAATTTCTTGAAGATAAACTTCAAATCACAACTATGGTTGAATTAACGGAATGTTAAAAAAACAGTTTACAAAAACAGTAATCTGTGATATAATTATTCTATAAGGTAATACAAATTAAATCATTGGAGGAATTAAAATGAATCCATTTGCAGATGTTATTGAACGTAAGAAACTAGCTTCGAACATTCGTCAATCGAAACTAGACCGCGAAAGGGAAGTTAAGGAGTTTATGCAAGGTGTAGCTAAATCTTTTGAAAAAGATTTGTTGGAGATTTTTCCCAAGGACAAAATCAAATTTTTCACCTTTAGTATTATCAGAATTGATAATTATGAAATTACACTAGGCCAAGATTATTCGGATAGTGACTATATCTCAATTGGACATCATAGTATCGAATATGGTAAGGTTAAAATTCCATTTTCGTTCGACATGAACGAATCAAAATTAACAGGTCTCATGAAAGAAGCTTTAAGAGTATTAGTTACAAAAGCATATCGTCCATAAGGAGAGCGAAAGCTCTCTTTTTTTCTTGTAAAAAAACAGTTTACAAAGGTCATAATGTGTGATATAATAAATATATCAAGTAATAAAAGGACGGAGTGAGATTAATGGAAGACAAAATCAAAGGAGGTCTGATGGGATTAGCTGTTGGAGATGCATTAGGCGCAACAACTGAATTCATGTCAGAAGAAGAAATCATTAAAGAACACGGTATTGTGGATGAAATGATTGGTGGTGGCTGGATGAACGTAGCACCAGGAGAAACAACCGACGATACTGCAATGACATTAGCGGTAGCGTGTGGTATCTTGGAAAATCCAATGCAACCAATTGAAGCTATCGGAAAATACTTCAAACAATGGGCAGCAACGGGTCCAAAAGACATCGGTGTTACAACACAGCTTGTCTTAAGTAAGAAACCAACAACGGAAGTTGAATGGCTTAAAGCATCAAAAGCATCTCACGATTTTCTCAAGAAGAGTGCAGGTAATGGTTCTTTGATGAGATGTTTACCGGTAGCATTGTTTTACAAATACTCTACTGATGTTGCAGATATATCGATTGCTCAATCTGAAATGACTCATTATGATCACCTTGCATCTGAAGCTTGCGATATCTACAATCAAATTGCATTTGAAGTTCTTAATGGAGCGGATTTAAAGGAAATAATCATCAAAAAAATTAAGGGTACTCGTTATGAACTATGTGAAACAAGAAATCCAAACGTATTACCAGATGGATTTGTTGTTAATACGTTCAAATGGGTATTGAGAACATTATTAACAACAGATACATACAAAGATGCAGTTCTGATGTTAGTCAATCTTGGAGAAGATGCTGATACAACTGCAGCAATTGCAGGTGGACTAGCTGGATTACATTATGGATATGATGCTATCCCTAAAGAATGGGTAGATCAAATTGATAAGAAAAAAGAAATTTTAGATATCTCTAAGCAGTTATTTGAGAAGAGAGCTCAAGTTTAATCTTGAGCTTTTTGCATGTAATAATGTATCACACCCACCTTTATTTTGTTTTCAAAGCAGGATAAACTGCTAAAGTGGGGTGAGGGTAATGGATGGAACATTGAAAGCTTTTTCAGATGAACTCAAGAAAACATTACAACTAGATAAGGGTAAGAGATTAAAGGTTGGAGATTGGGAGAGTGTTTATACTATCTCCTTTAATAAGGAAGGTAATTTTGCACTGAATGACAATCATTCAAACAACTATAAAGTTAAATGGGATCTACATCATGTGTTTAAGTTTACAAATATCAGAACTCTATATATTTCAAACTTACCTGATATTACACTCTTTACAGCAGGTGGAATTGATTCCTTTGATTTTAAGTTTTGGTTTAATAAATTTGAAAACCTAAATGGATTGTATCTCAAACTTGGAGCACATGAAAATAGTAGAGAAGCACGTTGCTATAAGGTTAAGTTGAAGGACAAAACATCTTGGATTCTACACTGTAATGAGAAGGATGGGCATTCAGTAGAAATATGGACAGAGGAAGGGAAACAAAAGGCTTTCTTCTTTGGAGATAACAAAAAGAAATCGCAAGAATGGTTTATGAGCATTTTAGAGTACCTCCTATCTATTCGTGAACTACCATCTGAAATTTGGTATGATGATCTGAAAGCAAAGAACACTGAGAAGAGTTTTAGAGAAAGAAATGCTATAGTTAGAAAAGTAGAAGATAAACCAGAGATTAAAGAATCCTTGTATTGATATATTTTACATTAACATACATGTAGGTGATTCAGTGTCAACTCTGATGATAAAGAGATTATTATTTAATATAACATAAATCCGGATGATGTATGAAAATTGACATCATTTTTTTGTTTAAAAAACAGTTTACATAATGAAGAATCTGTGATATAATATATTTATAAGGTAATCAAAACATTGGAGGATGAATGATATGGCGAAAATTGTACGCGATGGTGAAAAACTTAAGTACGTTTTTGAATATGCTATCACAGTGGAAGAGATCAAATATCTACTTGAAGGAGGTACATATGTTGGTGGTTCATATTCCGTTGAGACAGAGCTTGAAGCTACAGATGATAACATTAACAAAGTACTTGAAGCTCTGGTTGGAAAAGATGTAAGAGAACCAGATGAAGACTATGAGGCAGAAGAAATCTTCTGCGAAGTAGTTCAAGATGCTATCAACGAAGTAGAATTAGCTCTTGGTATTGAAAGAGATTCAGAAGATGATGAAGAGGAGGAGGAATAATATGAAAATTACAAAGATAAGTGCTCACATCAGCGATACCAAACAACATTTGAAAGTTGAAGAGTTTACCGGTCGAGTTATTAAGGATAGTGAAGGGGATTATGTTGAATTTAGAGATGCTAACGGTAAATTGCAGCAGGTTGGTTGTAGTACTTGGGACTTAGGAAAGATTAAAACTCATTCTTCTTCTATTGGTATCGGAGCATGGGCAAGTATTTACATATGGACGGATAATCCAATAGACGGAGATTATGATATTGAAAAGCTGAAAAAAGATATTGTGAAAGCTGCAGTCGATGTAATGAGTATTCAAATTGAAAAGGCTGCTAAAGCTTACATTAACATGCAAGAACTACAAAGATCAATTCAATAAGAGAGGGATAACCCTCTCTTTTCTGCTGCCTATATAGTTTACTATGGTAAACACGTGACCTACGCGTGCGCGTTGTTTAAAAAACAGTTTACAAATTCCACGTTATGTGATATAATTATTCTATAAGGTAATCACAAAGGAGGAATTATAAATGGGAACAGGTTACATTCACCCTTCAATGGCAAGAGTTACATTACTTTCGGAAGATTTCTTAAAGAAAGCTCATAAGATTATGAGAGATAAAGGTTACAAACTCGATTCCGGAGTAGCTTCAGCTGAAGCTACATGGAGCTATAGCAAACCTGGTTCACCAGATGTTTATATGAGCGGCTGGCATGGTAGAAAACCTCGCGAGTGGGGAGCAGGTAAAACAGTCTGGGGTATTAACGTTTGGGGCTCTCACAATACTTCTATGGATGATGATTGTCATATGCTTGGTTGCATGGATATTGAATGGTCGCTTGGACATCGATATAATATGCTACCAGAAGAGAAGATTAAACAATATGAGGAGAACCTCAAGAAGGGATTAGCATTCTTAGAAAATATTGAATCTTATATCGTCATGGTAGCTATGACAAGCTAGGGAGGCTGAAAAGCCTCCTTTCTTTATGTCTTTTTCATCCCTTCTGTTAATATAATTAAATATATACGTGTTATTTAAACTGCAGAAGGAGGTGCATCATGAAGAGACTAATGAAACGAGCGGTAAAAGAAACTAAGATCACAAACCTATTGGTTATCAATAACGATGACATCAGTGTTGATGAAAGTGTGTTTCAATTCTTTGAAGACAATTTACTTGAAACTATCCGTAGTGCAGCGGTAGATGAAAAAAACGATGTCATTGTAATCCATTGCGTAATGGATAGATCTCTATTCGAACAACACGTTGGGTATCCTGTCGATGATGCTACATGCAAAATAGTAGCGGGGACGTTTAAACGAGCTGAGTTCATTGCTACAATGACAGATGAACTAGAGAGTATCTCTAAAGAGTTAGGCTATTCAGTTGCGTCAGTAGTAAAGATAGACTTTGAGTTCGGTGATGGGGTGTTCCACACTATCGCTATTCTCTCCAAAAGCTAATAGTGATACCAGCAATAGCTAATGCTCTACCCACAGGGTAGGGTATTTTTTTTGCAAAAACATTTAAAAAACAGTTTACATATACATAATTATGTGATATAATAAATCTATAAGGTAATACAAATTAAAAACATTGTACGAGCCTTACAAACCCAATCCAAAATTAGGAGTGATTTTAATGGCTAAAATCGTATCTACTACTCAAACAAATTCGGTGGAAGTGGCTAGCCTGGCAGAAGCCAAGCTTCTCCAAGAAACATTGGGCAAGTATGGAATTAAAATTGGTGTACAAGCCTTATCAACTGCAATTTAAAAAAAGGGGAATTATTTCCCCTTTTCCTATTTACAAAACAGATATATTGTGATATAATAATAATATAAGGAAATACAAGCTGCTCGCTCCCCTACATAGGACTTATTCTTCCTATTATTATTGTATTTGGCATCATACAATAGTCCAACCAAAAAACCTAATTGGGAGTGATTTTTCAATGACAAAAATTCTTTCCTCGACTGGTACAAACAATGTAGAAGTGGCGAGCAGCGCTGAAGCTAAGTTGATTCAAAGTACTTTAGCTAAGTATGGTATCAAGGTAGATGTCCAAGCAGCTAAAGAAACCGAAAACGCAAAAGCGTAATCAACTAGCACCAAGGAGAGAGAGGAGCCAATCCTCTCTCTTTAAATTTGTCAAAAAATCGAAAGGGATGATATAATATGAAAATGATAGTAAAACTATTTACAGTACTAGCTTTTGGAGCAGTTGTTTCACTAGCTACTATAAACTTAACCAAAGCGCCAGAAAGTATTCCAGCTTCAGTCACAACTACTATCAACAAGGTTAATGAAATACAAATGGCAACGGTAATTGAAAAGCTTTCAACTAAAGCAGAAATAGTAGGTCTTAATGTTCCTTTCAGTAAAGAGTCTAGCTACTATGATTCAAATTTCTTTGGTGGTAGAACGTTTAAGTTCACGCTACACGGAAATGTCAAAATGGGCTTTGACATTAATGAAGTAATAAAAGGGATATCAATTAAAGGAAACACTATCCAAATCATTACACCACAACCAATGCTAATATCGTTTGAAGCTCCATTTGACAAGGCTGTAATTGAGAAACCTGATGTTGATCTTTTACGTCAAAACTTCAATAAAGATGATTTCCAATTGTTCTATAAGAGTACTGCAGACAAAGCTAGAGAAGAAATTTTAGCTAGTAGTTACATCTCAACAGAAGCTAAGAATCGTACTCAAGGTATATTAAGAGATTTGCTTATGACAGTTTCTAATGTAGAAAACGTGGAGTTTTTGTCTTTATGATAAGGCTCCTTTTTTTGTACGAACTTTAAAGAATTAGTTTACAAGGCCACCGTTATTGGTTATAATAATTATATAAGGAATTACATACCAAATGGATTGGAGGAAAAATTAATTGAAAAAACTTTAAAAAAGGTATTTACAAAACACTTGATATATGATATAATAAATCTATAAGGTAAGGAAATAAAAAACCAAACAAAATGGAGGAATTAAAAATGGAAAAACTTACACATGATGCTCAATACAATGACGTGGTAGCAATTGCTAAACAAATGGGTCTTACTTACATCGGTAAGAAAAAACCAATCATTATTGAAATGATTAATGCTAAAATTGATGCTGGCGAAACAGTAGAAATTCCGGCTCCGGTTGATCAAAATGGTGAAGCAGCTTCTCAAGAAGGAACTGAAGCTCCGGCTGGTCAAACAGCACAATCAACTACAGCAGCTCCAGCAAAACGCGGTCGTCAAGCTAGTACAACTCCTCGCGAACCAAGAGTTAAGCAAGCTAAATGGTTTGACGAAGAAGGAGCCAATCTTCCATACGCAGTTGGTGATATCGTTGAAATTACTGGTGGAGAGATTCTCATTAATCGCCGAGCTCAAATGACCAAGTATTCCGCTAAGAAAGATGCTATCAAATGTATCCTGATTCACCCGGTAAAGGGAACACTTCAAGGTTGCGAAATCACAATGGACTTCTGGAAAATCAAAAAAGCAGATGACCAAACTAATCCAGCAAATGTAGTGGCAGCAGCTCCGGTTAAAGAAGAAGTTAAAGAACCTGCAGCAGTTGAGGAAGAAGTAAAAGAAGAAGTAGTTGCAGTCGATGAGCAACCAGTAATCAATGCTGAAACCGAAATTAAAGAACAAGAAGAGCAAGAAAAAGAAATGGCATAAGCCAACATAATACAAAGGAGAGGCTAACAACCTCTCCTTTTTTGCTGTATTCAGCAGCCTATATAGTTTACTATGGTAAACACGTATATACGCGCGCGTACATGTATACCCGTATGACACGTTATGTACGTTATGTGTGTGCATGTACACCCTCGCGTATGTGCTTGAGTACGTGTAGACATACGCATCAACTGAGATTGGACAGAGATTGAAGGAAGAAGTTTTGTCATACTTTTGTGTATCACCTCATTATACGCAAGAGAAACTTCTAAATCTTTTAGAGAAAGAAGTAAGAGTAGCTGTTAAAGAACTACTCTGTGAATTGCAATTACTAGATTATCCAGTTGAATTTGAGATGAATAGATGTATATACCATTATGAATCAAAATTTTAAATTCACGACAGGTCACGGCAGATTCAAGTTAATTATTCAAATTTAAAGAAAATGATGGATTGGATTACGTTATCATGATAGATTTTATTTCAAATAGAAGTTCAAGAAGTATATCATTAAGAGATAACAATGTACAATCAATCGATGTTATTAGATCGGTGAATAAGTATTTGTAAAAAAACTATTTACACTAGCTTCATATTGTGTTATAATAATAATATAAGGATAAAAAAACATTTGAAAAGGAGTCAACAACATGAATATTCAGCAACTTGAGAAATTTGAGAACTTAGCTAAACAGTTTGACTCATTTCATAACGCAGAAATGATGAATGGCAACAGGGTAGATGTTTTCAAATCATTAGAATTTGGAGCAATAGTAATGTCAGCACAATTACTTGGATTCAACATTGTTTTATCGGGACGCATTGTAATGTATTTGCAGTATCAAGCAGATTATCTCATTGAGATTGATTGTGATGATCGATATGCACACATAGATACGACTAAGCTTTGGAGTTTCATCGAGGAACAGAGGGTGTCCACATCCGCATAAACTATAAATGTTACATATGGAGATGCTATTGATAGTATCTCTTTTTTCATGCAGACCGACATGCAAATCTACATATTAATGGAAGTGACCGAGCACTTATTGTAGGGCAGGGATGTGAGTGTGTACGAGGTGTCCGAGCAGCTGAGGATACAATCCCTCTAATTTAATTATATCACACTTGGGACCATTTGTAAACGGATTTTTAAAAATTTTTTATTTAAAAAACAGTTTACAAAGGCAATTGTATGTGATATAATTAATTCATAAGGAGGAAACATAAAAACACACACAAAATTAAATTAAAAAAACTTTTAAAAAACCATTTACAAACCCTTATAAATGTGATATAATTAATTTATAAGGTAAAACAAACTAAAAACACATTGGAGGAATTAAAAATGAAAAAATTATCCATGGACACTAATTACAAGGTTGCACAGGAAATCGCTAAATTAATGGATTTAAAATTTGTTGGAGTAAAGGCCGAGGTTTTAATTAACCAAATCAACGAAAAAATCGACGAAATGAAAGCACCGGTGAAAAAAGGTGGAAAATGGTACGAAAACAAGGAAGTCACTTTCAAGGAAGGTGATATCGTAAATGTAGTGAGTGGATGGGCAGAAGGTCGCCAAGTGAAAATCGTGAAACCCTCAGCCAAGGTGGATGCTTTTAAAGGTCAACTTTATAACCCAAAAACTGGTGTCACTCAGGACACTCTGGTGGGTGTGGATGCAAAGGATATCGAATTATATATCCCTAACCTTCCGGTCCTGGCCCAACCTGGTACCCTAATGGTGGTATAATCCACCAGGGTCCCTCCCTCAAGGGGTAAGGTATAATAACCTTACCCTTTTTCTATGTTTTAAGAGGGTGTCACCAAGTGATTCAAAGTTTTTTTAAAAAGCCGTTTACAATAACCACTTTTTGTGTTATAATTATTTATGTAAGGTAGTAAATAAAAACACGGAGGCTGATATCATGAGTAAATATTACTTAGCACGGGTAAATAGTAATTCGCAGGCTGACCTACAAAAGCTGGAAAATTTTATTGCCACTACTTTTACCGATGACCGGTATAGCTGCTATATTCTGGATGCATACGAGGTTTACAGTGGCGACATTTGCACTACTGACCAAACCATGGACGCTGAAGACCTTGCCGCACATAAACAACGTATTACCGCGCTCAGTGACAAGTTCGACCCCGAGTTGGTCGATAAAATTGGTGCACACTCGTTAGTAGGTGCTACCCCAGAATTAAAGGCTAAAAGCATTGTCGAGTATATCGCAAGTGGTTTATGCCAATATATCGCGCTATTTGGTGGCGAACAGGACGCAGATGGCTCGGCAGAACACACCTTACAAGTACAAATAAACGGTGGCTGGGATGGCGACGCAGGTGAGGACCCTGATTTCGTTGAAATCTAAAGTGTAGGCGGGCTAACAACCCGCCTTTTTATTGTGTGATTTCTGTGAACCAAGTAATATATATCCTTTACCTCATAGAACTTTGTTCACCAGACGTCATCTGAGATCAAAGAAGTATTTTTAAAAAGCCGTTTACAAATCCCTCCTATTGTGATATAATTAATCTATAAGGTAATAAAGGAGGAGATAATGTGAAGGTAGCTAGAAATTTCACAGTATTGATCACTGAAACTGGTGAGGCACTGAAACATGAAAGTTTGGAATATCTCTTGGACGTTATTGTAGAACATCACAGGGTTCCTGTGGGACTACTCCTAGACCGGATAGCCATTATTGAAATCCAAGACCTCCAAGGGTACACTGGTGGCACTCTGCCAATTAGAGACCAATTTGAATTGATTAGTGATTATATGAAGAGGAATGGAGCCTAAGGGCTCCTTTTTTGTGGGAATTTTTAAAAATCCGTTTACAAACACTACATATTGTGATATAATTATTCTATAAGGTAATACAAATTAAAAAACACTGGAGGAATTCAAAAATGATGAAAAAAATTGCTCAAGCTCAAAAAGATGGTATCCTGACCGAAATGGAAGCAAAGGTAATGAATTACCTAATGACGGATGGATATTACGCGGAATACAGTTTTTCCGATATAGAAGTTAGAGATATCGCCGATCAAACAGAGATTGATATCAAGTCAGCAAAAGGCGTGGTTGGTAGCTTGGTAAAGAAAGGTTACCTTTACGTAAGTGATAGAGAAGGAGAAATTCCTCCTATCGTATACGCCAATCTAAAAGGATACGAACTTAGCGATGAGTTTGAAACTCGTTGGAAACCACAAGTTTGGTAAGACATGGAGGGAGAAATCCCTCCCTTTTTGTTTTAAAAAACAGTTTACAAACATAGTAGTTTGTGATATAATTATTCTATAAGGTAATACAAACAAAGGAGGAAACAAAATGTACGAAGTTAAAACAAAAAACCGTGATGGCCAAGAAATTGATATTGCAGTGGATGTAAGATTTGCTAAGGATATGATTGAAGTTCAAATCGATGAGGCACCAGAAGTCATCGAGAAATTAGCAAAGGATGAATTCATCTACATCGAAATCCTTACAGCTAAGGGACCATTTGGCCAAACTAGAATTGCTGAGTTTGAAATAGCAGTATCATATCGCAACGGTAACCAATCCTGTAGGGTAAATACCATAGTGAGCCAGTAATAAATCAGGTGAATCAAGGTGGGGTTATATATTACCTCACCTTTTTTAATTCACTCAGCGACATCTGAGAAACAGAAAAAACATTAATAAAAACAGTTTACAAGGACATGGTAATGTGATATAATAAATCTATAAGGTAATACAAACTAAGAGGAGGAAAACAAAGTGGAAGAAAAGGAACAATTGCAACAAGCATTGGAAAATTTCCTAGCAGCAGCCCAAACGCTTGACACTGCGTTGGAGGATGCAAAAGGTAGTAATGATAAAAAATTAGCTGAATTGGCTGATGAAACTCTGGATCGTCTTGGTGACGCCCACGATTACGAATCGGTTGGCGATGAATTATCAATGGCATTGGATTTTTTGAAAAAACTTTAAAAAAACAGTTTACAAACACATCAAGATATGATATAATAAATCTATAAGGTAAGGAAACAAAAACAAACTAAAAACAAAATGGAGGAATTAAAATGAAAAACGTATCCTTGGAAATGAACAATGAAGCTCTTAACGTGGTAGCTGGCTTATTCGATATCGAAGTTGAAGGTGTTGAAAAGGAAGCATTGGTTGAAAAAGTAAATGCAGCAATTGAGGACCTCAAATCCGGTAAAGTTTCCCGTGCAAAAGCAAAATGGTTTGAAGTTGAAGGTGCTAACCCATATGTTGAAGGTGATGTGGTCAAGGTAATTGCTGGTGATGGTTTGATTGGCCGGTTCTGCGAAGTGATTAGTCCATCATCCAAAAAGGATGCAGTGAAAGCATTCCTTCTTAACCCAACTACTGGTGAACGTCAAGGCACTCTAATCACCATGGACTTCTTCAAAATCGAAAAGTCCGAATTTGTTGCAAAAGCTCCTAAGGTGACCAAGAAGGAGGAAACAGCAACTACTGAAGCCTCCTCCACAGAGGAAACTGCACAGGAGTCCAGTGAATCCCAAACGGTTGAGGAAGAAGTAATTTCAGCTTCTGAGGACACTCAGGAATCCGAGGAGCAATCCGAAGTAGTTGAAGAGGAAGCGGTGGTTTAATCCACCCTCTCCTCTTACGAGGGACTTCGGTCCCTCCTCTCATTAAGAGTTTCAACTGGCAAGCAACATATACGGCGGTCATAGGTTGGAGCTTTTAATGAGGGTTGGCCAACTCTCTCCAGTTTTCCTTAAACCATTCCTTTTCGCAGGGGAATGGTTTTTTCATGTTAAAAAACTGTTTACAATTTGTGCATGTTGTGATATAATTAATCTATAAGGTAATCCAAAACGAGAGGAGATTCAATTATGAAAAATGAAAAGAAGAAATTCGTTGATGAAATAGCTAGAGAGTGTATTGAATTCAGTAAGAATGGAAAAGGTAATTTGGTAAAACGTATCATTCTCATTCGCAAAGCACAAGAATTCCGTACATTCCCAGATCAACTCGAAATGGAAATCATGGAACGTATGGAAGAATTAAAGGCTTCTCAAATGGAAGAAACTGAAGAAGAAAAAGAACGGAAATTTGCGCGTACAGTGTTGCGTGGTTGTAAAAGAAATGGAACTCCAATTACAAAAGAGTCCGCTAGGTATTTGTTTGCGCAAGCAGGATGGAATTACAATGAAAGTAGTACATACTTAGAAATCCCTGAGGAGGACAACTAGATGAAACCAGTGTACACAGGTGTATTCTTTGATGAACGTACATATAATGAACTAAAGGCAATTGCTCCAACTCTAGATAGAACAATTGAATTTCCGCATATTACATTGGAATTCAAACCCAAAGAACTGCTCCCAGATGATATCATCGGTGAATACGTTGAAGTAATGGTGTTTGGAGAAGGCAATGATGATATTAACCAAGGCTTTCAAGTTGAGTTCCACAGTGAACTCATGAAGTACTACAAGAATCCTTCAACTCCGCACATCACTACATCATTGCATCCAATTGAAGGAAAAGCGGTCAACACTGGCAAATTGCAATTCAAAGAAATACCATTGATGATTATCCAAGGACGTGTTGGATACTTTACCGGTACTGGAGTAAGATACGATAACAATCTTTAAAAAACAGTTTACAAACTATACAAATTGTGATATAATTACTCTATAAGGTAATACATACTAGGAAAACGAAAAGGGGAAATGATAAATGGATTTCACAACAATGATTAAAATGGTTAAAGCACTGGTAGCAATGAATGGTACTGAGGTAACTGAACAGGCAAGAGAACGTCTGTACCGGTTGATTAAAGTAGCAGAAAAGAATGGTCTCACAAAGTTCAAAGAAGATGGTCAAATAACTCTCTTCTACGGACCATTCAATACTGAAGCAGCAACCATCATTTACAAAGAAGATAAGAAGCAGGTAAAGAAATTCAAAGTAAATGCAAAGATTCTTGTAAGCAAAGTAGTAGCAAGCGCTGACTATTAAGTCGGCGTTTTTCATTTTACAACATGGGAGGACACAATGAAAAGCATCATGAGAAAAGAAATCATAGTACTATGCAAGTCTTGCAATATCAAGTTTTGCGGTACATACTGTCCAAAGTGCTTTAAGAAACATTAAAAAACAGTTTACAAACCCTTTTACTTGTGATATAATTAATTCATAAGGTAATACGAGAGGGGAAATTGAAAATGACGCCAATCAAAGTATCTTTAAGTAGACTTGATAAGATTCAATCTAATGTAGTAAAAGCAATGGGAAGAACAAAAGACAGAATTTGGTTTAACTCAATTGATATTGAAAAAGCATATCAATATGTAATAGAAGAGGCAGCATTTGTAAATAGAGATGGTGTAGTTTTTTTCATTTATGACAAAATGAGTTTAAAGAAATTTGTTCTTAAAAGAGATAACAATATTTGTAAATATTGTGGTGAAATTGGTACTACTGTCGATCATATCGTACCCAGAGCTCAAGGCGGTCTATCAACACCTAAAAATTTAACATGCGCATGTCAAAATTGCAATGTACTTAAGGGTAGTCTAGAAGTAGAAACATTTAAATTTTTACTTTTGGAATGGAAAAAGTTCCCAGGATTTAAATTTCAAACAGTGATAAAAGAATATCAACAACAATTACAAAGTATGATGGGCTAGGGGAAAACCCTAGCCTTTTCTTTTTAAAAAACAGTTTACAAACCCTTCTATTTGTGATATAATTAATTCATAAGGTAATAACGAAAGGGGAAATGGAAAATGAAGACAAAGGGAAACTACAAATTGCTTAAACTAATGGTGATGGGATTTGGGGTAATCTTTGGGGCAAATCAATATGGCAGCCTTTGGATAGAATTTAGAGCCTCTAAGAAGCTCAAGAAACAATTCCACTTCATCAATAATAACCCTAGACACCTTGCGAATAAGATGAGATTAGAGGACCACAAGTTACGTCAAGCAATCAATAAGGAAATGGAGCTCTCCTACTAAGGAGGGCTTTTTTTTGTAAAAAAACAGTTTACAACTACTCCAATGTGTGATATAATTATTCTATAAGGTAATACAAATTAAACACTGGAGGTTGGTAGGTATGAGTAAAGAACAGAACATTGAAAATCTTCAACAAGGGCATGTAATCATTTGGCAACCCTATGATAGAAGCTGGCTACCCGTGTTAAGTTTAATTGTTGATAAAACCGAAGATGGATATTACATCGACACTGATGGTTCTGTCGGTACAATCAATTGTGATCAAATCACAAGCGTTATTGGTATTACACCGGAAAGTGTAGACCTCGTGAATAGAAAAGCATAAACTTATAAAAAACAGTTTACAAACATAGTAGTATGTGATATAATTATTCTATAAGGTAATACAAATTAAAAAACATTGGAGGAATTAAACAATGGAATATTACCAATTTTGCAAAAAGCAATTTGAATACGAACTTCGTAATATGGGACTTGGTTGGATGGAGGATATCACGGAAGCTTGGTTGGAGGAAGGAAATGAAAGCTGGGAACGCATTTACAGAATCTCAACCAAGAACAAATCGGTGGACATCATTATTTTCTCCTCTCTGGATATGAGAACAAACCACGTAAGAGATAATGGTGCCGATGCGGTGCGGACAATCATCCGCTGGAAAACAAAACACGGTTTCATTTACAAACGCATTGGTAAAAATTACAGGGTTAGAAACTTATTCAGAAACCTCCAAGGAACGATTAAGGAAGCTCAATCCCAGGTATTCAATCTTAACTTCAAAGAGTTTACTCCTTCAATGGGGTAAGCTCTTTTTTTTGTGAAAAACAATCTAAAAAAAACAGTTTACAAACTCAGATGGATGTGGTATAATATATATATAAGGTAATACAAAACAAGGAGGAACAAAACGATGACAATTGACACAACATTCGAAAAAGAAGATTGGGTTAGCGGAAAAACTAGTGAAGGCGCAATGTTCCAAGGTTGGGTGGAATGTGTGAAAGCAAATGGTGCGGACATATACATTGCAAATTCCGACGATGCTAATCTTATTGGTCTAACTAGTCGTTTTAGATTTTCTCAAATGAAAAAAGTAGAAGATAACCTTCTCATTGATGAAGGTGCAATCTTGAATTTGATTGACATTGCATTGGATGAACACAATAAGGAAGAGTTTGTTGAACTAACCAAAAAACTACAAATGCTTAAAGGTAAGGTTGGAGTTCTCGCGTAAGAGAAGGGTAACACCTTCTCTTTAAAAAACAATTTACAAGTGGTACAAGTTGTGATATAATTATTCTATAAGGTAATCAAACATACATTGGAGGCAATCAAATGAAAAAAATAATCTCAACATTACTTATTGCAGGAACTCTATTAATTGGAAGTGGCATTGCACAAGCTTGTGATTGTGAAATCGCTACAATCCCGGTAGATGGAAGAGAATATGCATATACCTTCTTTACGGTTGAAGGGTTCTCCGGTGACTACGTTAAACTGAAGAGCAAGATAAACGATGAGTCTGATTATTACTACATTGGATACATAACTCCAGGTTCAGAATTGAAGGTTGGTAGAGAAGCAGTTATCCTCTACGATCAATTAGATGGTTTCAAAATCACTCAAATTCTCGAGGTAGACAATGATTAGCACCATACTTTGGATAGGGATACCCGTCTTATTGATGGGTACCTTCCTCATCTCTGCGATGCTTCGTGGTTCCAAATAAGTAAATTTACATAAAGCATATTAAGTGTGCTCAGTGGATAAAACTAGTGCTTAAATAACAATCTCAGGGAGCTGATGAAATGATACAACCGGTGTATAGAAATGACTCTGCTAGAGAATTGTACGAGCAACAAAAGAAAACACCTCTTATCAAACCTGTCGAGCAAGTAGAACGTTTGGTCAATAATGCAAACAAGAACAATCAAAAGGGTAAACACATTGATATCAAAGTATAGGAGGAAGTAATTATGGCAATTATCGTACTTCATTCAGAACTAAATTCAAAAGGTGTAGAACTGAAAATCGTAGGTGACCTCGAGGCTATGGAGCCTTGGGTACAAGAATTAATCAAGGAAGAACGCAGTGAAAATGCTACAGACGATTCAATCTTTGAAGACATGGTTGGGTTAGCGGCTTGTTTAAGCCCTGACGATGACTGGAAGGCTATTATGGCAACACTTGAGCGGAAGAAGGATGATACCTTTAAGAAGGGTCGAGTGAAGCAGTTGTACAGAGGTAACAGTTGGGCCCAAGAATGGGAAGACAGTTACGGGTATGGAGCTCCAGAAATCCGCATTAAAGTAATTGACGATACGACTGCTGAGATTCATCATGGATGGTATGTAGAAAAGTGGTAATATGTTTTTAAAAAGCCGTTTACAACGGCTTCTTTGTGTGTTATAATATATCTATAAGGTAATCACAAAGGAGGAAACAAAAATGGAAACTATGTTTAAACCGGGTCAAAGACTTAAAGTGACAGACAATACTGGTAAACCAATAAATCAAATCCAGACATTGAAAATACTTGGTATTACAAATACTCCAATCGGCCCTGAATATAAGGTTTATATTGACAATCCAGATGAACATGAGTTATTGGAGTTTGGTAAAAGCGCTCACCGTGGATTATGGTTTTTGGATGAAGCAGTAGAAGAGAAACGAATTTTCGTGGAGGTCATGGAGGGTTAACCCCCTCCTTTTTTGTTAAAAAACAGTTTACATACTCTAACAGTTGTGATATAATTAATCTATAAGGTAATACAAATTAAAAACACACTGGAGGAATTCAAATGGAATTTCAAAAGAAACAAGTAAAGATTTATTACAAAAAGCAAATGTTTAAAAAAGCATTAACTATGAATGATTATGCATTGGTCTTTGAAACTTCGGTTAGCAAGCCACCTAATCATTCCAATGAAAGCATGCTTGAAGCTTACTTTGAACTCTTCAATTGGGTGCATGAAGGATTTCAACCAAATGACCCGGAGCTTGGATTTAATCGCAATGGAGCAGATCACACATCAATGTCGGTTGGAGATATTGTAGAAATCGATGGTATTAAGTATCTATGCGCAGGCTCTGGTTGGACTGAGGTACAGATGGGAGCATAATCCCATCTTTTTTTATGTCTCGGGATAATAGGTTATATCATTATTATATCACGATGTTCACAGAGATGACACGGTGAACCCAGAGATATACAGGAATCCTAAGGATGGATATATCCTTTATCCTTTCAGAGAAACAGAGTAAAGGATATATATTACCGCGTAGAACTTGATTCACTCAGCGACACTAGAGATCAATTAAAAAACAGTTTACAAAAATAGTAGTCTGTGATATAATTATTCTATAAGGTAATACAAATACAAAGGAGGCAACAAAATGGAAACAACAAAGCGCAAATATAGGTACTTTGACATTATGGTTAATGGTCAACGCAACTACAGCTTCGATGTTCCAGCCGATGATGAAAGCAATACAAGTTACATCCAAGGTATGGCAACCATCGAGAAGATTCGCAATATCGAGGGATACGATGCAATCGAGATTTCGGCAGAGGAAGCAGCAAAAGACAAACAAAGGCTTTGGTAATTGATTAGAGGGAGAGTAAAATCTCCCTTTTGTTTTAAAAAACAGTTTACACGCTTCAACAATTGTGATATAATTAATCTATAAGGTAATACAAATACAAAGGAGGAAACAAAATGTTAAAAACTGGTATGAAACTATACGGATTTTGCGAAGGTTACTTTGGTCGAGATTCATACGGCGATAAGATAATTGAAGGTATAGGCATGGATTGGATAGTTGCTAGAGAAGAAGGAGCAACATTTGTAGTAATTGCTCAATTTGAAAACAAAGCAGAAAGAAATGAATGTGCTGAAAAATGGAGCGAACCACAAGAGGAGGAGTAATCCTTCTTTTGTTAAAAAACAGTTTACAAACACTACCAATTGTGATATAATTAATCTATAAGGTAATACAAATTAATTACACATTGGAGGAATTAAAATGGAGCAAACAAAAGTTTGGGACAAAGATGAAATCAAATCTCTACTGGCAAACAACGTGAATGCAGTACAAAGAGCAATAGTTTCTATTTGGAAGTTCCAAACGGAAGACGAGAAGCGCATTGGAGATACCAGACATCACAATGGAGTTGGATTCAATGGTGCAGATGCAGGCATCATGACTTCATTTGCAGAACAAATCAACCGTGGAAAAACTCTCACTCCAAAGCAATATACCATTGCAGCAAAGAAAATCCAAAAATACGCTGGACAACTTTGCAAAATCGCAAATGGAGAAATTACCCTCCCTGAATAGGGGAGGTTTTTTTTGTAAAGTTTTGGTTCTATTACTACTAGCATGTGAATATAATAAACTATAAAGGAAAACAAAAATTGGAGGGATTTATAAATGACAAACAATGAAAAGCTTGAAATAATTAGAGAGATTTCTGGAAGACCTGAAGCTAGTGACAAAGCTGGATACACAATAATAGCTGGTGGTGCACTCGCAGTCACTGCAATCATTGCTCCAGCAATTATCGTTACAGCCTTAGGTATTATAGGACCAGCAATGCTCGCCTTTGGTGTTGGTGGTACTGGCATTTTATTAGCCAAGAATCTCTTGAAAAAGGACAAGCAAAAGAAAAAGGTGGGGGCGTAAGCTCCCTTTTTTTCTGTCAACTTCCTTTAAAAGTTTTAGTTCTAACCCTAACAAAATGTGAATATAATAAACTATAAAGGAAAACAAAAAACAACTCATTGGAGGGATTCGATGAAACAAGTAGTGATTGGAATGAAAGACGGTAAACCATATGTGGTGGCAGCTCCTAAAAACGTTGAAGTTGTTTTCAAGGCTGAAAAGAAAGCAACTTTTAAAAAACGTTTCAAAACTATGGTTTACATTCTCAAAACTAGGTGGAGCCAATAGGCTCCCCTTTTTTTGTTTTTAAAAACAGTTTACAAGAGGAAGAAATCATGATATAATAAATATATAAGGTAATACAAGTTAAACTAACTCATTGGAGGGAATTATATGGATTCATACGTTTGCCATTGTAATTTAGAAGCATTTGACGGGGTCTCAAATCTCAAATCAAAACCAACTGAATATGTAGAAGCTGCAACAGACGAATTCGATGCAAACCGTCAAGCAAAGGAACAACTTAAAACCAAGTATGAAGCAAGAGGTTGCTCCAGTGTACAAGTTGTGGTTGTCTTAACACGGAAGGCTTCATAATAATTTTTAAAAAATGTTTACATAATGAGACAAACTTGATATAATAATGTTATAACAATAAAATGACGAAGGGAGAGTACCGGATGACATGGGACACACTAAACCTATCGAAATCACGCAGTACTTCAGTTTACGCAATCATACTTCAAGCAACATAGAGGACATCAGGGATTACATGCGCAATCGCAACATGAGAGACTTACAATTATCTAGCATGGAGCCAACACTAAAATTTCAAATCGTTAATCATGCATTCCCTCGTTGGAACACCAGGGTCGGCCCTGTCATCAATGACATAAGCAGATTGGCAGAAACTATCAGTGTTGCTCACGCACAACGTCGTGTCAAGTTATATTACAAGCAATGCATTGGTGTTATTGATGATGACATTCTATTTACGTTCGAAACAAAAGGCAAGAAAGATACAATCATCATCACAACATTTTATGGACGCGTAAGTTTTGTACCATACCTTGCGGATTTCGAAATGTTTCGTAAGTACAACAAAAAAAGCAACGACACAGTTAGGTTAGAACAACCGATTGAAGAGCTTAACAAGCAATCTCTGGTAATTCAGAAAGAAATTATGCATTTCCAAGGTGATTATCAAAAATATGTACTTGAGAAGTTTGAGTCACGCGAAGGTGAAATGATTTACATCACAGTAACGGAAGGTCCGCATGTTGGGACAATTGTAGAGATCAATCCTAATGATGTAAACGCAGATATTGTAATTAACAAGCGTTGTTTGGGTGCGCTCAAAGAGATTGGATATGAATTCTATGTTGAACAATACATTGAAGCAAGTTTAGTAAAGAAAGCTCTTGTAAGAGGAGCTTAAAAAACAGTTTACAAAGGCCATTATACACGATATAATTAATCTATAAGGTAATACAAAAAACTTTGGAGGAGATACGATGGCAATTAAGATTACAGCTACAACTGTAGAAGAATTTCAACGAATTGAAAAGCAAATCAAGCTCATTAACAACGAAGAACTAATTAAGAAATTCGGTAGAGCTGATGCTTCCATTATTGGTTTTTTAACACTTCATCCGGTTGACTTTATGTCAAACAATAAGCTGTATTTCCCAAAAACAGTATCTATCAATCGTGTTGAGTTTAGTTCTTCAGAACAACCAAGATTAGGCCATGCAGCTGGAGAAATGGAAACGATTTACAACGTTCGTATTTGGACCAAGATAACTCCTGAGAATTTGAATAATGAAGACGACGGACCGTTTGAAGCAGTATTTAATGCTTGTTCCAAACAACCGGTATTTGAAATATCCGCTCGATAGAGAGAGAAATCTCTCTTTTTTATTTAAAAACAGTTTACAAATACTACTCCATGTGATATAATTAATCTATAAGGTAATACAAATTAAAAACACTGGAGGAATGAAAATGATTGGAAATGTTCCGGTTATGGAAGAAATTGATGGTGTTAAAGTAGTTAACATTTGTAGACTCATTGAAGTATTGTTTCCGGTACGTTCTTGGAACAACCCAACATACAAGGAGGAAGGAGCTAAGTTGAGAGAATGGTTAACCGCTAACGATGCAGCATATTACGCTGATGTCAAGGAAGACTTCTTTATTTGGCGCGGGGTTGATCTTGCTAAGAAGGAAGGCAAAACCATAGTTGTAGTAGAGAACCTCTCCTAACGGAGGGGTTTTTTCATGTTAAAAAAACAGTTTACAAATACTATTCCATGTGATATAATATATCTATAAGGTAATACAAATTAAAAAATGCTGGAGGGATTCACTTGGAAAATGAAATTATTCAATCGGTTGAGTTTGAACCCACATTCAAATGGGCAGGAAATGTTGCTCAATACGCGGTACATGCTATCACTGCAAGTGGCAAGGAAAAACTGTTCTCATTCTACACAGATGAAAAGAGTTACCACCACAATCAATCTCAGTTTGTTGGGATGACAGTCGGTCAGGCAAGAGAGAAATTTTTCAAGGATGATGTAGCTTATCTTCGCAGTTAAGAGACCTTTGGGTCTCTATTTTTTTGTTAAAAAACAGTTTACAAACATAATAGTCTGTGATATAATTAATCTATAAGGTAATACGGAAGGGGAGAATGAAATGAATAGTTTAAAAGTTAAGAAGAAATTGAAAGAAATAGTTTGTGATGATTGTCATGGCGATGGAGAAAGAGAAGTTCCGGATGAATGGTGTGGTACGTATCGCGAGAATTGCACGACGTGTAACACAAAAGGAACGATTATAGTATATAAAGGAATGCAAGTAATTGACACCATGGAGGTCAGGATAGAGGAGGAGGATTAACTCCTCTCCTCTTTAAAAAACAGTTTACATACTCATAAGATTGTGATATAATTAATCTATAAGGAGGAATGCTAAATGAAAAAATATCAAATGAGTATTAATTTTACTCCTGAATTCGTAGCATTCATTATCTACTTAATAATAAGTCGTTAAAAAAGATTTTAAAAAAACAGTTTACAAGTACTAAGAAATGTGATATAATTAATCTATAAGGTAAGGAAAACAAATTTAAAAAAACATTGGAGGAATTCAAATGAAAAACGTATCCATCGAAACTAATTACAATGTTCTTAAAGAAATTGGTAAGTTATTTGAACTCAAGGTTAATGGAATTAAGGCAGCAATCCTGATAGATCAAATCAATGAAAGGATTGATGAAATGAATTCCCAACCAAAAGCAAAAGGTGGAAAATGGTTTGAAAATGAAACTCCGGCTTTCAATGAAAATGATTTGGTAATTGTAAAATCCGGATGGGCAACTGGACGCCAGGCATTAATTGTTAAGCCTTCGGCAAAGAAAAATGCTTTCAAGGCTCAACTCTTTAATCCTAAGTCGGGGACACCACAAGGCACACTGGTTGGTTTGGATGAAGTGGATATTGAATTATATGTTCCACAATTTCCAGTCCTTGCACAAACACCAGAAGTAATCTAATCTTTAAAAGGAGAACCCAAAAGGTTCTCCTTTTTTGATGTTAAAAAACAGTTTACAAATACGTAAGAACGTGGTATAATTATCTTATAAGGTAATAACGAAGGAGGAAACAAAATGCAAATTGAAGTAGATAACAAATCCATGGCTAAGTCACTTATGAAATTCATGATTGAAAGCATCCTAACTCCGGAAGAAAGAAAGAACATTTTCCATGTGCCCCTCTGGTTAACGGTAAAAGATGATGTGGTATATTATGAATGGTCTGATGAGAATGAACCACACGAGGTAACTCGTAACCCAGATGCGGTAACCATTGCCAAGACGGTATTGTTACTTTGGGACAAACATTAAAGGAGAGGAAATCCTCTCTTTTTAAAAAAACAGTTTACAAATTGTACAAGCTGTGATATAATTAATCTATAAGGTAATACAAAACGTAGAGGAGCTGGATTCAATGCAAACTACACACCAACGAGTAATGTTCTTTATCGGTCTTATCAAAGGACACAAAAATGGAAATGGTCATGATGCTCACCAGGTCTTAGAGCAAGTCTACTCTCGTGGTAATTGTTACATGTTTGCAAGGACTCTTCAATTTGTCTTCCCAGAAGGAGAGATTCTTTCAACGCCTCTCTTCGGCGCCCACGTGGTAACGAAAATTGATGATCGTTATTACGACATCTCTGGTGAGGTTTTAGAGGAAAACCGCTTTTGTAGGTTGAGTAGTCTCTATCCTCTCTCTGAGGAAGAACATAAAATTGCTCAGACTTGGTGTTACTCACATGCATTGGAACGCTGCATTGGATTACTTGACGACAGTGGAAACAACATCAGAAGACTTGATTCACTTGAGTTCGATGAGAACAGAAACGCTTTTGCTCTTCCAAAAGAAGAGACGCAGGAAGAATTACAACAAGTAGTTTAAAAAAACAGTTTACATACTCCAGTGTTTGTGATATAATTAATCTATAAGGTAATACAAACACACAAACACTGGAGGAATTCAAATGGAAGAAAAAATCAAAATGCTTAAGCAACTAGCACTGGATAATTACAATAACGGTGGAGACGGTATGGTAGAATGTTGGGACAACGAAGATTATGAGCAATTCATTACTCGTTGCGAAGAACAAGGCAAGGACATCAAGGAGACAGCATTAAAAGATATGGGAGTTTATGATAGTCACCGTAAAGATATCGAAGCAACAGCATTTTAAGAGAGGGGAAACCCTCTCTTTTTTTATGTTAAAAAATAGTTTACAAAGCGCTAAGCTTGTGATATAATTAATCTATAAGGTAATACAAAGGAGGAAACAAAATGGCAAAGAATAATGGAGTGAACGGATACACGGGCTTCAAACTTATGAACTTAGTAACTGGCAAAGAGGAACAATGCCCGTACATCAAAGGTTGGAATAATGTTGATAGCGAAAACAAAGCTATCAGAGAGCAAATGGAATTAACCGGGCAATCAAGAAGTGACTTTATCGTTTCAGGATTAATCAAAGCCTAACCAACAGGGAGGGGAAACCCTCTCTCTTTTTAAAAAAACAGTTTACAAAATCAAAAGTCTGTGATATAATTAATCTATAAGGTAAACGAGGAGGAGATAGGATGGAAACAAATTATGAACAACAAGCCTTATTTTACGCTGAGAAGTATGGAATCATTGAGTACTTGGTAAGAGGAAGTAAGATGATATATCGTGAAAATTTTCCAATTGAAGGTAGTCAATACAAGGTAACTGTTAATTTAAAAACAGGTACACAATCTCGTGTAAAGTATAAGAAAAAAGTTCCTACGTACATTACGAGTAGAAAATAGTTGCAAAGGAGAGAGTAAAATCTCTTCTTTCTTTTTTTAAAAAACAGTTTACATAATCAAAAGTCTGTGATATAATAAATCTATAAGGTAATACAAACAAAAACGCATTGGAGGAACTAAATGAAAAATCAAATTCACCCAGAAACAGGTCTTACGCACTCACAAATGATGTCCCGTAGGAATTCATTATTCCACGAGCTTTCATCACCACGCCTTTCCACCGAGGAAAGAACAAAAATGCAAGCGGAGTATCGAAAATTGCTTTCAATTACAGCAAGTACAAGACCAGCCTAATGGCTGGTCCTTTTTTTATAAACTAATATGGTAATTATGAAGGGAGAAGATTAAAATGACAACTTTTGTGCAAGACCTATTGAATGGTAGAGCTGGTTTGGTGGACCTTGAAGTTTACGTTAATGCATGGAGATGTGGGTGTTCACCACTTTCACTTCAAGATTTCCTTGGATTTACATGGGCAGAATTTCAAACATACCTCTCTGAAAATAGAGGAATGATTAACGCAATGCTAGTTCAAAAGTTAAGATAGTTTAAAAAAACAGTTTACAAATGCTATCCTTTGTGGTATAATTATCTTATAAGGTAATAACAAAGGAGGAACAAACAAATGGACGCAGTAGAAATCATTGATAATCTCTTCTCAACTAACCAATATCAAACATACAAACTCCTGGAAGACAAGTTGATTCAACTTAGAAATGAATTCAAAAGCAGAATGCTAGAGGATGAAGTAAGACGAGTTTTTCACTCCCAAGGAATAGTAGCAAAATACATAAGAAACAGAGTATTCCAAGTTAATCAAATTGGTCTTAATCAATTCCTAAATGATTATGGTTTACTTGTTAATACAGCTAAATTTGAAACAAATGAAAAACTCGATAAGTTCAAAAATGAACAAACATACCACCTTCGAATTAATGCAAAACTTCCATCCTATGAATATGATTTCTCAAATTTGGATGAAAGCGAATTGACAAAAGAATGGAACAAAGCACACGATGAATACAAAGCACTAGATTACATCGTAAGCAAGGCGAAGAAGAAAATAGCAAAATGTTCAAAACTCAAAAAAGAAATGAAACTCAAGTTCTCTAATGGTTCTCTTTCACTAGCAAAGAATAGGGTATCCTACAATATACAAGCAATCGCAGAAGAATTTGGGATTGATTACATCATCCAAAATGCCAAAACTTCCTCAGAAAAGATTGATTTGTATATTGAACAAGGATTTATCATAGAAAAGGATTTAGATCAATTCAGAACACTAATGGATATCAATTTAAAGTTCACTGTAATGAAACTAAGTGATGAGCAGGTCATCTACGACATACTTAAAAGGAAACAAATAAGAGCATATAATAATCGACAACTGGATGTCATTTAGACACCCAGTTTTTTTATGTTAATCTCAGATTAATGAGGTAATATATATCCTTTACCTATCAGAACTTGATTCACTAGAAATCACCTGAGATCAATTAAAAAACAGTTTACAAATTCAAAAGCATGTGATATAATTAATCTATAAGGAAGAACAAAGGAGGAAATACAAATGGGTATGGATTATCAAATCAATCAGGAAGTTGATTATGCAGGCAAAAAAGGAATCATCAAACAGGTATATGGAGATGGGTGGCTTCAAATTGAAGTTTGCGGAAAATTGAAGGACGTATTTTATGATGAGATAATCGCTAAACCTTTGGAGCAAATTAAACTCTTTGGCCGGCCAACATATGTAATTCCAGGTACTATTTCAAATTCCATTATTCAAAGAAGGAATGGCGGAATTCGACACCAATTCCAAAATTCAATTGGTGGAGATTCTTCAAATTACCGGTAAAGGGAGCTCACCCTCCCTTTTTTATTTTTAAAAAACAGTTTACAAATTCAAAAGCATGTGATATAATAATTCTATAAGGTAATACAAAAACAAAGGAGAGTGTTCGATATGTTTAAAAAATTATTGTTATCCAAAATATTTATTGTCGCAATTACAACTCTATGCTTTTCTACAAATACTCTTGCAGCTGAATATACTAAAGAAACAGATAAAACGGATGATGTTCAATCAGTTTCAGTAGTAAAAATCAATAGATGCTATCAGATTGAAAAAGATCGTTTTTGTGCTTATGGTACCGGAGTAATTGTTGATGATAATCATTTGATAACAAATTATCATGTTGCTCACGGCTTGAAGAAAAACGCTACTAACATAACATTAACTTTTGACTTGCTGGTGGAAACGCCGTGGAAAAAAGGTGATTTCACTTACAAGGAAAAGATTGCTTTGACAAACGCGTATGATGATGAAGAACATGATTTATCTGTTCTTAAATTTGATACACAATTCAAATTTTTTCAGTACGACCTTGATTTTAAAGATAGAATCAAAATATTACCAATAGCTGATAAAAATCTATCTGTTTGTGATAAGGTTACAATCAAGGGCTTTCCAAGTGGTGTATTTGGCATAAGTGAAGGCGAAGTTACAGAAATGTATAGAGGTTCTTATTTTGCGGGTAAAGAGGATATTGTAAGATATTCTCACCGCTTGACAAACAAGGTAGAAAAAGGAAGTTCTGGTAGTCCAGTATTAAATGAAAATAATGAAATAGTAGCAATAGCTAATGCTTCTACTAAAGAATGGACAGCAATTGTTCTTGATATCTCCCACATTAAAGATGCTATTGCACATATTGAAAAGTAAGGGAGATGATTCTCCCTTTTTTTATGTTAAAAAACAGTTTACAAAATCATAAGTTTGTGATATAATAAATCTATAAGGAAGAACAAAGGAGGAAACAAAATGAAGATTGAAATAACCAAAGCAAGTGGCGAATTCTGGTACTCCGATTGTATTGGCGAGAAGTTCGTTGTTCTTGGTGAAATAGACGGAGATTACTATGTTGGCGAAGGTCCATCTCTTTTGGTTGATAAGGATGATTGTAAAATTGTAAAGGATCAAAACTAAAAACACATTGGAGGAATTAAAATGAAAACATACCAAGCAGAAATATCGTACCGTTATATCCAACCAATTGGTCCTGGAAAAGTGATTGACCGCAACGATGTATGGACAAGTACACGGAAGTATGCAACACGTGAGGAAGCGCAAGCTGTTCTTGATAAAGACGTAGCAAGTATCTCCAAGCAGTATGAAGTTTATTATGGTAAGGTAATTGAAGGTGAGCAAGACGACACCCTAGTGATGGAAGGTTTGGTTGGAGACAACGGGTGTGATTACGAGGACTATGCTTTGATTTTGATTGACGAGCAAGGTCCGGGATACAGTAAGTTGATTGAGAATGAGATAGGAAGCGCTTACAAAGGAAGACGAGTACGAATCACGGTGGAGTTGATTGACTAGCCCATCGTTTTTTTCTGTGTTCATCAGTTTAATCGGTAATATATATCCTTTACCCTAAAATCTTTCATTCACGAGAAATCACTAGAGAATTTTAAAAAACAGTTTACACATTCAAAAGTTTGTGATATAATTATTCTATAAGGTAATACAAAAACAAAGGAGGAAACAAAATGCTAAACACAGAAAAACTCACAGAACTAAAGTTAATGATGAAAGAAAGACCGGCAAAGAGAATAAGATTAACAGAAAAACTTGGACGCCCTTACCAGTTCAAAGGTCAACCATTCCCGGCAGCATATCGCGGTAAGAACTTCATATCATTTCTTGACATGAAAAGACTTTCAAAACTGGTGCACCAAGTATACATACGAAGAACAGCATAAAAACTTTTAAAAAAACAGTTTACAAGTACTAAGACTTGTGATATAATTATTCTATAAGGTAATACAAATTAAAAAACATTGGAGGAATTAAAATGAAAAAACTTACAAACGAAACAAACTACAAGGTAGCTCAAGAAATTGGTAAACTCTTTGACCTCAAGGTGGTTGGAGTTAAAGCAGAAACTCTTATTACTCAAATCAATGAAGCAATTGATAAAATGGCTGCCACCCAAGCTCCAAAAGCTGGCAAATGGTATGAAGTTGAAACACCAGCATTCAAGGAAGGCGATATCGTAAATGTGGTAAGCGGTTGGGCTACAGGACGTCAGGTCCAAATCGTTAAGCCCTCAGCTAAACGAAACGCCTTTAAAGGTAAACTATTCAATCCAAAAACTGGTGAAACACAGGACACTCTGGTTGGCGTAGATGAAATCGATATCGAACTCTACACACCACAATACCCAGCAGTTATTGACCAGGCTATCTAAGCCTGGTTTTTTTTATGTTAAAAAACAGTTTACAAGACCCAACAATTGTGATATAATTATTCTATAAGGTAATACAAATTAAAAAACATTGGAGGAAAACAAAATGATATTTGACCAAAATGTAGAGAACAAAGAAGTAATAGCGCATCTTGAACAGGCAATAGGTGTATTAGACGATTTATCCGGTACTCCAAACGATCTCCGAATTTTTGGAAAAATCAATTCCGAACAAGGATATGAACTTGCAATGGAAGCAATTGAACTACTTGATAAGATAGTTAAACTCATCAAGTTAAATACCAAATGAGAGGGGTAACACCCTCTTTTTTAAAAAACAGTTTACATAATCAAAAGTTTGTGATATAATTATCTTATAAGGTAATACAAAAACAAAGGAGGAATAAACAATGAAAGAACCAAAGATTTTCACAATCATCAAACATCGTAGAGGACAAACAACGGAGATTGCTAGAACTTTAGAAGAATTTATTAAATATTTTGGTTACACTCTTGAAGTCGGGAAATCATGGCAACATGAAAAAGGTAATAAGAAAATTAACTTAGAACCTAAAACAATTAAATCATTGGTATCAAATCTCAATAATGCTGTAACAAACGCAGCAGCAAATGGCTATTCAGATACTTGGTATGAATTAAAGGTAGAGGGGTAACACCCTCTCTTTTCTTTTAAAAAACAATTTACAAACCCAAACGATTGTGATATAATTAATCTATAAGGTAATAACGAAGGAGGAAATAACAATGAACCAAGAACTTCGAGATTTTGTAATAAGGTGCTACAAAATAGAGTTGAAATGGATGTACCACTATGAAGTTGACGACGATATGTTTGGTGTAGAAACCGACAGATACCAGTGGTGTAGCAAAATGCTTGACGGATTGCCAGTTGAAATGGCAATTGAGTACTTTGAAAAGCACTATCCGAAAGATGAAGTACGTTTTATAGAAAGGCTCAAAGAATTAGCAAGATGAAAGTACGAGAGGGAGAAATCCCTCTCCTTTTTTTGTCTTAAAAAACAGTTTACAAATTCAAAAGTTTGTGATATAATTATTCTATAAGGTAATCACAAAGGAGGAACAAAATGAAAATTCAAATCGTTTACCCAAATTGCTTAGACATACTTGAATTCGATGATTTGCTCGAAGCATTAGGACATGTGGTGAAGATGGGACAACAAGGTAACTTCATGATCAAACCATCACCAAATGAACTATGGCAAGATGGAGCCAAGATGTTCAGGAACTTCCAACGTATGTTTGCACCAATTGAGGAGAGCTAACGCTCTCCTTTTTTTGTTTTAAAAAGCTGTTTACAAACCCTAACAATTGTGTTATAATTAATCTATAAGGTAATCAAAGGAGGAAACAAAATGAGTCAATTAACTGATGAGCAACTTAAAGAGGTAGTAGATGCGATATATAATGCAATACCTGATAGACATCATAGTCTTGCTTATTTCGGCGCTGCAATAGAAGATAATGGTTTAGAACATCTCTTTACTGAAGAAGAGATGGACGCATTCCATGATTGCCAACTCACTTATCAAGCCGAAGAGAAAGAAGAGAACGACGAGGATGATGATTGCGAAGATGGAGATGATTGTGATTGCGAAGTAGAAGAAGAGGAAGAGGAAGATGTAACTTATGAAGTGCAGAGAAGTTACCCGTGGTCAAGTGGAAGCTGGTTAGAAGGTGAAGACACACTTGAGGATAATCTTAGAGAAGAAGTAGAACGAGTGGTCAAAATTGTCATAGCGGATGAAGAGGAAGAAGATGACGATGACGATGATTGTGATGATGGTTGTCGATGTGATAGTTGTTTAGGGGAGGAGAGCTAACCCTCTCCTTTTTTGTTGTTAAAAAACAGTTTACAAGTTCTATAATCTGTGATATAATTATCTTATAAGGTAATCAAAGGAGGAAGAACAATGGCACATTATGAATGCAGATTCTGCGATAGACCATCTCCATATTGCGGACCTCACAAAGTAGATGGCGATTTAATTTGTATGTGCGGAGCTGAATGGGAAGGCGCCAAGCTCCTCGTTGAGGATGACAAGTTTGAAGAAGAAGATGACTTCATGCATGATGAACCCAGTGATTGGGAAAACAACGAAGAAGAACTAGAAGCAACGTATGATGACTTGCATGAAGATGATAGATTGTTATCTTGCGGATGTCATCCATGTTGTTGTGATTGTCACTTGGACGAAATAGAGGAAGACGAGGAGGACTAAAAATACTCCTCTCTTCTTTTTAAAAAACAGTTTACAACTCTCAACAACTGTGATATAATTAATCTATAAGGTAATCAAAGGAGGAATACAAATGAAAATGACATACGAACAGTATGTATTGTTGGTTACCAGTCTTGATAGCGCAACACAAGAAGAACTGAACTTCTTTATGCGTGTTGAATCTATTGGAGACCACGTGTTCTACTACATGAAAGAAGAAGGCATGACAATTGAAGAAGCTGAAATCAAGGCAAAGGAAGCAAACGAGGCGACAGACAATGAGATGGAACTAGCAATAACTGGAGTTAAAGAACAAATATCTCGCTTCAAAGAATGTGAAGAGAAAGGACACAATTTCGAAGCAGAAGATGTTAACGGACCAAGCCGTGGATATATGGGAGTTGTTTGCGGACGCTGCGGATTCGGAACAGGAAGTGGGCTTTACTAAGAGAGCTAACGCTCTCTTTTTTATTTGTCACCAGATTGAATCAGAAATCAGGATAATATATATCCTTATCCTTCCTTTTATGATTCACGAGATATGACAGAGTATTCTTAAAAAACAGTTTACATGATTGATTAACCATGATATAATTATCTTATAAGGTAATCAAAGGAGGAACAACAATGAAGAGCCAAGGTGATTATGCATTATACTACTCAATCAATGGATTAGAGAAGATGATTAAGGAACGCAAGGAAAACATTGAACGGAAGAAAGCGGAACGCGAAGATGTCGGACAAAGCTGGACCCCATTGCACATTGAGAATCATCGCCAAGCTCTCAACGAAGAGATTACAATGATTGAAATGGATTTACATGAAATGGAAGAAGCATTGGAAATGAAACGGAGGATTGCAACAATATGAGCAGAACAGACGGACTAAAACTCTCTCCTGAGGAGAGACTAGAATTCCAAGGACAATTGGAAACTCTATGTGCTAAATTCGGAGTTATCCTAGAAGCCGATGTCTATTGTGATGAACCCTTCCTCAAGATTACAGACGAGGAAGGTAACTGGAACTCAGCGTGCATGGACCCAGTCACAGGTAAGATAGACATTCATAAGAACGACATGTGGGAGCTGTAATTTAGCTCCCTTTCCTCTTTTAAAAAACAGTTTACATAATCAAAAGTCTGTGATATAATTAATCTATAAGGTAATCCAATACAAAAACACTGGAGGAATTCAAATGAGACAAATCAGAACAATTCAATGTCGTTACTGCGACGAGAACGAAGTAAAACTTACATCAGCCTGGGCAAACAAATGCGCATGCGGAGTTGAATACAACGGAGCTGGGCAAGCACTTGCACCACGCTCCCAATGGGGAGAAGAGACTGGTGAAACATTCTATGAGGGAGAGGAGTAATCCTCCCCTCTCCTCAAAGGAGGAACGGTCATGGACATTATTAAATGGTTCGGTATTGGATTAATAATCTATTTAGTATTCTACTTTAGAAAGAAGCGGTGAAGAGATACGATGAATCATTCAGACATGAAGCCATGTAAGGTTGGCGAAGTACTTCGTATGTATGACAGCATTCAGAAACAAATTGAACAAACTTCTGATATGATTGGACGCGCTGCTCTAGCAGGAGAAGATACAATCGAGTTAGCAAAGGGACTTGGAGAACTGCAAGAAATGCGGAATCAATTTTTACGTAGAACTGTATGGACGGAGGAGAAACTAGTATGAGTACATTTGTTCAAGACTATATTGACGGCAACGCAGAACTTAAAGACGTAGATGATTACGTTGATAACTGGCATGACGATGCAGATGAAGAAAGAACTCTGCAAGAATTCCTTGGCTTTACTGAAGAAGAGTACAACCTCTTCATTCAACCGGACCGCACATCATATCAAGACATGATGAGACGCAAAAGACTGAAGGGAGTCAACTGACTCTCTTTTTTGCTGTTTAAAAAACAGTTTACACAATCAAACAATTATGATATAATTAATCTATAAGGTAATCAAAGGAGGGAATCAAATGAATAACTATTTCAAGGAATTAAAAAGCAAACGGAGAATATTCCATGTAGGTTCAACGGGATTAGAAATCATCATCAACCCAGATAGAGATACGGACTTACCAAAGATGAACAAGGAAGAAAGAAAAGATTACAACACACAATTGAAAATTGAAAACCTATTGGCAAAATCTGTTGACAACAGAGAAGACTTCAATCGCCTAATGGGAATCCCTTATGCAATTGGATTAAATGCCAATGAAGTTTTCTCTGAAATCATAGAGGAGAAACTAAAACCTCATGATGCTAAGGCAAAGCTATTGGATTTGGAAAGATACCACGCATTATTATGGAGGGGGTAATCCCTCCTCTCTTCTTTTAAAAAACAGTTTACAACTCTTAACAATTGTGATATAATTAATCTATAAGGTAATCAAAGGAGGCAACACAATGAAATCATGTAACGGGATTAACTTCAAACGTACGAAGGACTGCAACAAGATTGATTATATCAAACACAATGCTAACGGCACTTCAATGATAATCAAACCAGCTAAGTTTGGTAACATCGACATTACTGAATTCCGTAGCGGACAAGAAGGCGGAGACTTCGATACTATCTCATTGGATTTAAGAGATGAGAACAAGTTCAAAACTATCTTTGCTCCAGGTGAGTTCCTTGAAATCATTCCACAATACGAGTATAAAGAAGAGTTTCATGAAATGTGTCGGTTCTATGTTGGGTACGATAAAGACTCCGACTTAATTGAAAGTAGAGTTGAAAGAGTCGATGAGCTTTGTAAAAGCGAAGACCTAGTGTTCGGCGTTCGTGGTGGTTCATGGTGCTTCCAATTCTAGAGGAGAGCTTAATTGCTCTCCTTTCTTCATTTAAAAAACAGTTTACACAAGCAAACAATTGTGATATAATAAATCTATAAGGTAATAATGAAGGGGGAAACAAAATGGCAATGTTTAGTGTCGATGTAAAGGACTGGATAGAGTATGGAAAGACTGGCGCAGTAAATCAAAAGGTAGTAAACTACATACAACAGAATCCGGACAAACTATTCGACCCGGAACAAAATCTCTATCCTAGAGGCTGGCAATATGTATCACACGTAATCAATAACTTTCCAATTGAAACGCTAAAGAATGAAGTTGAAAATGTAAAGGATTACTTTCGAGATGCTATTGGAAATGAAGCAGAACCATTCATTGAATTTCTCTTTAAGGAGGAGGGAGCATAGGCTCTCTCTTTTTTATTTAAAAACAGTTTACAACTCAACTCCTTTGTGATATAATTATTCTATAAGGTAGTACAAAGGAGGAAACAAAATGGATGATAACAGACTTAAGTATTTCCGAAATGAAATAAGAGCAGAAGCTGACAGACAATGGGATAACTTTACTGACGAAATGGTAGATGAAGTAGTTAAACGAATTCTGAATGACTATGATGTAGCAGACCTGAACGACAGAGACTTCGATGCATTCATTGACTCAGGTTGTATTGAATCTATCGTAGAACTCGTCGGAATCGATATGATGTAAGAGAATTGGGGAGAATCTTAGGGTTTTCCCCAGACTTCTCAAAAGCTTTGGCCTCGCGATAGAAAACCTGAGGACAGAACCAGAAGTCTTGACAACCGATTGAACCGTCTAGCAGTCTAAACAAATTTTAAACAAACCGTTTACAAAAGAACGTTAATGTGATATAATATATATATAAGGTAATACGGCGGCAGCGGTATACCTATCAGCTGTAAAAGTGCCTAGAAAGGTCCCAGAGGGCCTCTAGAGGGTGGGCAGATACCCGCTAAATCACGGGTAAAATTTAAGGTGTTTTTCTGGAGTTGTTGGTACTAAACAAAGTATTAGTAGAGTAACGGGAGAGGGCAGTGAGGGCAATGGATATGAAGCGATTATGGGCTATTGGGCTGTTTTGGTTGGCAATGTTGGCAGGCATAATGGGCATATTTGTAGGATTTGTAATGTTTATGAGTAAGGCATTAGGGCAGTAAAAAATTTCTAGAGAAAAAATTAAGCAAAAATAGGATTGGACATAAGGGTTGTTAAAAAATTTCTGGAAAAAAATTGAAGGCAAAAAGTTGACAGTAAAATACGCTGACACTTGGGGGGATAAGATGGCAACCACGAAGGAAATACAGGAGTTACAACAAGAAGTATTAGACTATTTGAACAAAAAGTACAAGTGTGAAATATGTGGAAAGAAGCATTTGATGCCAACTAACATATACAAACTATGCGAAAATTGTTACATAAAAGCAACATTCGACATAGAGAAGTTAATATGGCAAGGGGAGGTTGTGGAGATTAGCGAGTATATCGAATATAAGAAAATAGCTAACGAATTAGGGAGGGAATGGTAGGTGACAGTTCGCGGAGGGTTAGGGAATAAAACGTGGTGGGAATTTGTAGCAATGAACGCACATTATTATAAGATAAGATGTGAGTTATGCAGTAAGGAGTATGATGAGAGAAATGGACATAAACTGTGTACGAGCTGTTACATAAAAGCGACATTCGACATAGAGGAGTTAGTGTGGCAAGGGGAAGCACTGGGGATTAGGGAGTACATAGAATATAAAAAATTAGCAAACGCACTTGGGAGTTGTTAGTATGAAAATAACATTTAGCGGAAAAGTAGAAATGGTTCATAATATGTGTGTATTTTGCGAAAAAAGAGCAATTGTGGTAATAAACCTTGATTTATGTTTGGTTTGTACAACTAAATGTCAAATAGAATGTAAAAGTTTAAGAGCTGAAGGTGCGGAGGTTGATTTTGAAGAATATATTGAAAATAAAAAATTAGCTAATATGTTAGGGAGTTGCTAGTATGAAAATAGATCTGACTGGCTATACGATAAAAACAATTGACGGTTGTTGTCAATTATGTGGGTACATGTTGGTAGATGATTTAGATTTAGAGTTATGCAAAAAATGTAAGAAAAAGTGTGAAGAAGAATTTAGAAATTCGATCGCCGGCGATGGGTATGGTCTAGAAGAATATGTTGAAGGTAAAAAACTAATAAGACAATTGGCGAGGTCGTAAAATGGAATTAGACAATTTCTTTCAAAAACTAAAGGCTAAAAAGATAAGAAATAAGAAACGCCAACTACTTGGAAATTGTAAGACATGCGGTGGATTGGCAAATTCAAATGCAAAGGCGTACATGGAGTGTAAAACATGTACGAGTTGTTATAAAAATATCAAATTTGAATTGGAAAAAGCACAAGTTGATATGACGGTTTTAGATGTAGTAGATGCAATAGATACAATGAATGAATTAGCAGAATAAATACAATTGGCGGGTGAGGAAAATGTTAAAACGCATTAGAAATGCGATAGTGGATTGGAAGGAAAAACGACGAGTCGAAAAGGAAGTTCATAAGAAAATTGAAAGAATCTTAACGGATAAAATGATAGAGCATCTGCAAAGTGCAGTTCCACCAGAATGCAAAACGTGCAGGTGCTTAGTTGGATTCCGCGATAAGAAAAGCTATAAGCTCAATAAAATTTGTCGCGACTGCTACGCAGAGCTGGAGAATGTAATAGCGACAAATCCGCGGTATAGTGATAGCACGATACAGGATTTGGTGGACGCCATTGAAGTTATGAATGAAATGTCTGGTGCGGAAGGTAGGTCGATAGAAGCAAAATGATTGATAAAAAGAAAAATATAGAAGAATTAAATAAAATTATGGAAAAAGCGTTTGATTGTAAGATATGCAAAAAATTTTCAAAATACGATTGGGGAATACGAGAAAAGAAAATCTGCATAACATGTCAAGAAAATGCTTTAGCAGCTTGGTATGAAGCATGTGCAGAGAATAGAGAATTGTTGGATTACGATGAATTCATGGATGCTTATATTGCAACTGAGGAATTGGGTGAATCATAATGTATGCTTGTACATGTAGAAATTGCAATATAAGATTTGTATGGGGATTGCGTTGTAAAAGCCAATTGGCAATGAGTTTATGCGAGCCATGTTTTGCAGAAATAAGAGCAGCATGGTATAAAAATGATATTGACGATAGGACTAACATTTTTGAATTTATAGATGCATACATCGTAATGAGGGAGATTTCAAATGAATGAATCCGATGGCAAATGGTATGCGTATAGTTGTCAATGTTGCACGACAGCATTTATATCGAGTTTGGCTGGTGATCACACAACGACAACAGTATGTTCTGAATGTCTAGAGGAAATATTTAAGGAATGGGAAAAGGTAACAAACATAAGTCTGAAGGATTTTACGGATGCATATGTTGTAGCTGAGGAGCTGAAGAAAAGTGCAAATGAAATTAAATGACCCATGTGAAAGTTTTTCAAGGGAAGAGGAATATATACGGTGTATTTTGGGTTCAAAACCAATAGATTTTACAAATATAAAGCTATGGGATGAGGCTAATATGTGTAAGCTATGTAAATGGCATAATAAAACGTCGCATGATGGTATAACTTGTGAGAAATGTAGGGATAAGGCTTTAGGAGAAGCTATGGATTTAGGGATTCATATTGATGATTACATTGATGGATTGATTGTAGCAAAGGAATTATCAGAAGACAACGAATTACCGGGATACAAAATTAATCTTACAATAAAGAAAAATAAAGGACCACTTGCTTTCGGGATAACTGAAAGTTATACATTGAAATATGACCGCGATAAATCCAATTGCACATATTGTGATGCTGGAGATGAACCTAAGTTGAGAAAGTAATGTTAAATATTAATCAACCAGTGTAAAAACTGGTTTTTTTATTGCATAAAATAGATAAAAGGATAAAATATGTATGAGGTGAATAAGGTGACACCAGAAGAGCTAGATAAGTACATTCTACAAACACGAGAATTGCGTGCAAACTTAGAATTAGTCATACAAGAAGAAGTAGATTCAATAAATGTTTTGAGAGAACTTTCTGGTTTGAAAGGGAAAGTTTGTTGGACAAAAAGTGACATTCATGGAGACCAGAAGGATTCAACATACTACATAGGTTCTCATCCATCATATTATCAAAATTGGCAAGCTTGCATGAAAATTAGGGTGAATAGATACCGCTATGGAGTAGAATCAGAATTATGGCTAATAGAAGATCATTTTGGCATCAACCTAAAAACTAAATGTAGAGCAATCATGAATAAAGCTAATCTTAGAGTCAATAGACAATCACAAAAACCTGGCTATAGAGATTTCTTCATGAAGATTGAAGATCCTAATGAAATAAGAGAATTCTTTAAAATTTTCCTAAGGGTGGAGAAGTTGTAATGGCTAAAAGCATGATTGCACAAATTAGAGAGGAAATGGAAACCTACATTGTAGGATGGAACCTAACTGACAATAGACCAGTTAGAATTACGGAGTACCCAGATCCAAAAAGCTCAAAATATAGTTTTTCAATTAGATTGACAAAATCACGGCAAAGAGACTCATTGTCTTTTGATTTCATACGGCCTAATGGTAGCATATACACGAAAGTAAGCCAGTTTAGCGTTGGAGAAGAGAATATAGAATGGCTGAAGCAAAGATATAAATTTGTTGAAGGCGGGAGGAAGCACGCTCACTATGCTGGTTCTATCGGTGAGATTTTAGAGAGATTTGAACGGGAATTCCTCTTCGAACTAAATAAGCCTAGCGATGTGTACGACATTCTAGTCAAAGTTCAACCTCTCTATTTGTTGTAAGAAACTTAGTATAATAAATATGTAACATAATGTTTTAATACTATAGGGAATTCTACAGAGAGCTTGAAGATAGATTCGTGAGTGCCGAGCCCCGAGCCTTCGGCTGGGAGAGTGGGGAAAATGGGACAATGGAAAAATGGCAAAGTACCTTCATTCAAATTAAAAATAAGCAGAAATGAGAGGGTCACATTGGAAGAACAAATTGATGAACTTTTGGATGCCCTCAACGTAAACCGAGCGCTATCAACTCAGAAGCTACTTTATATACGCAAGGATAAGAGTGCAATGATGAAAAGATGGATGATTTATAATAATGGATCAATGACACCAATGTTAAGTTCTTACTTTATAATGATAGAGGTACATGCAGGGATTCTTAATTTTTCAATAGATGAAAGAAAAATTGGCGTTAGTATTGAAAATAAATTCAGTGAATACAACTGGATAAATATTACTAGAGAAAATCATACATTTACTAATGTTAAGGGTCTAAAGAGATTATCGGTAAGCTTTGAGAATTTTGATCAACTAATGGAATTAATTTCAAAAATCATGAAATACATTCGGTGAAGGGGTTTAGTTATGAGTTATGAATATGAAGTTGATAGAACATGGACTCCTATAAAATATGATCATTTAAGCACTAGTAAAATACCACTTAATGATTTCGTTGATAAGTTGGAAATCTTGTTGGTTACTGCACAAATGGCAGATTGGGAAGTAGCGGTTTCTCATTCAGATAGTTTTTTTAGGGATTGCATATCATTTTATTGTAGAGAATTTGAAAATCTTTTACAAATTAATATGTTAGTACTTTACAATGATGATTGGTCATTTGACAAAATTACAAGGATTTGGTCTTGCGGTCAAAATCAAGATTTCAGAAAATATATAGGCGATAAGTATGGTCTGTTCGAAGAAGCTGTAACACCTAAAGATATAGATAGAATGTTTGAAATGTTTCATGATGTATTGTCAAAAATTGATTCTTTTTCAATTGAGGAAATGTCATGAGTGTATTGTTAAATGATAACCTAATAATGCAAGAATTACACGATACTATGGAAAGTTTCATAGTTATGAAGGAATTAACAGGTAGATGTATTTTTGCATTAGATGTGTGGCGTGATGCGCAAGGCTGCATGATTTCGTATTATGTAAAAGGTAGAAAATCGTTTGAATACACCTTAAGAGTATTTTATAGATATGATACGTTGGGTTATATCGCACAATTTAATGAAAACGAAGTTGGGATGATTATAGAAAGTGATTATGAACATTTTGGAAAAATGGAATATGATACTTACAGCGTTGGACGCAGGACAATAAGAATTCATATTTCTGAAAAACATCTTCCAATATTCTTAAATCAGATTATGAAGGAATGGGTGGTCTTTAGATGACATTAATTGAAGAAATTAACGAAATACTTGATAATTATATAGTGATGAAATGTCTTACTGATACCAAACCATTCCCAGTTGAGGTAAAGGTACTTTCAGATAAAAAAATTGGTAAATTCACATTGCATAGAAAAAAAGGTGGAACAGTTTACGACATTTCTGTATATGAGGAAGATCAAAAAATTGTAGTTAGTAGAAATGGAATTTATATGGAGCATGAGTTACTGACAAGTAGAGAATATCAAGATCTAAAAATGCACACACAATATGACATAACTCCGCGAACTATTTACGATGTACATAGTAAAAGCGAAATATCTGTAGCTGGAAACACAGTTATATGGACGTTGTATGATGCAAAATCATTTGAAATATTTTTAAGCGTGATAGACAAAATTATTTAATATCAACAATTCCTAGATAAAGAAGGGTAAACCTTCTTTTTTTGTTTACAAAATGAAAAGAATGTGATATAATATATATATAAGGATATAATGAGGAGGATAAATGATGGAAAACAATATAGATCAACCATTATTGAACGACTTTATAAGCTCGAAAGAAGCATGGGAGTTTCACGTAAATTGCTATCATAAATTAATTAAAGACTTCAATGAAACTATGGAATCATATAGAGTACTTGAACTTATGACAAGAGATATAAAAATTACCGGTGGGCAATTGATACATGATAATACTCATTCTTGGTGCATCAGACGTGGAGAGGGATTTAGTAATTTTCTACAGGCTGGTTTTAGTGTCAGAGAGTACATTACAATGATAGATTGCTTAATAAATGAGGAACCATTAGGTATAGTTGTTGAAAATGAACCAGATTTGGCCCAATTTGGATTCACTATGCCAGACGTATCTTATAATGAGAATAAGGAACCGGGAAAAAGAATCATGGTGTGCACACTAAGAAGCATAGAAGATCTGCAGAAAATTTTACCAATTATAAGTAGGTGGCTAAAGGAATGATAACAGAAACACATCCCAAAAGAACAATGGTGGAAGAAACCATAGATGCATTTTTCATACTTAATGAATTAGCAGGACTGGCAGATAAATTCCATTACAAACCAAAAGTTGAAAGAGCATCGGTAAATTCCTTTAAGCACACATACTGCATAAGAAAATACATAAGGGAAAATCGATTTAGTTTTCAAATGAAAACAATCATCAGATTTAAACATAATATGCTCACAAAGGAAATAGTTGCAGAAATAGATGAAAAAGCTTTTAAATTAAACACAAGTAGATACGCGCCACTAAAGAATTACAAAAGAAAGGTCACATTTGACGGTAAGCAGGGAGAAAGATTTATAGAAGTATCTATAGATAGTCCAGATCATCTACAACAATTCCTTATAGATATGCAACCAGCTATCTATGACCATGAAAGGTAGGATAAAGATGTTAAAGTTAATAAGAACTAGCGGAGAAGAATTCATAAAAAGCTATGATTTCAAATATTACCCGTTATATGGACGTGTTTCGTACTTTAGAACAAAATCAGAACCGCACCCAGAGAATATCAAAGAAATACTGATAGCTCTTAATAAAATGAACTTTCAATTAGCTTATGAAACAACATGGTGTGAATACAGCGTTAAGGATGAGTTGGATAAAATGGTTCCCGGTTTAGTGGAATTTTTATTTAATAATAATGAAAGTGAATTTCGCGAAACAGTAATTGTAATATTTGATCAGTCGTTTGCTATAGAATTTGAAGCTTATGAAGAATTTCCGCTCTATGGAGAAAGAACAGCCTTTTTAAAGATAAATGGAATTATCGTAAAGAAGGATGTAAAACTTTCAGACATAGAAAAACATTTTGATAAACTTAAACAATTAAAAAAAATAAATTGGTAATATTTAACAATTCCCTCTTATTATCATAAAAAGTACTAGTTGTACTTTTATTATGAGGATACTAATAATGTCCTTAATATGATAGTACGGGGGAATTCTTATGGAAAAATTTATACGCACAAAAACTTCAGTCAACTTTAGAAAAGACCCAGTAGTTGCGAATAATGTTATTAAAACACTCCCTGCAGGCACAGAATTACAAGTTTTAAGCAACGTAGAAGGAAAAACTTTCTATTATGCTAAATTGATGGACGGAACGGTTGGTTACATTACTTCATTATCACAATACGTGGAGGAATTTATTCCGGAATGGTTAGAAAAAGCAAAATTAGTAATAGCTAAAATTGAGTTTTACATGAATAGAAGAGATGCTGATGGAAATATTATCAACACTCCTTATGTTTATGGCTCAAGCAGAACAAACGACAATGATTTCGATTGTTCTGATCTAATGCAATGGTGTTTTGATAAAGCTATCGGAATACAACTCCCATGGGATAGTCGTCGTCAAGCAGTTTATGGTCAAGTAGTAGAGCTTGATGAATTACGTACGGGAGATTTACTATTTTTTGACACAAATGGTGATGGAGTAATCAACCACGTAGGAATGTATATTGACAAGGATATAATGCTTCATACAAATAATCCTACAGCCAAAATCAATTACATTACTTTCGCTTCAGGTTCGTACTGGAGAAATAAATTTGTAAACGCTCGCAGGGTAATCCAATAAGAATTCCTATAGAACTATCTATAGATAGCAGAATGGAATCAACAGGCGAGGGCTCCAATAGGAGTCCTCTTTTCCTTTCTCCCGCAACTAAAGAACCAAATAGAAATCAAATTAAATAGAAAACATATAAAATATCTGAAGACATAATAAAACCTTCATCAGATAGACCCAGAAAACTAAATAATAATCAATCTAGATAGGAGATGAGGTGGAAATGGTAAAGAACATCTTAGAGAAGATAAACGATTTCTATGAATATGAAATGGATGTTAGAATAGAGCAGGATCCAGAATGGATTTTTGGCAAGATAGCACTGGTAGAAGTAAGACTCTATGAGACAATGGCCGGGGGAGAAGAAGCCCTCCCCGCAACAAGAGAACTAATCCATACGTACAGCACTGTAGTAAAGAAACCACCAGTAGTAATAGCAATGTTAGGTAATTCATGGGAAACACAAATACATTTAACCGAGAATAAATTAAAGACAAAGGCGGTTAGACGAGCTATAGAACTATGGAGCCATAAGATACTTCCTACACAACTTAAGGAATTATTAGATAGTAAATCAGAATAGATAAATTTTCTACTATAGATAGATTCTATAGATAGATCAAACAATTTTATCTATAGAATAGACTATGCTCCTTTATCTATAGATAGCTCGTTTTAACCTATAGATAGAAAGAACAAAAAGACCGATAGAACTATTCAGGCTTTAACTATTATGTCTATAGAATACTTTTCATTTTATCTATAGATAGATCAATTAGTTTTTCTATAGATAGCTGAAGTAAAGTTTTCAGTTTTATCTATAGACCCGATTATGCCTGTTAAGTTCTATTGGTCTTTTTTTAAAATATGTAATAAAAAAATATGCTTTTCTGTATAGAATTTATAAAGAACCTTAGAAGGGGATATTGAAAATGCTCAAATTATCCGGTTTGCTGCAAGGATTTGATTCATTTAGCGCTTTTAGCGCCGTAGCTACTGTTTGTGTTCTAGGCAGCGTTTTACAAATTGAGCCATTGCTTGTTTTATCTTTTTGCTTTGGTGGAATTATTTCAACGACACAATTTTTTTACAACAAGAAAAAATAAACTTTTGGCCGCGAAAGCGGCCATTTTTACTGTCTCGATCAGAACTTTGTATAATAAACATGTAACCTTAAGGGAGACAATAAAGCTGTCTTTCTACTCTTTCTTCTATCGCGAGTCCCGAGACTCAAAATACCCCAGGCCTCCGGCCTCTCGCTTCGCTTTCAGCTCGCTCGCGTGGAGTGCATCAAGGCTAAAAGGGTGAATTGTGGAAAAAAGCTAAAATAAATAGAATTTAGAAATAAAGAAAAAGTATATAGAATAAGACTAATGGATGTGGGCTCAGACTTCAGGGTCTCAAACTCGCGGGGCCAAAACTTTAAAAAGGCGGAGGAACAATGGACTATAGGATGATGGAAAAAAAAGCATCAGATACAGGTGATGATTTACGTAATCTAGCAGTGAATCATATGGTGAGAGTTTCTGATGAATTCGCAGATGCTCAATCAGAATTTGGTGTCACCTCAATGAATCAACATAAAATTACAATTACTACAATAAGCGGAACACAAGTTGGATACATGGATTTCATAGATGTTGAGAACGTTCCATATGAGATATTGATGGAAAGAGAGCCAGGTCCAGATGACTACAATATTGTTGATCGTGCTTTATATGTAAACAATGTTGAAGTAAACGAAGAATATAGACAGGCTGGAATTGGCTATAAGATATATGAAGAGTTTGGAAAAATCTACAATGAACAATTCAACGGTTGGCCTGTTGCTAGATACTTTGTAAATCCAGTCGCAGAATATTCATTTAGAAAAGCGGTTGCAAATGGATTAATTAGTGAAAATGCGTTAACTGAACAATATATCAATAGAGGATACAATAAACCACTAGATGAAAACGATAATAGAACACAACTTTGGCAAGATTTAAGACAAAAATTGCCAGAACAATATCGTGGTCCAGAAATTCAATCAAGACTGAAAAAAATTAAACTTCTAAAAACAGCTGAAGAAGAAAAAGTTGATTTAAGAAATATACAATTTGAATTCTCCAATTGGAATTATCATAATTACATTACCGCTAAATTGAATGGACAAAAAGTTGGAGAAATGGACTTTAAAATAGTCGGAAGCGATAATCATATTGAAATTGATTCAGTAGACGTTGATGATAAATATCGAAATTTAGGAATTGGGCAATTATTGTATAAAGAATTTGGAAATATTTACTCACAAAAATATATGGGCACAAAAGTTAAACGTTTTTTTATTAACCCTATAGCAGAATATTCATTTAGAAAAGCTGTTGGATTAGGTTGGGTTCCCCAAGAAGCATTACAAGAAGATGACATTGCAAGAGTATATACCGATACTGAAAGAAATCTAGCAAAAGATTTACGCAATAAGTTACCAGAACATGTTCAAGGTCCTGAAACATGGTCAAAAATTAAAAGACTTCGTATGATTAGAAAATCAGAGGAACAAAATATTGAAACAACCTATTTCTTTGAAGATTGGGGAACTAGTTCAACAAATGACATTACTTTGCTTGTAAATGGTGATCACGCTGGATTCTTAGCCTTCACTGCTGATACTAATGGAAAATATATTGAAATTATTCAACTTGAGGTTGATCCAAAATATCAAAATCAAGGTCTAGCGTATGAAATTTACAAAAAATTTGGAGAAATTTATAGTGAAAAGTTTAATGGTTGGCCTGTTGAAAGGCATTTTATGAATCCAGTAGCTGAATACGCTTTTAGAAATTCAGTTTCAAAAGGTTTTGTGCCAGAATCAGCATTAACTGAACCAATGATCACTAGGGATTATAAAAATTATGATTCACAAACAATAACCGATTTAAGAAATAAACTTCCAGACAATTTAAAGGGCCCTGAGACTTGGGCTAAATTGACAAAAAGATTGCTCAAAAAAGAAAATGCAGTTAATTATGTTTCTGACTCATATGATGGTGAAGAAAAAAAAGATGATAAACCAGACATTGAATGGAATCACATAGAAATTGATGTTCAAAATATCCCAAGAGAAGAAAACAAGAATGGAGCAGATCATGTAGTTGATCACGAAATTTATTGTGATTATTATGGTTCTCAAATTGGTTACATGCACTTTTCAGAATTTCATAATGTAACAGCTAAAGATGTTCATACTTCTCTTGAAAACAAGCATTATGATGAAATGTTATATGTAAACAACGTTCTTGTGAATAGTGAGTACAGAGGTTATGGAATTGGCAAGAAATTATATGAGAAGTTTGGAGAAATTTACAAGCAAGATTTTATGGATTGGCCAGTTGCTCAAGTTTTTGCAAACCCTATAGCAGAATATGTATTTAAAGAAGAAGTCGATAAGGGAAATATCCCTGAAACTGCATATAATGATGATTTAATAGCGCGTCAATATGATGAACATGAAAAACAAATTGCTAAAGATTTATTTGATTGGTTACCAGCAAAAGAGAAAAAGAAGTTTAAGAAAAGTATTGAAAGAAAAGATTATAGGGATAAGGGTGATAAAAATGAGTAAACTTAGAAAGGTTGCAGCACCGTCAAACATAGAACAGTTTCAAGCTCAAATTTATTTTGATCATCAAGGTACTTTTGGTTCAAAAGATCATAGAATTTCGTCTATCTATAACGGCAAAGAAGTTGGTCACGTTGAATTTACAGAAGCATCTAAAGGTGTTTTATCCGTAGATGAATGTCTTATTAGTGAAAAATACAGAGATTATGATTTAGAAGAAATGTTAATGGATGAATTTGGTAAGGAATTTGAAGCTAATTACACGGGTTGGAAGGTAATTTTAAACTTTCACGATCCAGAATTTGAATTAGCATTTAGAAATTTAATTTCTGGTGGATTGATACCATCTTCAGCCTTAGATGAAAACAACGTAAATAGAAATTACGACGATCAACAAAAACAACAATGGCAAGATTTAAGAGAAAAGGTGCCTGAACAATATAGAGGTGCTAAAAGACTAAAAAGAAAACTTAAATATTCTTAATCAAAAGAGGGTGTAATAAATGTCTGATCAGTTTGACATTAGAAAAGTTAGAATTGATTACTCACCTAATGTTGGTAGTGATAGTGATCCTGAAGATGGATACTACATGACTATGCATAGAATTGAAGCTATGTACAATGGAGGCGAAATTGGCGCTTTAGATTTCAATCAAGTTTCGCAACTAGATGAAAATGGCAACGAGGAAGATATTCTATACCTTGCTTATATCAAAGTTGAATCTGAGTATCGTGGAACTGGAATTAGTGGTATGCTTTACAAAAAATTTGGTGAAGTGTATAGCCAAAACTTTATGGACTGGGAAGTTGAAAGACACTTTGAGAGTCCCATTGCTGAATATTCTTTTAAAAAAGCAGTAGATCAAGGTTGGGTACCAAATCAAGCTTATACTCCAGAGAGAACAACTAGAAGTTATGATGATAAAAAAGAGCAACAATGGAATGACTTAAAACAAAAATTACCAGAAAATTTACATGCTAGTAGATTTTCAAGATTGAAAAAAATTGCCATAAGTGATGATGAAAAAATTGACTTACGACAAGGTATTCAATTTGAAGTTTCTGGTCCTAGTGAAGAAAAAGACTGGGGACAAACACTTAGATCTAGTTATGAAATTTCCGCTATGTACGCTGGAAGTCAAATTGGTTATTTGGATTTTTCAAAGTATGTTCCAAAAGAAGAAGCTAAAGATTATACTGAACCAGAATTATATGTTTCGTTTTTGTATGTGCAACAATATTTTGAAGGAGCTGGCGTAGGCCAAATGCTTTACAAAAAATTTGGTGAGATGTACACTGAACAATTTAATGGTTGGGCAGTTGGTAGACAATTTGTAAATCCTGTTGCTGAATATTCCTTTAGAAAAGCAGTATCTCTTGGCTGGGTTCCAGATATGGCTCTTTCTGAAGAAAAGATAATTCGTGACTATAGTACAAAAAATAAAGCGCTTTGGAATGATTTAAGACAAAAACTTCCAGAACATGTTAGAGGGCCGGAGGCTAGTATGAAAAAAGATTTACGTAAACTAGCTTCAGATCTAAGCGTGACCGATATTAGGTCTGGCATAATACTTGAAGATGGAGGTTCTATTGGTAGTTCAACTTATGACAATGGCTTAACAATGGACACCCACATGGTTTATGCACAACTTAATGGTGAAGAAGTGGGAAGCATAAGATTTACAGCTTACGTTTATGATACAAATAGTGCCTATGCAGGAAGAGATAAAGTTCATATCGATTTAATTAAAGTTACTGAACAATATCAAAGCCTTGGTATTGGTCAATTACTTCTTCAGAAATTTGGTGAAATTTATCAACAACAATTTGATCGTCTCCCAGTTTCTGTAGATTTTCATAACCCTATAGCTGAATATTCTTATCGTAAAGCTATTTCATTAGGGTGGATTTCTGGATGGGCTTTAAATGATGATAAATTAAAGCGCAATTATGATAAAAAAGATAAAACGCTTTGGAAGGATTTGAGAAAGAAACTTCCTCCAATGTATAGAGGTAGTTCTAGATTGAAAAAACTATTTAAATTAGCTGATTTGTCAGAAATTGATATGAGAAACATTGTACTATCTTATACTGAGTCAGAAGAAGATGGAGATTATGTTGGTGCCGAAAAACAAGTTGACTATTCAATAAACGCTAAATTATCTAATGGTATTAATATTGGAAATATGTATTTTTCAGCTTTTTACAATGTTGAAAACCCTAAATATATTCACGAAAACAATAGAAGTCTTAGGGATTTACCACCTGGCAGCAATATTATTCACGTAGATGAAGTCCAAGTAAAGGAAGAATATAGAAGTTATGGTGTTGGACAACTACTTTACAAAAAGTTTGGTGAAATCTACAATTCTAACTTTAGTGATTGGCCGGTTTCTAGATACTATATTAATCCAATAGCTGAATATGCATTTAGAAAAGCTGTAAGTTTAGGTTGGATAAATGAAACTTCAATAGATGATAAGTATGTGAAGAGAGATCGATATAATAAAAGCCTTAAAACAAACCCAGACGAAGTTTGGAATGACTTACGTAATAAGTTGCCAGAACAGTATAAAGGTCCTGAATATTGGGCTAAAGGTAATGATTACAGATTGCGTAAATTTGCATCCGAAGTTGCAGTTGGTCCAATTGATGTTCAGAAAAAAGAAATTAATAATAGAGGACGTAAAATTGAGATCTTTAGAGATGGAGAAATGCTTGGAGATATGAAGTATGAAATCTATCCTGAACATGAATACATCTACATTAATTATGTTGAAGTACAAGAGCAATATAGAAAAAATGGAGTTGCTATGCTCTTATATAAAACATTTTCAGAAGAATACAATTCTCAATATCAAAATTGGAGACTTGGTAGAACATTCATAAACCCAGTAGCAGAATATACATTTAACAAGGCTGTTGCTATGGGTTGGTTCCCCGAAATTACGCTCAACAATACTAAGAGAGATTATAATCATCAAGATGAGGAAAAATGGTATAACGAGCTCTTACCGAAGTTAACAGACTTTAGGCAGAAGAACAAATCAGTTGTATAACAATATGTATAACCCTACGTTGTGTAGGGTTTTTGATTTTTTTTGTTATTATTAAGCAAATCAATTATTTTATCTATATAAAAAAAGGAGTTGTAGTTCATGATTCAACCTACCACAAAAGATATTATAAGAATCGTAAGAACTTATTGCTATCAAAACGGTATTACTGTTACTCAATTTGCCAAAAAAGCTGATGTTTCTAAGTCTTGGATTTCTCGTTTGAAAAATGAAGACGCAGAAATTTCACTACAATTAGCAAAGCAATTGCTTGGCGCTGCAGGTTACAAAGTAATCATTAAACATCAGTCCGATATAGATGGTGATGATACGAAACAACTTAAGACTCTGACAGATGATCAAATTAAAGAATTAGAAAAACAAAAGAAAAAGAAGTAATTTGGAGTTGAATTGTTATGATTTCAAAACCTATACAAAGTAGAAACTTGATCGCAGCTAACGCAAATGGTGAAGATGCAATTGTTTGCATTTTTTGTGAAGGTGTAGAAAGTCAAATGAAACAAGGAATATTATCACCTTTATCTCTTCATAATGGATGGGGATTTGCACAACATCAAAATTTAGGAGCGCAAGATTTCTACTACAAAAACAATGTTGATGGATTTTTAGATAAGCTTTTAATTGATGAAGTTAGAAATACTTACTGGTGTTTTAATTGTGCTAGTTTAGCTTTTTCAAGAATTTTTGCTTCAGTGATTGAAAATAACAAAATAAATATTGGATTTTCAGTGCTACAGGATGAAAGTTCTTTAAAAAGTATTGATTTATCTCTTTTTAAGAATTTTAAATTAAATATTCAGGGTAATGCTTCAGATATTATTGGTAAATTCCTTGTTTACAATGATGAAGTCTTTGAATATGATATATTAAAAACATCTATAGTAGAAGCAGATATTGTTAAGGACGGAACTCATTTTGGCAACATTAGATTTGATTTAATTACGAACAAATTAATTGTTGTTTTTGATGATAATACTGATGTTAAACTTTCAAAGATAATTTCATATGTAATTTCTACTGATTTAGTTAATATTATTTTAAACACTAGTGATGTTTTGGATTATGACGTTATTTCTGCTAAAATAACACGCAATGATAGTAGCGTCAATGAATATACTGGATGTTTTATTAAAACTTTTAACAACAAGTAAGAAGGGAAGTTAAAAATGAGTTTGGAGTCGCAGCAAGATCAAATTGATTTAGCTATAAATGCCATAGTAAAACAAATAGAATTGTTGTCTCGTAAGTGTTCTATGGAAGATAATAGAAATGACAAGAACTATAAGTTTGAAAATCTAATAGAAGCTAGTTCAATTATGCTTCAACTTTCTAGAGTGCTTAATGAATTAACAGTAACACAGACCATTTTAAAGAACTCAAATGGTTCTAACCAAGTTGATTCAATGTTAAATTCTATACTTGGAAGGAAGATGTGATATGTTAGATGAGGAAAGAATAAAAGAACTTACAATATTAATGAAACAACCAGTAAAGGACATCAAACAAGATGGACAAATGACTTTTGTTGAATTTGAAGATGGACAAATTTTACCACTATATGGAGGAACTGCTGGACTTGAAGGTTTGCAAAGTTCATTTCATTCGTGTTCATTTTGTGGAACTATTGGAACTAACGAAAAACCAGTAGTTTCTTTAAGTGAAAAAAATGAACCCCTTATTTGTTCTAATTGCGTAACAATTGCTGTACAACTATTTGTGCAAAATGGTGTTGAGATTGAGCTTGACATAACTGATGCAGTTTCTGAAGAAATGATTGATAAAATTATGGATATAAAAAAATAAGTCCTGATATCCCATCTCATTAAAAGATGGGTATTTTTTTGTCAAAAACCAGATTATACCAGACGGTGAACATATTCCGCATCTTTTACTGATGGAAATGATTATTATTTAGGTACATGATTTCAACTGAGGTTTGAAAATATACATACTGTGTTATTTCATTCATATTGATGTAAATATCGCCACAGAATCAAAAATTGAACATTTTTAATCACGTAACTTATTTACATAAAATTTAAACATAGCTGCTAAATTTCATACAATATACTCGATTCATATTTTAACGCTTAATAATATTAACTTTTTAAAGGGATGTGAATAAACTTGTATCAATCAGATAGTAGAAGCTTTGAAGAAAAATTAAAGATTGGCAATGACAAAGAAGATTTATTAGTTGAGTTATTAAATCTTAATGGTGTTCCATCAAAACTCAACAACGAAGAAGATGTGAAGGATATTGATATTGAACTTGTGTACGATGAAATGTACGTAGACAGTAAGTATCTAGAATCTGAGTTTATGTGGTCAATGCAGCATACAGGTATTGAACCTGAAAATTGTTTACTTATAAACAAGAGTCACGTTGAAGCTTATGCAAAAAAAGAAGCAAACACAGGTAAGAAAGTTTGGGTTGCATTTCTTGTTGATTTTAAAAAGTTTGGGATTTATGAGTATCGCTTTTTTCCAAACTCTTATCTGATACACAAAATACAAAATAGCGGTCCTCTTAAGAACAACAAGTTAAATGTTAGTAGAATTGAAGGTAAAGAGTTGAAAGCTTTTCTTGATTACGTAAACTTGTTGAGAGCAGTTAAGGGTAAGTAGATGCAAGGATAAAACTAGAATATAAGTCATGGTTAAACCTATTAAAGTTCAAATATCAAATAGTAACACGACTGAATTCGAGACGTAAAAACATTAATTGCACAGGGAACTTGCTTCCCTCTCTCTCTTATCTTTCTCTATATTTCTTTATTTATATTCTTATATAATAGATCTTATATTTATAGATGCACCCTGTGAATAACCATTGATTCATAGATATCACTGATATCAATGCACTACGTGAATTAGAGGACATCCTAGAGACACTTACGTCTCGACATTAGCAGTTAATATTTGACATTTATAATCATAAAATAAAAAATGATTCACAAACATCCTATGGAGGTGCTGTATGAAAAACCCGGCAGCCAATAGGAGAACTCAATTAAACCCAAATGCATTACCAGTTTCACGAAAGAAATTTTATATCGTTGCGATTGGCAGTGCAGCGTTGATTCTGTTTTCCTCACTTAGTATGTGGGTAATGGGCAAAGACTTAACAGAGAGATCGAGACAGTTGAATGAAGTAGTTGGTCAGTTTGAAATCATCAAGCAAGAATCTACGGCTAATAAACAGATAATTGAAGATTTAAAAAGTAAGGTCGCATTACAAGAACAAAGTATACAACAATTAACAGTAGATAATGAGGATTTAACAAAAAAATACAGGGAACGCCGTGACGCCCTGGAAAAAAAACGGCTAACAATAGCCTTGGGTAGTGAGAAACAAGCTAATACACTTAAGAATCTTTCTGTTGATTCTTCAAATGTGGCTAAAGTGAAACCTATCCAGACCAACAACATCAATGAAATAGAAAACACCCAACCCACTGGTGTTTTTAATGCTTCATTCTATACTCCGAAATGTGTTGGATGCACAGGCAAAACTGCCTCTGGTGCAAAAGCGCAACCAGGAGTGACGATAGCGGTAGATACTCGTTATTGGGAACTCGGTACAAAGTTCTATGTAGAAGGATTCGGTGTGGTAATTGCCCAAGACACCGGAGGAGCTATTAAAGGAAAATACAGAGTCGACATATGCGTCTCAACTACGCAAGAAGCCTTAAAACTTGGTAACAAGCAACTTAAGTTTTGGGTATTACAAGATAATTGATATTGGGTTTATTGAGTTCTTCTTATGAAGAAAAAAGTTTAAAAAAGCATTAAAACCGTTCACAGGGTGCTAAGTAATAATTATCAAATATAACGATATTTATTCCTTGAGAGGGCTTTACTAGCTTCTCTCGAGGGGGTCATTATATGAGCAATAAAGATGACAAGGACTTAAAATCGAAATTGGTTCTCCTTCCAGGAGCTTCAAAGTCGAAACAACAACCAGATGTGCAAATAGAATTGACTGACGAGGAAAAAGAAATCAAGGCTCGCTTAATTGAAATTGAGAAGAAGATTGATTCTTTGGAGAAAATAGTTGAATCTATCAATGGTGATCTACCTGAAACTTTCTATGCAAGCGAAGTATTCTTTACAATTATTGCTGGTGCTGCTCTATCTGCTGCTTCTGAAGTAGTGAATGAAGTATTTGGTATCAAGAAAGACAGCAAGAATCCCCTACTCTAAAAGAGAAAGGAAGGTGTGAGGATACGATTTTTGTGTCCTTAGTATGGAAGATTTTACGAGTAAGATTTTAAAAATGCTAAGAGATGAAGGAATTCAAGATCGTGATATTCGCGCTAACATGGCTAGAATTGCTGATGAAATTGACAATCAGCTATGGGAAAAAATTACGATTTCACCACCACTTCTCTATAATCTAATGGATACCATTTGGTATAATTTAGAACACATCATTGGTGGCGGTAATGCTAAAGGTCTTGATAATTTGAGGTTAATGGGTAGTAAGTATCCAACCTTTATGTACACCGCCAACAATGACGTCTACGTTGATTTCGATAAAACTAAATCTCTTCTAGATGAATTGGAAGATATTTTGAGTAAGTGGTCAAATGAATGGACGTTTGTTATGTTATTTACTAAATCTCAAGAGGGATGGAATGCAGGAAAAAGCAACCCTTCTCCAGTAGTTATATATGATCCAAATCTCGGTGAAAGCCCAATTAAAATGGGTTACAAACACAATAATAATTCAGGTATACTCGATTCAAGCGGTAACTATATGGAATCCGGCATACACGAAACTGTACTATGTGCTATTGAAACAAAACTTGGTACATATGGTAGAGAACCATTAATGAAAGCTGCATTAGAAAGACTAATAGATACTTGTAAAAAATCAATTTCAAATAAAAAAGGTGTCTTACTTGATTTTGAAACTTATGATTACACCAATTAAGTAGTAGGATAAAACCTACTATTTTTTTATTGAGTAAAACTCAGTCCCTTTTTATCATATAATAATTAAAAAAAGATGGGAAGGTAAAGATAAATGATTAAAAAATTCGATATTGTTAGTCGTGGTGACATTCTTTCTGACGGATTAGCAAATGCCATAAGAGATAGATTAAAATATGCTGGGTGGCAAACTTATGGTACACCTGATATTGTGTTGAGTATTGGCGGGGATGGAACTATGCTACATGCATTCCACAAATATAGTGATTCTCTTGACAAAGTAGCTTTTGTTGGTTTACATACTGGTCACTTGGGTTTCTATACTGATTGGAAACAAGCTGATTTTGAAGAACTACTTAACCATTTAATCAATGATGAACCAACCATTGTTGAATATCCACTTGTTGAGTTGACATTTAATGATGGTGAAGAAGAACTTGAGTACTTGGCTGTAAATGAAATTTATTTGAAAAGTCCTAAAAAATCTTTAATATGCAGTGTATACATCAATGGTGATCATTTCGAAAATTTCAGAGGTGATGGTTTATGTATATCAACTCCATCTGGAAGTACTGCTTACAATAAAGCTCTAAATGGATCAATTGTTCATCCTTCATTGGAAGCTATACAATTATCAGAGATGGCGTCAGTAAACAACAACGTGTTTAGAACTATTGGTTCTTCTATCATTTTACCAAAGCATCACACTCTAGAAATTCACATTGAAGGAGATAGCGATGAGTTGGTTCTTGGTGCAGACCATACTGTGATAGCTGATAATTTTTCAAAATTGAAATTAAGAGTTTCAAATAAGAAGATTAGATTTGCTAGATGCAAAAGACATACTTTTTGGAATCGCGTAAAGGAGTCATTTGTATGAAAAATACAATTAATGATTGTTTTGTCGATATTATTGGAGAAAAACCAAGTCAAAATCAAATTGACGACATTATTGATTCTATTCCGTTAGATATTATGAATCTCGCAATTCAATGGGGACCCAATGATACGGAATTTAGAGAAAAAGTATTTGCTTGGATGAAAGAAAATATAGAAATCGTAAGTAGCTAACTGGAGGATACAAAAATGGAAAAAGTACTTTTAATCGTAGACGGTAACTCAATTGCTTGTAGGGGAGCTTTTGTACCACCAGTAATGACAACTTCTGGCGGTAGAGAAACTGGAGGAACTTACAGGTTTTTCACAATGCTTGATAGTGCTATGAAAATGGTAAGAGCTACTCACGTTGTTATTGGATGGGATGTAGGAAAAGCTAACTTTAGAACAGGTATTGATGAAACATATAAAGCTAATCGTGATTCTTCTAAATCAGAAGGATTATATAGTCAATTTGAAGACATTAAATCTATCTTAACTTTAATTGGCATTAAACATGTTGGCATTCCTGGCTATGAAGCAGATGATGTTCTTGGTACTTATGCTAATATCACTGAAGCTGATAAGACTTATATTTTTACTGGTGATAAAGATAGTTTTCAATTGATTGATGATAACACAACAGTAATGTTTCCATTAACAGGTACTTCTAATATGAAATTTTATACTCGTGAAGCATTTGAAACTGAGTATGATATTAAAGTTGAACAATTTGCAGAACTTAAAGCTTTAATGGGTGATGGTGGAGATAATGTTAAGGGTATTGAAAAATGCGGCCAAAAAACAGGAATCAAACTTCTTAAAGAATATGGTTCTCTTGATGGTGTTGTTGAAAATGCTGGAGCTATTAAAGGTAAAATTGGTGAAAATGTTAGAGCTTGGGCACCAAATGCAAGCAAAACATTAGAACTTGTAACTATTCGACGGGATGTTCCGGTTCCTTATACCTTCGATGACTGTGAAATTCAACTCAATTGGAAGGCTGCAAGAGAAATATTTACTGACCTCGAGTTTTATAGCTTTATTAAAAAGCTAATGAAGGACGGTTTTTATAATGGCCAAGGGTAAAAATTCTTATAATCCACGTTTAAATAATAATTCTTCAAGGAAACAGAGCGAATCTGAGTTAATAAATGACTCACAGCCAATACAACAAGCTCCGATTGAAGAAAGTCAGCCAGAAAAAGAATCTGCAGTTGATGAAGTATTTGTTGAAAAGGAAGTTGAACTTAACGTCGAAGAAGAATTGAAAACACTAGACACAGTTTATGCCCCTATTGCAGAGCTTGATCTTCCTCCAATCAATGATGAATGGTTAGAAAGAGTGATAGCTAAAGAACAAAGTCTAGATATTGAAAAAATAAATCTAAAATTAGATTTAGAAGAAGAAACAAAAGATATTGTTGTTCCTGTAAAAGAGTTAAAAAAGAAAAAAGTTGAACCAAAAAAAGATGAGGCTAAAAAAATACCTCACTATGTGTTTCAACGCAACTCTGAAAACAGCACTATTGAAAGAATAAGTAATTTACCAAAAGGTGGCGAAGAAAAAGTGAGTAACATGGACGAATTAAAGATTTATATTTTAAAAGGTTTATTAGAAGACGTAACCAAAAGTATTCCAAAGTTAGAAGTTGAAATTGAAATTCAAAAAATTATCGTTGATAACGAAATTGAACCAGATAAAGTAAATTTGGCTCAAAGAAAGCTTGATACGCTTAGAGATAATTTGGAATCTATGAAAGCGAGGAAAAAAGCAATTGAAAAACTCGTTGGTGCATATAAAGAGTAGTATTGTAATGTTGGATGAATTTGAGGATTTTCTAAGCGCATTTCTTGTAATGGCAGAATTAACTGGTGGAGCTCCAGTAACGATGAAGACACTTCACAGTGATGAAACACTAACCTATCTACGAATTAATGTAAATAAAATATTTGAGTTTGAATTGTTTTGTTATGAAGATAAATTGGTCTTTTCTATTTACTTAATGAAACATGCACATGATCACAGAACTTTAATATCGTATTTAGATAAATCCAATTTTAAAACTTCGCATTTCAATCATGATTCTTCAACACACAGTGCTAGATATACTTTCTATGATTTTGATGAATTTAAAAAGCTTTTTGTAGAAATAGCAAGAATTGCTAAATTAAAAGATGGTTTTGAATAAGGAGCTTCGGCTCCTTTTTTATTTATTTTGTAATAAAGTTTGCAAATTTTGAATAGAATATATAAGGAGGCGATTTCATGGCTGAGGGAGAAACACACAAGCACCTTAAATATGTAGCATTGCATTGGCTAAAAAGTAAAGTGACTGATTTAGTAGCTAACGAGGTCGAATTCAATAACGCTTGGAGTATAGCGGATGCAGTTGGTTTGAATCTGAAAAGAAGAGAAGTTAGGGTTATTGAGGTAAAAGCTTCAAAAGGTGATTATAAGAGAGACACTAAACTATTTGGAGATAAAACATCCTATTTTCATCATGCTCACTATGCATACATCATGTGTCCAACTAACTTAATTCAACCAGAAGAACTACCACAAGGATATGGTTTATTGTGGGTTGACGAACACGATCAAGTTGAGGTTGTAAAAAATCCAGTAAAAAATACAGGTAGATTGAAAACTTTGTTTGATACCACTTTAAAGAGAACAGCAAGGTCTTTAACTAATACTTTTCTCTATCATGAAGAAAATAAAGAGAATAAAGATGAAACTGCTGGCAAGTTCTCTAGGAACGCAATTGTGAAACTCATATCAGTAAGATGCCCAACCTGTAGAAAAGCTACAAAAGAACTTATCAATAAGGATTTCACGGGAACAATTAAATGTGCTCAAAAAAGTTGTATTGGTGAAATAGATTTAAGTAAAGCCAAGATACGTGAAGTGACTGGTTTCAACAATGCTTTTATTAACAAAATAAACAAATTGAAAGGCACCGATGAATAAGGTGTCTTTTTTATTTAATTATCCTTTAAAATGAGTATACATAATTCATATAATAATTAAATAAGAATAAGAAAAGAGGAATGTTTATGGAGTTCTTAGAATTCATTGTTAACGAACAAGATAGCATTGGTTCAATTGCTAAAATCACTATGCCAAATGGTGATGTGTTAGTAGATACAGAAACGGTAGATACTTATGTTTTCCATCAATTAGAAGACTATTTATACAAAGAAGGATTTAAAATTGAATTTGAAGATAACACTGTTGAAGAATTTGTCTATATGGGTAGAGGTTTAAACGATAAAGGTGAACCTTGTTTCTATTTCGATACTCTTAATACTGTTCTTAAAAATAAATACAAACAAAAATTAAACGTTTGAAGGGATGGCAGCAATGAGTAAGCTACAAATTTACAATCTCTTTAAAAACAAAAAACGTCTAGAACAAGGCTTACTTCTTACATTCGAGGGAATTGATGGAGCGGGTAAAGGTACACATGTTAAAAGTACAGCTAAGTATCTTGAAAATCTTGGTCATACAGTGCACATTGTTTCTTTTCCTGAATATGAACGTCCAATTGGAAAAGTAATTGCATCATACCTCAAGGGCGAATATGGTGGTATTGACAGCGTCCCTGATGAACTCATATGTATTGCTTATGCTGCAGATAGAGCAAGATTAAGAGATGAAATAAAAAATAGTATTGAAAATGGTCATATTGTATTGGCTGATAGATATACTTACTCTAATCTTTTTACAGCTGGTAAAAAAATATCAAAAGAAGAGAGACAAGAATTCATTGGATGGATTGAAGACATGGAGTTCAATGAACTTAAAGTTGTGAAGCCTGATTACAATTTTTATCTTTATGTTGACCCTTCAATTTCTATCGAGCGAATTGAATCTCGTGGTAAACGAGAGTATCAAGAAGGTAAAGAAGATATTCATGAAAATAACAATCAACTTCTAATTAATGTATCAGAAACTTATCTCGACTTTGCAAAAACTAGAGATAACTGGATCGTTATTGATCAAATGAAAAATGGCAAACAAAAATCAGTTGACGAAGTATTTGCTATGATTAAAAGAGAAATTGATAAAATAATTACTGAAAGAGAACTCGTTTGAGTTCTCTTTTTTCTTGTTATTATAAAGTACCTTGTGTTTATATTTATTAATAAATATTCACAAGGGAGTGTATTGTTTTGTTCTTCGACATATCGAAACTTAAAAGTGATACAAATGCTATTCAAGGTCAACTTAATGCTATGAAACAAAATAAAATTCATGGTGAAGATTTAGGTGGCTATATATTTAAAAAAATGCTTACAAAAATGGATCCAGTTGAATATTGTCATAGAGTTCTTAGAGCTCATTTGCCACCAAATAAACAGAAATTACATGCTAATCAAGTAGAGTTAATTAGAGCTGTATGTAATCCTAAAATTCGTTCTGTTGCAGCCCTCATGGCTCGACAAGCTGGTAAAACAGAATCAATTGCATCATTTACCGGTTACCTATTAGATAATTATCCAAACATGAGAATTGGTATCTTTACCCCTCGTATTCAGCAAGCAGAACTTAATGTTGGACGTACAGCTATCTTCTTTCAAATGAATGAAGAAAAACTCAACAATAAACTTGTAAAATGTACAAAAGGTAAAATTGAACTTAGCAATGGCTCTTATGTAATGGCAGTTTCTGGTTCCGACCAATCAAATATTGAGGGTTTGACATTTGATATAATTGTATTAGATGAAGCACAAAAAATTTCCAATTACACCGTATCTGAGCGTATTGTTCCGATGGGTGGTGCAACAAATGCTAAAATTATTAAAATTGGTACACCTAAATTTCGTAATCATTTCTGGGAATCATTTCAACCTGGTATTGCATATGATTCAATTAAAAATCCAAAAGGATTTGTTCAAATCAGAAAAGACTGGACAGAGTGTCCTCAATTATGGGCTTTGGATGCTACTTATCTTCCAGATTACAAAAATCCAGAAGAAATGAGACCATACTCTGCTTACGTTCTTCGTTTGATGCCTAAGCCTTTAAAGCAACAATATTTCCCTAAAAATCCAGAAGTTTGGACTGAAGGAGAAATGTCAGTAGAGGATTTTAAGACACAATATATGCTTGAATTTGTTGATGGAGCTGGCCAATTCCTAAGTACATCGGAATGGGATACATTGATCTCTGGAGAACACGAATGGCAAGAAAGTGGCAACTATGGAGAAAAATACGTTGCAGGTATTGACTTTGCAGGTTCTGCCGCATCAGGTGCCGATTATACTCATATTTCAGTATTGAGAGTTCAACCAAATGGATTAAGAGAAAAGGTATTTGCTATGGAGATGCATGGTGAGAGCTTTAATACTCAAAGATTAGAAATTTTAAAATTGTTTGGCGGACCAAGACCTAAATTTCCAGTAGAGTCAATTTTTGCTGATTTTACTGGTGTAGGTAGACCAATTGTTGATATTCTTAGAGATCAAGATGGGTTAAGACAATTAGAAGGTATCACATTTAATGCTTCTGATTCCTATACTCGTTCTGGTATGAATATGAAAAATATTATGTTCGCAAAAATAAAGCATGATATAGAAGTTGGAAGGTTCAAATATCCTTCTAAAGATGTAATTAATAAAACTGGCAATAGAGATTTAGGTGGTTTTTATCATAAAATGATTGGTGAATGGAAAGATTTAGAGATGGAAGTTCGTCAAACAGTTAATAAAAGAATTGAAGCTCCAAATGGTGGACATGATGATGCTTGTTGTTCTGATGCGTTAGCTAATTTTGCAGCTGAATTTGGTGGAAAAAGTAGAATGCCAAGACCTACAACTGGAAGAATGTATAGAGTTTAATAACCTCAAGTATAAAAGCTTACTCTCTCAAATAGAGTAAGCTTTTATTATTTTTTAAACATCATCTTATATATTTATTATACTTAATTCTAATCATTGAATTAAGTATTTTAAATCACTGGAGGTGCTTTAAATGGAATTTAAAGTTTCTGGTTTTAAGGTTTTAGAAATTATTGAAGCTGAAGGATTTTTAAAGACTGCATCAACTAATGCAATTGATAATGTTGAATATGGTGTACGTCTAATTGGCGCTCAAAAAGAATGGGAAAAAACAAAGGGCGCTGGAATTAAAGTTGCTGTACTTGATACTGGCATTGATTACAATCATCAAGATCTAAAAGACAGATTCAAGGGTGGAGTTAATTTTACCACTTCAGACATCAATGATTACATGGATCGTCAAGGTCATGGTACTCACTGTGCTGGAGTAATTGGCGCTTCAATAAACTATCTTGGTATTGTAGGAGTTGCACCTGAAGTTGAGTTATATGCTGTAAAGGTACTTAGTGACAGTGGTCAAGGTACATTAGAATGGATTATTCAAGGTCTTGAATGGTGTATTGAAAATGGAATTCATGTTGTCTCTATGAGTCTCGGAGCTCCAGGTTTTATCCCGTCATTGTATAATGCAATTAAAAAAGCATATGATGCTGGAATTGTATTGGTAGCTGCTGCTGGTAATGAAGGTGCTGGTCAAGATACAGTTGGTTATCCTGCAAGTTTTGATGAAGTTATTTCAGTTGCAGCCGTTGACTCAATAGAACACAAGGGTTCTTTTTCTAGTACTAGTGTAGAGGTTGACGTTTCTGCTGCCGGGGTTGACGTGGTTAGTACTTTTCCTAATGGAAAATATGCTCGTCTATCTGGAACCTCTATGGCTTGTCCTCATATTGCCGGTGCTGTTGCATTAATTCAAGCTGATTCTCTACAAAAAACAGGTAAAATGATGAAACCGCATGATGTTCTATCATTCCTTGCAGCTAACAGTAAAGATGAAGGAATAAGTGGTAGAGATAATGAATTTGGATATGGATTATTCTCTTTCAATAACATAAAATAATTTGTAAAATGAAAGGTGAGAATTTATCTCACCTTTTTGTTTTGTTAGCGTCTCTAAAATGCAACCCAGACTTGGCTATTAGAAAAAAAATTATTTAAAAAAAATACATACTTTGGTTATTATATTTAGTCAGTTGATTATTCTTAGAATGTTGCGTTGATAATCATTCAAGTAAGAAGATTCTAATACGTTAACAAAGATCAAATATTCCACTTTGTTAGTGAGGTATTTAAAAAAAAATTAAAAATGCATATTATAAAGGAGGGGGCTGGAATTGCAGTCACTGGGAAAACACGTTATATTGGAAATGTACGGTTGTGATTTTAAAGTATTAGATAATGAGGAACTTTTTCTTGAAACATTCAAGAAAGCGGTTGAAGAAGCTAAAATGACATTGCTGAATTTGTCCTCACATCAATTCAAACCATTTGGAGTAACAGCCTTAGCTTTATTGAGTGAAAGTCATATGAGCATTCACACCTATCCAGAGCTTGGTTATGCTGCAGCAGATGTATTTACTTGTGGTGATGAAGGAGACCCATTCAAAGCAATGGAAGTTTTAATTGAAACTCTTAAGCCAGAACGTAGAAACATTATCTACATTCCCAGAGGCACCGATATCCAGGACAAGGATAAAAGCCCAGAAGCATTCAAAATTCTAGAAGATTATATAAAACAAAACGAGTAAGGGGTTTTCAAGTTGGCAAAGTTAGGTTTTGACATTGACGATACAATAGCCGATAGCTTTAGTTACTACCTTCCATTATTAAACGAAAAATTTAATAAGAACATTACAGTAAACGATGTTAATGGAAGACTCAGTGACGTATACGATATACCAAAATCACTAATGGATGAATTTTTTAAAAACTTTGGAAATGAAATATTTGAAGACTTAAGTCCATTTCCAAAATCAGTAGAAACAATTAATAAGTGGTATGATGAAGGTCATGAAATTATCATTATTACAGCCAGACCTCTAACAGCTGTAGAGAGAACAAAAATCTGGTTGAAGCAGAATGGAATTAAATATCATGAATTGTATTTTGATGAAGAAAAATCTAACTTAGCTAAAGACCTAAACTTAAACGCATTTGTTGATGATTATCCAAAAGTTGTTGAATCGATGCATAAAGTAGGAATTACCACTATCTTCATGGACCTCCCAAAAAATAGAAAAAATTCTACTTCAGAAGGAATCATTAGGGTTAAGGATTGGAATGAAGTTGAATCTACTATTGAAGGATTATTAAAATAAAGGAGGTACGACGTTGCAAAAGAAAACACTTCCAAATGGTCTCGATGTTTATACAGAAAAAATCGAGTCTGCAAAAACAATGACATTTAGTATTTATGTAAAAGTTGGTTCATACGATGAAACAGATAGATTTGGTATCGCTCATTTCATTGAACACATGGTATTTAAAGGAACGGATTCACGCAATTCACAGCAAATTATGGAAGAAATTGAATCAATAGGCGGTTACATTAATGCTGAGACAAGTTTTCAACACACTAGGTACTTTGCTACAGTGCCAGCGGAAAATTGGAAAACAGCAGCAGATGTAATATCTGACATCATATTTCATTCTACTATTCCTGAAGAAGAAGTCGAATTGGAACGAACGGTGATTCAAGAAGAACTCAAGATGTACTCAGATGATACTTCTTCACATGTTACAGACATGCTTTTTACAGCAATGCATAAGAGTTTTCCAAGCAGACAATTAGTTGGTGGAACACCAAAACAAGTTGCTGAGATATCAAGACAAGATTTAATTGATTTCAAGAATAAATTTTACCAACCTAACAATATATTTGTTGTAGCAACTGGCAAGATAGATGATGAAGCTATCAATAAATTTATGGAAGAATACACAAAAGACTTTCAAGAAAATCCTAATGAATTTAAAAAAGAAGAATTCGAACCTGATATTTTAGATTCAAACACGATAGAGATTGAAAGAAGCATTGAACAAGCTCACTTTGCTTGGGGTTTATTTGGTCCATCGATTAATAGTTCTGATTATTACGCTATGGATATTGCATGTGTTATTTTAGGCGGCAGTTCTTCTTCAAGATTATATCAACTTATTAGAGAAAAACGTGGTTTAGCTTACACAGTTCGTGTTAGTTATTATGCGCTTCGCGATTCTGGAATGATTCTTGGTTATACTGGTTTAGATGCAAGCAAGATTGAAGCAGTTAAGGATACTGTTATTGAAGAATTCGAACGTTTAAGAAATGAACCTGTAAGTGATATTGAATTGAAACGCGCTATAGCATATACTCGCGGTTCTCACATTATCAATCTTGAGAAACCATCATCAATCAATAGTTACATCGGAAATGCTATTATAGATGAAACATCCACTGAACCTGACGATTATCTCAGTGGTATCGAAGCAGTAACAAAAGAAGATATACAAAGAGTTGCAAGACAGTATTTTGTACCGGACAACTGGCAGTTTTCACAAATTACACCAAAATAGTGTACAACCTAAAAGAGCACCTTATGGGTTGTGAGACATTCATTTTTGTCTTGCAGCCCTTTATTGTTTTAAAAATTGGGAGGGAAATTAAATAATGGTAAACAATCCGCAAAATGAAAATACAGAGGTTTCAGAAAATAAAGAAGTAGAAGCAAGAGAATATGGGCCTATAGAACTAAAAGATTTACCGGTAGAAGCTGATTTATACTTGATTAAGAACGATCCAAATGCAATGTGGTTTAAGTATGATGAAAAAATTAGAAAAGTTGCAAATAGTTTAGGATACTGGAAAAATTTTGATTCCGATGAACTTTATCAACAAGCTTATATGTATTTTGTAGATTTTTGCAAAAATTACAATCCTTACTACAATGGTAACTTTATACCTTTTGATAAATATCTTTTCAAAAATCTTATCATTAAACTTCGTGCTTTTATTCAAAGCTACTACTTTAAACGCAAAAGAGAACAACCTACAGAATTTTCGGAATATCTAATGGGAGCTTCAAAAGATCATTTATCTATAGATGACAAAATGTTCGTAGAAGAAATATACGATTTAATTTCTGATAGACAAAGTCAAATTATTAAATTATCAATGAGTGGATTTAAGCAACAAGAAATTGGTGATATGTTAGATATTAGTCAAAGCAGAGTATCTGTTATTAAAAAGAAAACAATCAAGAAATTGAAAGACCAACTTAAAAACGATTAATATTTACTTAAATGTATAATAATCAATAGACACTTACTTATGTAAATACAAAAGTGTAATACATTTAGTAGGTGAGGTGTTTAATATGATAAAACGTACCGATGATTATTCAGTTTTCTCAAGTAAGGAACTCAATAAGATTGCTTCAGCTATTGAGAAAGCCGAAAGTAAAAAACTTTTTGATACATTTGATTCCAAAAAAGAAGCAGATGTTTGTGCAGCTGAGTTAAAGGTAAATGGATTCAAAACTGAAGTTGAAGAAACTGTAAATGGTAAGTTTAAAGTTTATACTGCTAAATTACAACATGTTTCTTTAAATGAAGCTGAAGAAAGTGGTCAGTTTAAAAAATTAGCTTGGGGAAGATATTGTTTTCAAAGAGAATCAGGTGTCGGCGAGTTGTTCAATTACAATTTTAACGATGGTACAATTTGGAAATTAGCGACAGATGAAAATGGTGCTCCAGTTTTAGTTAAAGAAGTTGAAGAGGATGAAGAAGAAACTCCAGTAAGAAATCCTCAACTCGCACAACAAACAAAAACAGCTGCAACAAAAAGAAAAGACGTTAGATATACTTCAGATGTTTCTTTCAAGACAATTGCAAACATACTTTACGATTCTTCATTTGGCGATGCTTTTTTACATGATGCAACTCCCGAAGTGAAACACGCATTATATGCAATGTTTAATCAAAAAATGGACAAATTGATTATTTCTAAATTGGCTGAACATGGAATTACTGATGACGATGCAGTTGATGAAATTAAGAAACTTGCAGCAACAGCATTGACTATGGAAGTTAATTCTAAATATACGCTAAGTAAATTTATCAACTCTGCTGTTAAAGAGCACTTGGAAAAAGTCGGAAGACAAAGAAAGTACTTTAACAAATAGGAGTGATGAAATTGTGAGTAGGATTAAAAAATTCAATAATAATAAATCTAAACCCCTAGATTATACTCTAAATGTAGAAGAGAACAATGAGTATGGAACGTCAGACCTCAACTGGCAAGATGATGGCGGAGTCAAAAATGACCACGGTCTAATTGACCCGTCCATCCCGTCTCTCACCGATCCTTCAATTAATGATTACAATAAGGGGTATGAAATGGAGCCGTATACTATGAGATATTTTGCTGATAGAAATGTTTTGCATCAAACAACAAAAGGCGAAACTTTAGCAAGTATCGCTAAAAAGTATTTTGGTCATGAAAACCAAGCTAGTAAAATCGCTGAACTAAATAGTGATTTAGCAAAACAACCAATTAAGGAAGGTTTAATGTTGATTGTTGGTAGAAGACCAGAAAGAGTTGCCACTAAAGAAGTTCAAGACATCACTTACACACCAGAGAATCTTGCAAAAGAGATTTTAACTTTATGGAGTCAAGTAGACGGTCCGATTCAAAACTTCTATGATGGTTTTACAATGAATAAAACCACAAATGAAATGAAAAAACAAATTGCAGAAATTCTTAAAGGTTGGGGATATGAAGTAACTCCAACGCTAACTGATGAAACTCCTAGATATGCTTCGAAAATCAAGGTATTTACAAAAATTTCTAAGTTATCTAAAGGTTCTATCATTTCGCGCTTAGCTGAACTCAATAAAATCTTTCCCACTTCTAAGGTTGCTAAAGCAATGTTTGATGAAGTAACGGAATTAGAAAAATCTAACATAATTGTTAAAAAAGCAGAAGCCATGGGTATGTTAGATTACTTCAAACAAATTTTCCCAGATGATTATGCTTCAGCTCTAATTGATGTTACTTTGGATAAACCTACTATTGGATTTGAAGAGTTCAAAGACATTCAACTTTCTGATGAAGCTTTAGATCAAATGGAAAAGATGGATAGTGGTAATCAAGATCCAGTTGGTAAGCCAAATGACGGTGGAATGGGCGGATATGATTCTACAACTCAAATGAGATCCGATTCTCCTAGTTCCGGTGGAGTTTCTCCAAGTTCATATGAAACTGGACCATTCAACGTTTATAAAGCAAATGCAGTAACAAATCGCTTAAAAAAAAAGTAACTGCTAATGCAATTGAGAATTTGCCTTTAAATTTAGTTTTAGATGCACTCTCAGTTGCATCTCATAATGTAGCAGCATTGATGACTAGAAATTTAGAGGTTCCTCCAGTGCCTGTTGAGACAGTTAAAAAACAGGATAATAATCAAGCTGAGAATCCCAATCAAGAAATACCAAAAGGTTTTAGACTTCCAAAAAATATCGTAGAGGTATTTGAGGTTTGGAAAGTATTTGTTGAGCAAGAGAGAAATCAAACAAATGAAGCATATGTTGTTTTAAGTGCTGATCATGTTGTTGAAGGTTATCAACAAGGCGAATGGGAAAATGTAGAGTATAGAGGTTTCTATACTACACTTGAAGAAGCTAAAAATGAAATTAATGGATATCTAAGATAGTGGGGAGGAAAACTCCCCCTACTTTTTATAACTCATAAGGTTAGGTGAGAAAAGATGAGCAAATTTAGTACTACAAACCCTAGTTTATTCACCAAACAAAATAAGGAGAATATTCCTGATTGGATGAGTAACCTAACGGATAATTTACAGATTAAACAACGTGAAACTATAGAATTAGAAGCAGAACAAAAAGGTGTATTTGCTGAAAGACAACAAGTATATCGCCCAGAAATGTCAGCTGATCCTCGTTATCTTAAAAATAATTATAACGAAACCAAGCTGATTTCTGAGTCTAAAATTAGCTTAGCTAAATTTCTAGTAGGTAAATACTATAAAGTTACCAGTACTAATGTAGGTACTGATTATGTTGCATTGGACGCTGTTCTTGATAGTGTTGGTGCAAATTTTCAATTTCCGTTCGAAATTAAAGCTGGAAAACTTACAACTGCTAATATTTTTTATGCAAACAATGGAGAATATCCATTTAGTAAAGCTGGATTAGAGGAAAGCTTAGCAGATATTAAGGCTGGCAGAACTAAAGAATCCAAAAAAGTGGAGGCTGTTGGTAAAGCGTATCTTATCAATAGAGAAGAAATCGTACGTCGCTATAATGGTTCATTAAGGCAAGCAACTGATAAAATTAATGAATTACTGCATGATGGAGTTATTATCGGAGCGGGAAGTAACACTTACGCTTCATTTTATGATGCAGACCAATTATTTCCGCAATTGGAAAAACAAGGCGCAAATGACAAAATGGGAGAATTCCATTTCACACCAAATCAAGAGCATGTAGCTTCTAATCAAGTTAAATCTGCAAGATTATTAACTATTGATGCTAATAACTACTTAGTAGGAGAATTTGGAAAAGATGTTTCTGTTAAAGAAGCTCAAAGAAATGGAAACGAATTACTTGTTAGTGCTGTTATCTTGGGGAAAAATGGTGTTAGAGAAAACATTAACTTCTCATTTGGCATTGAGGGTGAAAAGCTCTCTGGTATAAAAACAGCTCAAATTAATCAAAAACACTTAACAACCAATGAACTGCACCAACAATTAACTCAGATTGATAATTCGTTACTAAATAAATATCTTTCAACAGGCAAGACAGCTTCAAAACATGCGTATTCTGGCATGGTTCTAACAAGCAAAGATATTGAGTCTAAATTGTTCAAAACTGTTGAAGCAAGTCAAATTCCAAATGTTATTAAAAATTGGATTGCTGACGGCTTGGTAACCCCAATCAACAGCTCAACTTTTGCTACAGAAAAAACTTTTGAAGAACTTCTTCGAAGTGCTAATGTTGATATGTTAACTGACGAGCAAACTTCTGAAATTTCAGATTTACAAAAACACTTCGGTGGCGGTTTAGAGGTTGAAACAGATTTAATTAAACCTCAAGAAGAAGTTCGTGAAGTTGAAGATAAGGGTACTGATGAGCAAAGATTATTTAATGCTAATTCATTCATCAATAAACACTTGAAAAAATACAGAGTATCTTCTTTTAATAAGATTAATAGAGATTCTTATGCTATGAATGTTAGTTTAATGAATAAGGCTACTGGTACTCGTCATGATGTTCCATTCACTATTTCTTTCGATGGATCAAAAGTTGTTGAATGTGTTGCTTCTATCGGAGATCATGATGTTAGTATTAAAAACTTAGCACAAGCATTTATTAAGAACAAGGTTCTTGCTAAGTATTTACAAGATAAAACTGCTGGATTAACAGTTGAATCAATTGTTATTTCTAGAAAGAATCTTCAAAGAAAACTAGCATCAGTTGTTACAGCATCCAAAATCGATGAAACAATTCAAAAATGGTTGGATAATGGTTTGATGACTGAGCTCAATCAAGAAACTTTGGCAAGTGATCATTCATTCGAAGAATTGCTTTCTAAAGTCGCTGATGACTCTATTATTACTGACGAAGAACAAAAAGTTGCAGATTATCAAAGTCAACACTTTGGTAGACAGCTTAAAGTTAATACTGATGAAACAACTGAAGATACTGGCGTGAGAGATGTTATAGAATCTGAATGGTCTATTGATAAGAAGAATGTATTTGCATCTGACGCAATTGGTAGAATGTTCAAAGAATACATTGTTGTAGCTGCTGGTGAAAGTGAAACAACTTATTCTGTAGTTGCAGACGTTCGTAATCCTCTTAGCGGAACAAATCTTAAATTAGCTTTCAATTTTAACAAAGAAGAAGGTAAATTGAAAAATCTTGTTTCGGTTGCTCATGGTAATGAAGAGGTTCCAGTAAATAAACTTTCTGAATTACTAGCTAAAAATGTTTCTGAAGCTCAAAAACAATTTACAGCTCATAATAAAGTTGATAATAGAAGCAATGACAGAAATCTAATTAGCAAAAGCAACTTAATGGGTAAACTTAAAGTAGTTGCATCTACTGATAAAATCGCATCTATCATTGATGGTTTTGTTAGCAAAGGTTTTATTCAACCACTGAACAGTGCTACATTTGCAAGTCAACGCACAGTTGCTGAACTTGTAGCTTTAGCTGGAGATCAAATGAACGTTAAAGAAGGTAAAGAACAAATTCAATTGGCTAATAGAGATGAACATAGATTCAATCTTGGTTCTGCATACGAAATGCGTTCTGAAACTAGAGCTTTAGAAGTTCAAAAAGGTTTAGCTCCAAAATTGATAGAAGCTAAAAATAGCATAGAATCTACAATTAACAAGGCTGAATCAATGAAAAAAATAACTGCTAATAAATCTAGTTTGTTAAAAGTAGCTTTAGAAAACGCTGAATCTGCGAAAGATTTAGAGATGGTGGCAAAAGAATTACGCCGCTATTTCCAATAAGGAGATGTAGGTATGAATCCTTACATTAAGTCAAGCGAAAGAACAAACTTACCAAAAAACCAAGAGGCTGTCAATCAGCCTCTTGGCATTGATTATAGTCAATTATTGGGTTCTATGTCAAAATTAGACAAAATAGCCGATGAAAGAAAAACAAGTCTTGAAAAAAAATCAGCCTTAGAAGGTAAACTTGTAAAAGATTTACGCAAAACCTCTAATAATGAAAGTATATCGAAAGAGCTAGAAAAAACTGACTTGATTAATGATATTCAAAAATCAAGCATTATTCCTGTTCCTGGCTTAAAAATTGAGTATGAAAATAGTGGATCTCAAGATAGACCACCAGATAGTGATTTTATTGCTCCTCATGGACCAGTATGGTCACAATAACATAATAGTTTATTGGGGGAAATTGAAAGCAAATGAAAATTTTCAGGTGCGGTATGCCAGATTGTAATAATTATACCCCGGAAGAAGAGATTAAAAAGGTATGGTTAGATGATAAAACCATTATTACAATCTGCGAATCCTGTGACGACGGCAGTTTAAAGTCAGTTAAAGGCCAAGGTGATACACGTGAGTCGTTTAAGAAAATTGAAAAAATCAGAAGAGGCAAAAATCAATATAGACACGATGACTAAGATAGCATCACCCGCTATGGATCTTGATACGGAAATTCTTGGAAGTGGAGACATTGTTGGTCTATCCGCAAGAGTTGTAAACTGGAACCCATGGTATCAAGTTTATATTAATTATGATACAAACACTAGTTCTTTTTATGATGGTCCAGATGTTAAATCTGCATTTAGAATGTATTCAGATTTATTAACTGCTTTTAAAGGAGTATCGCGTGCTGAGAAGTTTGCAAAACAAATACCAGTACTTCAAAAGCAATTAGAGCAATTTGTATCTAATCCACGTAACAAAGGTAAAAATGACTATTATCATAATTTACTACTCAAGAAACCTAGCTTCTTAGGTTTTTCGTAATAAAAAGAGGTGGTACCGAGTGGAAACTAAAACAAGACTTAAAAAAATTGCCGATGAATCCGGCGGTATGGGTACTGGTTATTCAGCAGTACCCGTTCTTTTTGGAAATCCAGAAGAAATAGTTGATAATAAAGATGAGATAACAAAAAAAACATATGGACCTTCAATTTCGCAGCAATGGTTATTTGAACAACCAATTGACTATGCTGAACATCAATTAATGAGCTCTAATAAGAGAAGTAGACTCAAAAAATAAGCATTATAAAAAATATTAAAAAGTGAAATATTTTATAGTGTTAAGGCTAATATAATTACGTAATAATTATAGATAGTTATCATTTTGGTTTTTGAATAATTAAATTAAAGTTCAAAGACAATATAAAATTCTGTTAGGAGTGATTTTTCAAGATGGAAAACAAACATGTTTCAAAAAGAGGTTTATCTGCTTGGATGGAAGAATTTATTAATGGATTAGCAAAAAAGGCTGAAGTCGACACAAAAGAAGAGGAGACTAAAGAAGAAGTAGTAGCTGAAATTAATGTTGGTGACCTTGATAAAATTGTATGGAAAGATGAAACTTTTAGAGTAGCTTTTGATGAAAAAGGCGCAAACGTTATAAATGAATTTGGTAACACTGTTACTTCTATTCCAGATGTTAAATCTGTTGAAGAAGTAGATCACAAACTTAATGCTAATGAGATTGTTGCTGCTGAAGAAGTTAAAGAAGATGATTTAGCAAACGAATTGGATAAACTTGCTCTCTCCTTAGGTGAAGAAGATGAAATCCTTGAGGGTGAAGATGAAGACATTACTGCAAGTGTTGAAGAAGAAGCTTGTGATGTTCCACCAGTTAATGAAACTAAAGAAGCTGCAGTTGGCGAAGAAGATGAAGTTCTTGAGGGTGAAGAAGTTATGAACGTAATTGCTTCTGGCTTTGAAGAATTGGAAGCTACTATTGCTACTTTAGAGAAACGTCTATCTAGCATTGAACAACAATATGCTCGTGTTCCACAATTTGTTGATGATCCAGGTGCTACTCAAGCTATTCAAGATGAAGTTCAACACTTTACTGATTCAGCTAACCAATCAGCTCAAGAACTCGCTAAAGAAAAAGCTGTTGACATTACTTCTCCAGCTGGTCGCGTTGAGTTATCACAACACGCTCCTTCTGAAGTTCAACAAGCTGTAACTAATGATGCTCCAGTAGCAACAGAAACTCCAGCGGTTGAAGCACCTGCTGAAGAAGAACCTAAACCTGAGCTTGAACCTAAAGTTGAAGTTCCTGGTGAAAAAGATAAAGACGAAGATTGTTGCGAGGATTGTGGTTGTGAAAATGGAGAATGCACATGTGGAGAAGATAAAGTTGAAAAACTTAGCGGTGTAGCTGAAAAAATCTTCCAACAAGGTATTTGTCCAGAAACAGGTGAAGAACTTGTTAAATCCACTACTGCTGGTCATTTCCAAGGCGTGTATTCACCAAAAGGTGGTACTGAATACGCAGTTGATTTGAGAAGTGGAGAAATCTTTCAACATAAAAAATAATTAAACTTTTATATGGCCAACCGCATAATATAGATATATTAATAATTCAGGGTTAAGGAGCTAATTGAGCAATGAAAGATAAAGGACGTTTAAAAAAATCATATAGCAGTATGGATGACATGGATTCTTTTACTAGAGAAGCTATGATGTTCGGGGGCCTTGACCCTGATTTAAAAGAGTACTTCGATGATTTCAGATTGGTTAAGAAAAACAAAACAACCAAAAAGAAAACTAAGAAAGCTAATTTTGCGGTTGGAGATCAAGTAGAGACACGAGGTATCTTCGGAACTGTCATCTATGGTCCTTATGCTTCAGAAAATGGAAAAGATAACTATGAAATTGAAACAGAAGAAGGCGGCATTACTACCGCTGAAGATGATGGAGTTTCAATTAAAGCGTATGTTCCTCCAGTGGAAGAAAAGGAAGATGACGACTTATTCTAATTGGAGTTGTTGACAATGAAACGTTTAATGGCAAAAAGTGCTGCTTATGCAGCAAAAAGCGAACTAGAAAAACTAATCGGTTATTTGGTAACTAGACGTTCAGGCTTAAGACTTGAGCAAGACCACTTTGCAGATATTATTGATCATTTTCATGAAAATGGTGGTCATATTGATGGAATCAAAGGTCGTAAGGGACATGATAAAAGTGAACATTATGAAATGTTACACAACTCAATTGATCATGGTTTGAAAAAACACAAATTAAAAGCAAAAAACAAATAAATTATATTAAGACAAATACTCAAAAAAAGAGTATTTGTCTTTTTTGTAGCAAGCTATTTTTAATTTGTGCAATGATTTTATTATTAAAATAGAATTGCATAATATATTAAGCATATATTAGATGTTAAAACAGAGAAGGTGGTGTACCGCGTGAGTGATCGTATCATCACAAATGTTACCGAATCAGATTTTAAAATGGCAAAACAAGCTGCGATGAACGCAACAGGAAATAGTGGCATGAACAATAATCATGGCGGCGGAGCTATGATGCGTAGTGCGCTTTTACAAGATAAAAATGGCTTGCCTAAGAACATACAAAGAAAAATGGCTAATCCGTCAATGGGTAATATTAAGATGGGTAATCCTAACTTCTATCACCCTTTATTCCAAGCTATGAACATAATGCTCCCAAGAGACAGAAGGGAGCGTAATGAATGGTGCAGACATTTCTATAGAACTGAACCAATTATTGCTACGTCATTAGATTTACACACTGAATTTCCAATTTCAGATTTTAATCATGTAGTTTCAGATAATGGAATTAAAGATTTCTTTGATCACATGGCATTCGATCGTTTAGATTTAATAAGTCTACTTTTAGATATTGGACTAGAGTATTGGAAGATTGGAGACGTTTTCCCATTTGGTCAATTAAATGAAAGTGATGGAATGTGGGAAAGATTTGTACTCTTAAATCCAGACTTCGTAGATATTAAAGCTTCAATTCTAGCTGGTGATCCAGTTATTGAACTTATTCCCGATGAAACAGTTAAAGCAATTGTTTCTGCTGGACCGCGTGGAGATTATGCTTCAATCTATCAACAATTACCTGAAGATGTCGTGCGTCAAGTACGTATGGGTAGAAACATGAAATTAGATAATCGTCTTGTTTCTCATATTGCTCATAAGGCTGCTCAGTATGAAACTTGGGGAACACCTATCATGATGCGTTGTTTCAAAACTCTTATCTATAAGGATAAATTGAGAGAAGCACAAAACGCTATTGCAAATAGACACATCACACCATTACGTATCTTTAAAGTTGGTGCACCTGGTGAGCCAATGCCACAACAAGAAGATTTAGATTCTTTACGTGATACTTTAATGATGGCCGATGAAGACCCTAACTTCGTTCTAGTTTATCACTATGCCCTTCAAACAGATTATGTTGGTTCTTCAGGAAAAATTCTTCCTCTGAATCAAGAGTTTGATTTTATTCAAAAAGAACTTATGAATGGTCTTATGATTAACCAAGCCCTTGTTGATGGTACTGGTCCAACATATGCTAATGCTCAAGTTGGTATGGATGCATTAGCTAAGCGTTATGCTTCTTATCGTTTAAAGATGGAATCTTGGATTAGAAGAAAAGTTTACAAGCCTATTGCTGAAATTCAAGGTTTCTATAAACCAGCTACTGGAACTATTTCTAGTAAGTATTTAAGCGAAAAAGAACAAAGAAGATTGGCAAGTAAAAAAGAAATGAATCTAATCATTCCTGAAATTTCTTGGTCTCAACAAGATTTGACTTCTAACCAATCCGTTTTAAACTTTGTTCAACAATTGCAATCAAAAGGTCTTGTATCTATGCATACTATTTTACCTATGCTTAAGCTTGATCCTGAAACCGAAATGAAAAATCTTGAAAAAGAACGTGGAACAGTATTTGATTCCAACGCTCCTAAAGTTCCAGGAGGCGGCCCAGCAGCAGGCGGACCAAGTGCTCCTACAGGTGGACCTCCACATCCTCCAGGACCTCCAGGAGTTCATCCTCCAGCAAGTGGGCCACCAGGAGCACCGGGACATGGACCAACACCACCAACTCCTCCGGGAAAACCAGGAGCACCAGTACCTGGTGGTGATAAAGGACCAAACCCTCAAGCATTTGGTTTCCCTGGTAAGGGACCTGCTCCAACAGAGAAAGCTCCTTCACCAAATGATAAATCACAACAGAATGCTCCACCTCCATCAGTTGGACCAAAGCATTCCTCTAACAATTTATCAGATTTTTTAGTACAAAGCGGGGTTCAAGAAGAAACTCAGACGTCTACGGATCCCCGTTCTTCACAAACGACAAAAGTGAGACGTCAAGCGGAGACTCAACAGAAGAATTCGGAGAATTAATGGCTGTTGAAGAAGGTTGGAGAGAATTGTTGTTGAAGATGCAGGTGAGTGAATTGGCTAAAAAATATATTTTGTCTATCGATGAAGAAGCAAAAGAATGTTTTGAAAAAACTTTAGGGTTCATTCAAGATAGAATTAAAAAAGAGGTGCTTTCGGCACCTCTTATATCTAGCAATAATTTTATGAGAAATATAATTGAAAAAGAAATGGGAGATTTTGTTCAAACTATAATTTCTCTAATGGATTACTATGCTGAAGGTGTGTACTATAGCGGTAAACTAATTACTAGAAAGAAACTAAAGTTAGCAAAACAACAACCAAATCATGGTGAAAAATACTCTTTTACTAGTAATGACAAGCAATTCATTAATCTTTATAAGTCAAATAAATTAACACAACTCACCCTTCAATTCGATAATGCTATTGTTAATTATCTAGTTGAAAGAATAACTTCTAAAAAAATCCAAGGAAAGTGGAATTTAGATGGTGATGAAGATTATACTCATTTTGAATATAGTAAGCAAGAGTTGTCCGATGAAGAAATGAATGGAGTTATTAAGGTAGTTGAGAATTCTTTTTCTGGAGTATTTGATGAATTTATGGATGCAATAGCTAGAGAAATTATTCAGTTATTTAGAAGAGCTCAAATTGAGGAGTTTAAAAATCTTGGTATTGATGCTGTAGTATTTATATCTGAAGATGAATCTCTGTGTTGTCCCATTTGTAATGCTAGGTCGGGTAAAATTACAAGCCTGAGTGATTCAATATCCGACTATGGTGTTAATGGTGGTACTAATCATTCATTTTGTAAATTATCTATTGACCCAGTAATTAGCTATAGAAATCAAATTACAGATTTAAGTATATTGGCTGAAGTTAATACTCACGTAGAAACTTCTCCATTCATGAAACATAAATCAACATTTCTCAATAAAGAAATACACACGCATATTGATTTCAAGATTTCTAATTTTGAATTTAAAAATGTACCTATTGAGATGGAATACAGAGTTATTAAGCTCATTAAGAAATTTCAAATTTATGCAAAGCAATTTATGAGTGATACAACTTTTGTATTTGTCGATAACATTACAGATGTAGATGATTGGTTTCAATCTGTAAAGACTCACTATTTATCAAAAGATGAAAATGAGTTTAAAGCTAATAACGAAGCTTGTATTGCACAAGATAAACTTCGTTTTAAAATAGCGTCATTTGATTATGATAACATTTACTATGTTTCTCCAATGTCTTTCGATGCTCAACTAATTGAGAACATGCTTGTTAGAAAAATTGTTGGGGATAAGATTACAGTTACCGAATGGGTTAAAAATAGATATACTGAAAAAGTAAATTCTAAACACATTGGTACTGGTATTGCAGTATTTCAAGATCCATTTATAAGTTATCTGGCTCAAGATACTGCAGAAGATTATTTAATTGAATCTACTATAGCATATGTAAATCAACCAAATAAATTGAAATCAATAGACAAAAGTGTGTTTGACTATATCAAGGAGAATATTTTTAATTCAGTTGAATTTTTCTAATAAAGGCGGGTATTTCTAATATGGATAGAAAAGGTAATTTAGCTATCATATGCGATATCAGAGAAAATAAACCAGTTGGAGTAATTTGCTCTTGTCACGGTACTGGTGATGTTGCTTATTCAACCGAAGATAACTTACTTATGGAGACATTAAATATCATCCTAGATCATAAAATGTTTCTTTTAAACGAGGAAAAAGTTGATAATAAAAATATGATACATGAAGAAACAATTGACGTATTTGATAGCTATTACTTAATGGCTTTAAACTATGCTTTACCGTTTCCATGGAGAATTCTAGGTGTTACTCCAGTCAATGGCGATGTGGAAGAAATTGCAAACGAAGCTTACAATAAGCTGAAACAAGGAGGAGTTAATTTTGAGTAGATTAAAAAAAATTGCTAATGGTTCAGATCCTTATATTAATGTTAAAATTGAGAAGATGGTTTCAAACCCATCACAAAATCCAAATGAGGATAAGATTGATGCATTTTTGCTCGCTAAACAGTTAATTGCTGCATTACCTATTTCTCCATCAAACTCCGTAACTCATGTTCTTGCAGATGCACTTGCTGAAGGAGCATTAGGTTCAATTGAGGGAGACAATGTTGATTTTGGAGCTCTTCTTAAGGCAGCTCAAGATTTTTTAAAAACAAAAGGTATTTTAGTTGCTAAAAAAAAAGACTAGCAGGACCAAACAATCTTTATACTGATAAATATACTGATAATTTATATACAAACAATTATCTTGATATGAATAAAGATGTTCACAAAATGAATGGGACTACACCAAACAAAACCGTTTCTGATAAAGAAGATTATATTAGTAATAGTTTTGCTTTAGCAAAAGATCTAATTTATGGATTACCAATTGTTCCAAGATATGATTTACAAGCTCAAATGGCACAAGATATCGAACGTGGAGATTTTGATGACATTAGTAGTCAAGCTGATGCCAAGGCTAATTGGGATGCTTGGTTGGCTAGAGCAAAACAGATTTTAAGGGCTAGAAACATCATTATAAGCTAAATCTAAATACTTCCTCGCAAGGGGAAGTGTTTTTAGATACAGGTGAGTATATTCATTTGTATGATTATTATTTAATACACAATAGGTGGTGCAAAGGATGTCGTTTTTTAAGAGACTTGCAAAGCTTCAAAGTAAGGTAGAATTTTCCGGTGGTAATTTAAAGGTTGGAGTCTATGACGATGAGCTATCTCCAAATGAACCAGTTATGTGGTTGGTTGGAGAAATCACGGATATAAAATCAGCTTGTAGTTCTGCTGATTTGAGTAAAGAAGAAACAATTGATATTATAGAAAATCAAGGTTATGAAGAAGAAGATAAAGTTTTGGATGTAAATATCGTTAATGTTAATGATCAACTTTATTTTAATTTACCTGAAAAAAGAAAAACCATGGCTGCTGCAGTATTATTTAAGAATTTTTTAAATTACTACAATCAAAATTGGGGGAAAAATTCCAGTTATTGGATGCCAGTTCGAGCTGATTTTGCAAATTATGATTTACAGCAAACTTTTAAAAGAGCGGTAGATGAAAAGGGAGTATTTCCGGAAGTTTCAAAGCTTATCTCCGGTGAAACAACAGAGTCGGAATGGAATGAAAGTTACTACAACATAAATAACAGAGAGAATTTAAACAACAAAACTCCAGAATTAATAGCTGGTTTAAGAGAAAAAGGTGTCACTGTTGATGATAATGGTTTAGTTTCAAATACCTCACTAACTATATTTAAAGCAGCGTTAGACGAAGTATCTAGAAAAGTTTTTCAAGGTGCTGCTTTTGACAAATTAATCACTAATTATCTTAGAATCAAAATTGATGGTCCTAATGTTAACTATTACATTCCATTAAAATCTTTAGACTCTATATTTGGAAATGATAATGATTTTAATGCTTATCTTAATGAGCCAGAAGCTAAAATATTTAAAAAAGATAACTATCAAAAAATGATTGATGCAGAACAAAACATTAGGATTGTTCTTGATGGTTATTCAATAGATTCACTCAAGACATATGGACAAAATGTTGATCAGTTTTTCGAAAGCATCAAACAAGAATTGCAAAGTAGTAACGTTGCTAATACAATGAATAAAAGACTAATTAAAAAGAACTCGTCTAAATAAGACGGGTTTCTTTTGTAATATTACATGTAATCTCTCTTATTAATTATAAGAAGTTTTATTTGCTTTATTAGTTTAAAGAGAACTAAAAAAATAGGCGGTGAGCTAAATGATTAAATATACGCTACCTGTAAAAATTGCAGGATATAGTGATTCGGTTGCAAAAGTTTCATTGGAGCCAAATAAAAGACCAGATTTGTCAGTTTTGAATAGATCTAATACATTGAATATGGTCAAAACAGCTTCCAAAGTTGTAAAAATTGCTCCAAAAGAAGATGACTTTCTATATGTTAGAGTTAGAGCGGTATCTGCCGGTAACGTTATTGAACATGATAATGGATATGCTGAATTGGTTCCAATGGAAACACTTATGGATAATCTAGCAAAATATGGTAAACAAATCAGAGGCGCAAATGATAATGGAGATTTTTTCTCTTACGATGAATTGAAAAAAACTTACAAAACATTCATTGGTAAAGCTGCTTTCGTTGATCATCAAAACGAAAACGTTGAAGAAGCTAGAGGTATTATTTTAGACTCTATCTGGAATGAACGTGGTAAATTTGTAGAATTACTTATTGCTGTCGATAAAAAGGCTTTTCCAGAGTTAACTAGGGGCATAGAAATGGGCTACATTACAGACGTATCTATGGGATGCCGTTGTGGAAAGTCAATTTGCTCCGTTTGCAAAAACGAAGCTATTACAGAAGAAGATTTCTGTGATCACATTATTTCAGCAAAAGGTAGAGAAATTGATAACAAACCAGTATTTGAAGATAATAGAGAAATTGAATTCTTTGAAATCAGTTTCGTTAGTCAAGGTGCTGATAAGCAAGCTAAAATTTTAGAAAAAGTAGCTTCTAAAGGTGCTCCTAGAGTTGCTAAAATGACTACAAGTAACCCGTATGAAGCAGCATTATTAAAGGTCGCAAGTGAGAAGAACAGACGCCATGAAGGTGTTGAGTTTAAATCATTCAAAGATCAACTTAATAATCTACCTTGGAGTTAATTATGAAAAGATTAATTGCTAATGATGAAAATCCGGATGTAAGGGAGTTAGTTTTAAAAACTACTCCTGCTTATCCTTCTTTTCCAGATCAACATGATGATACATTTAAGGATAGTGACGAACAGTCTTATTCAAAAATGATGAATGAAAAAACAGTTGAACGTTTAGTTAAAAAAGAAGAAAAGAAACAGGTGGTAACTATGACTAAAAATACTCGTCTTAAAAAAATAGCAATGATGCCAATTAATATGTTTCAATCACAATTAGACCAAATTAGTGATAAAGGTAGAGATGTTTTAAAATCTATTGAAGATTACAAGTTCTTTGTTGATCAAGCTTCTCGAGTAATGAAAAACGATCCTGCGTTAACTGAAATGATTCAAGGTAAAAAGAAAAATCTTGAAACATCTGCACAATCAATTTATGATGTTGTTTTTGACATTGAAAACATGGACATTAATGCTATATATCAACGCCAACAAGAAGTCACTGATGAAAACAAGAATCCTGAACCAAAGGAAGAACAAAAACCTGAAGGTAACGGAGATAGTCTTGAAGACAAAATAGATACACCAAAATCACCAAGTGAAGCTCCACAATCACCTGGTCCGGAAAAGCCAGAAGCTCCAGAAGCTGTACCAGCTCTTCCAAATTCTCCATCTCCACATGCTCCAATTCCTGCACATCCTCCAGCAAAACCTGAAGGACACGAACAGCATGAGCAACCTAAGTCTAGACTTAAACAAAAAGATGATGAAGATCAAGAAAAAGTTGAAAAGTCTGACAAAGATTTTGATAATAATAGAATTTAAGTATATTCAAATATAGAAAGGGGAGAGCAAAGGTGAGTAATAGAATTGATGCAAGACAAAAAGTCGCAAGACAAACTGAGCAAGAATATGCACACACTTATCCTTTTGATGGAAAACAAGAAGGGGACTATCAATATCCAAATGAAGACAAGAGAGTTGGTTATCATGCTAACGATCCGGATGATAACAAGAACAACGAAGAACTTTACAACGTTCAACCAGAAGTTACAATTAATAATTCTAATCCGTTAGTTCAAAATACTCCCGTAGTTACATTTGATCCTATTGCAGTTGTTCAAGATCATAGACAACGTTCTTATAGAATTAAGAACAAACCTCAAATTTACGATAAAATGGATTTGAGCCCTGAAACATATGCTTTACCAAACAATCCTCGTGAAGATGAGGTTAATAAAATCAAAGAAACCGCCCAAGATTTTTACGAGCAAATTAATCAAGAAGAAGCAATTGATAGAACTAGCCCCAATGGAAGATTTAGTTTAGATGAACTAAAGGTAGAAGAAACAAAACCTACACAAACCGATACTTTTCAAGCTGGAGACCAAGTTGAAGATGAAGAAATGGGTTTAAAGGGTAAGGTTGCTTTTATTGGTCGTAATATTGTTTCTGTGGTTTGGAATGATAACACACGTGAACGTATGAATCTATCGGATGCTTCAAAGTTTTTAAAGAAAGCATATGTTGATCCAGTACAAGAACGTGTTAGTCCTTTAGAAACTCCTTCTTTTCCAAAGAGTGGATTAGAACAAACCATCAATAATGCTTTAAGTTCTACTGAGTCAAGTGAAGATGAAGAAGTTGAAGGCGACATTGACATTGAGAAGGTTAAGTTGCAAAGAAAGGTTAATGAATTGCAAGCTCAAGTAAATGAAATTGATATTCAAAAAATCAAAGAAAAAGCTGCAAGTGAAATAATTGATCTTATGCAAAAGAAAGGAATGCTTGGTAAAGCTGAAGAAGTTGTAGAATTACAAATGGCAGCAATTATGGCTATGGATGACCAAGCATTTGAAACATATAAGCAAGCAATTCTTGGAACAAAATTAGCTTCCGCTGCTGACGCCGCTGAAATTGAAGCCCTTCTTGGTGATGACGATTATTCTGATATTGAAGATGGTCAAGAATATGCTAGAACTAAAGAAGCTATGAAAAAGTCAGTGAAACCAGGTCGTTCTGTAGATGGAATTGAAATGGGAGATACTTCTTTCTTTGAAAATGGTGGTCTAGCATCTAATTTTAGAGCTAATGTTGGAGATTTTTCATCACAAACTAGTGGAAATTCTGGTAGTAATGAATCAAGAAAATTAGCCACAGCCAGTCAAGAAAGAAAAGCTATTAATAGAAAGGCTGATACTGGGTTAGATTTTTCAAGTTTTAATAATTTGCAAGGTTTAACTACACCTATTAATATTCCAAATAAAGATATGAATGCTGGTGCAAAGTTTGCCGATCTATTTAGCGATATGGGCTGGTCGGGAACTCCAAAAAAAGGTAGTAACCTAAGAATTGGTAGATAATAAAAATAAAACTATTAATTTTTCTGGAACTAAAGAAACAGTAAGAGAAGGTAAATTTTATATAAGATGTTACTATTATTATAGTGACATCTTTTTTTATATAAATATGAATTGATAGATTGAGGTAGGTCTTTCAATTTAAATTTTTTATTGAGGTGAAAAACGATGGGATATCAAGTTAAAGACACGTTGCTTCCTGCTGGCGTGAACCGCCCAGGTACAAGATTAAACCCAGTCGGCGTAATTATTCACGAAACAGCAACTCCAAATGCTACAGATGAAGCGGAATACCGTTACTTCTGCGGCGGAAATAGAAATGCATCTGCTCACTATTTTGTAGATTACGATTCTATTTCTAAATTCATTCCAGAAAACGAACAAGCTTGGCACGCCGGCCCTACAGCAAATAAAAGGTATGTTGGTATTGAATTATGTCATTTTGATGAAGAAGCTAAATTCCAAGAAATTTGGAAAAGAGGCGTGTGGTTAGTAGCTGATATGTGTAAACGATACGGATGGAACCCTAGTGAAGCTATTCACTCGCATCACTGGTGCTCTCAACAATGGCGCGAAACAAATCATTCTGATCCAGATGATTACTTTGCAGATCATGGTCAATCAATGGCTAGTTTTATTGCTGATGTTAAAAAAGTACTAAATCAAAGCGCTACACCAAAATACAACGTTTATCAAAACGACAATTTGCTAAGTAAATTTGCTGACTACGATGATGCCGTTCAAGAAGCTAAAAAATGGTCTAATTCATCAGTTCGTGAAATAGCTACTGGAAACTGGGTCTGGAGTAATATTCCAGCTAAAAAAGTTTTCAAGATTAACGTAAATGGTGTAGAAGAACATTATGACACTGTTGAAGAAGCCTATAAGAGAGGTTGGGACTTGCTAAAGGCTGGATACAAAGATGTCTTTGCAATCGAACCAGACGGTGTATATACTTTTGCTAAACACCCCGAAGATAACCCTTATGCATATAGATTAAATGTAAATGGCGTTATCGAAGTATATTTCAACAAAAAAGAAGGATACGACAGAGGCTGGCAATTATACAACAACGGCTACCCAGGTGTTGTCATGACAGACCCAGATGGTATCTATACTTTCGATAAACACCAGGATGAAAACCCTGCTAAAAAAACTATTCCAACTCCACAACCTACTCCAGTTAAGGGCACTTTAATTAAAGGTTTATCTGAAGTTACTGATGGAGATGCTATAGATGCATACATCAAACAACGTAATCCCAAAGCTCCATCAGTTGGTAAGGCATATATCAAAATCGGTGCTCAATTAGGCATTCGCGGAGATATCGCTATTTGCCAAGCTATCAAGGAAACTGGATGGTTTAAATTTGGCGGAGATGTAACTGCGGATCAAAATAATTTCTGCGGTCTTGGAACTACTGGTGGCGGAGTAAAGGGTGCTTCATTTGCAACAGTTGAAGAAGGTGTAATGGCTCACATGCAACATTTATGGGCTTACATCACAAATCAACCACTTCCAAATGGCATTCAAGTAATCGACCCGCGTTTCAAGTTAGTACAAAGTTTAAACAAAAATGCTAACTCATTTGAAGATCTTGGCGGTCGTTGGGCAGTTCCTGGATTTGACAAAAATAAATACACTTCATTTGATGAGGCATTTAAAAATAACGCGACCTACGGTCAAGATATTGTAAAAATGTTTGAAGCAATGAAGACTGCTGTTGGTACTACACCACCCGCTACAAAACCAGTACCACAAGAAAAACCTACATCTGATAATGAAGAATTTGTAAAACGTACGGAAAAGAAAGATGTTTTCTATACATTTACAAATATTGATAGCTACAAAATCTTATCAGTTGTTGTTGATGGTAAAGGTTACGTAAGAGCTTCAGATATTGCCGATAGATTTAATCAGAAAGCACTATTTGATAATCAAACGAGTGAGATTGTTATATCTAGTTTACCTCCCGCAAGAAAACCATACGATGCTCCAGGTGACAAGCAAATTGTAAACATAGATGTGTATTACACGGTAGCTCATCTTGGAAACTCAGACATGGAAGCTTTAATTATTGATGGGAAAGGGTTTGTTAGAGCAACTGGTATCGCTAAAGCATTTGGTTATGCAGCTAAGTATGATACAAAGGCTCAAGAAATATTCTTTGTGAGATAACTATAGGAGGTGCTCGCAATGGAAATTGTTGCATTAATTATTCCTTTTATTGCTTTAGCTTTAATTTCTGTTATGGCTGATAGAATTACTTTGGTTCTGCAAGCTATCATGAAACGTATTCCAAGACTACCAGATCAGTTTGAATGGTGGATTGCTTATTTCGTTGTGTTAGGAATAAGTTATGTTGTATGTATGGAGGGCAATTTCGATCTCTTTAGATACCTCAATATTAACTTTTCTAAGCCATGGGAAGGTTGGTTATTAACTGCTTTAGTCTTAAGTGGTGGTAGTTCTTTCGTAAAATCACAATTTAATATGATAGATACCATTCCAGGTGTTATATCTGGTGTTACTACTGCTATTAAGAATATGGTTGTACCAAACAGCAAGGAACAACAGCAGTCGAAAAGCTTAAATGAAATCGACACACCTAGTACTTCTAGTGAATTGAGCGAGTCTGGTTCAACTGAGATTTTCAAAGATTCAAATCGTTTCACGGACGATATTTAAGGAGGTGCATTAGGATGAACGAATTATTTATGGCGTTAATTCAAGATTTGGCTTATGCTTTAGTTACTGTCGGTGTTGGTTTTTTAATCGCTTTCCTGAAAAAGAAAATTGGCGTAGAAAATATGAAGAAAATTCAAGAGCAATCACATTTGATTAAACAAATTGTTGAGATGGGCGTTAAGTACGCTGAACAAACTTTCGAATCTGGTGAAAAATTGGACCATGCGATTGAATGGATTATTACTACGTTAGCTTCTAAAGGAATTAAGGTGGAAGAGAAAGAGATTAGAGGTTTAGTTGAAGCAACCATTCGTGAACTTAAAGATCAGTTCGGCGAAGAATGGGGAAAAGCAACTAGCAAGAAGGAAGAAAGCAAAGATGTTACAATAAATATTTAAAAAAAGTTACTCTTTTTAAAATAATTAAAGGGGAGCACAATAGCTCTCCTTTAATAATAGTATTAAATCAAGAAGGGCGTTTAATCTGGTCTAAAATAAAGTGAAAAAAACTTACAAATATTTTAAATCAGCGGTTATATAAACTTCAAGATTCCATATTTCTAATACGAAAGAGAACAAAAGAGACCATGATGCTTCACTTTGAAGAAGAAGAGATTAGATAACGCACTCGCACCCTTTCTTTTCTCAGATTCAAATATAGCCAGTCTCGGAAAATCCAATCAATACAATAATAAATTTTGTAAATGACACTCGGAGGTGTTTTAACATGGCAGGTGGATTCAAAAAATTCGGTCCTACTTATAACTCTACACCATTTGTAAGACTTGGTTACGAGGGAACTTTAAACGGCGCACATGACGTTTCAGCAGCTATAGTTGCTACTGGTGGTAATGACGGTACAGGTGTAACAGGTGAACTTGCTGGTAAATTTGCAGCTATAAAAGCAGACGGAGTAGGTCTTGCAACTGCAGGCGGTAAAGATGCAATCGGTTTATTCCGTGAAGATTTGGGAGATATGATTAATGCTTCTTTGAAAGCAACTTTCTACTTCCGCGGCGGAGAATATTATGTTTCAGTATCACGTACTACAGCTACTACAGCTACAATCGCTGTTGGTGACCAAATTACTTCTGATGCAAACGGTAAATTAGTTAAACTTGACTTAGTTGCTAACCCAACTCACAAAGCTCTTGGTGTTTGCACACACGTAGGTGCTTTCACAGCTGGTAACATGTATGCACACGCAGGAACTGCTGCTAATGGCGGAGACTTTATCGGATTTATCCTATTCATCTAATCTAAAGGAAAAATGGAGGTGTCAAAAATGAGTGAATTAACAAATGATCAAAAAGAATTTTTAATTTCTAAAGCTCTTGAAACAGAAGAAGGAAGAGTTGCTCTAGCTCAAGCTATGGCTAACCCAATTCGTGTATCCCTTGACTATCAAGGAGTAGGACGTAAATTGTTAGTAGTAGATCCATTACCACAAGGCGCATTGCCTGTTTACGATAAAGACGTTGATGCTAAAGCGTTCGTTATCTCAAAACGTGGTCAAGTACCTGATCAAGTAATCGAAGGCGACAGAATTCAAGTTCCTACTTTCGAAATCGTTTCATACCCACAAGTTCGTTTTAGCCAAGTTAAAGAGCGTCGTTTCAATGTTATCGACCGTGCTCAACAACGTGCTAAATCCGATATCATGGCTGTTGAAGATGCTGAAATCTTCGCATTGCTTGATTCTTCAGCAACTGCAGTTAACCCAGTAACAGTATCCACTGGTGGTTTACAACGTACTGCTTTAACAAAAGCTTTCCAAGAAATCGAAAAGCATGACCTTGTTGTTACTAAAATCGTTATGAACGCTTCTCAGTTCGCTGACATCCGTTCATGGGGACAAAACGAATTCGATCCAGTAACTCAACACGAAGTATTACAAACTGGTCTTTTTGGACACATCTGGACTGCTGATATCCTTATCAGTAAGAAAGTTCCAATGGGCGTAGTTTATGTAATGGCTGACCCTGAGTTCGTTGGCGTAATGCCAATTCGTCAAGATATCCAAGTCATCCCAGCCGACAAACCAGAAGAGCTACGCCTTGGGTGGGTTATTTACGAAGAAATAGGCTTGGCCGTAGTAAATAGCTTAGCTATCGCAAAAATCACAATTTCTTAATCTTAAGAAATCATATAGAAGGAGTGGAGAAATCCACTCCTTTTTTATTTGTTTATTTATTAAGCTATTTTTTATATGATATTTAAAAATGTAAGGATGGAAACAATCTAATGGATAGTTATGAATATGTCGTTTGTAGGATATGCAAAGAGAAAAAAATGCAATTAAATGTACACATAAAAAATAAACACAATATGACTGTTGATGAATATAAAGAAAAATTCCTGAACTCACCAATAACATCTCAAAAAATCATAGACAAAATAAAGAAAAATAAAGTTGAAACAAAGGAAGAACGTTCTCGACAAGCAAAACAAGACTTTGCCGATGGAAAAAGAAAAGTTTCTAAAGGTTTTGGAAGAAGTATTGGTGGTAAACGTGGAGATTTAAACAATCAATATTTTAGAGCAACTTGGGAAGCAAATATTGCTAGAATATTAAAACTAAAAAATATAGATTATAAGTTCGAAGAAACATCTATGCCCTTATATGATGAATGTGGTAATTTAAAGTTTGCTTACAATGTAGATTTCTATTTACCTAAATATCTATAGATATATAGAAGTAAAAGGGAAATGGGAAACTGATGCAATTGAAAAGGTAAAACTGTTTAAAGAACAATATGGTGAAAGGAAATTAATTGTAATTGAAAGAGACAGATATAGAAAATTAGAAAGATGGTTTTCTCATAAACTTCCGTTATGGGAAAATGATAAAAAAAATGTTAGAGATAATCCAGAATTTTATAAATCAGATGACGAGCAATTAATTAAAGATAATTATGAACAATGTTTAGTTTGTTCTAATTATTATAAAGACTGGATGAAACATCTAATACATTCAACTGATAGTAAACATATTGAGTTTTATGACGGTCAAATAAAAATCATTAAATCTTTATTTAATAATACAAACATTAATGCTCGTACGGATTTAACAAAATTTGGAGTTCATTTCAAATATAAAATGTGCAAGAGTGTTTGGTATACTGAATTTAGTAAAGAAGAGCGAAAGAAAAGAGCAGATATACTTACAAGTTTAGGCAATGTTGAAACTAAAAATAAAAAGAAGAGTTAATGGGAGAAATGACACATGGATATTCATTGTAGTGATGGAAAATGTCCTATTTGTGATAGTTTGTTGATTGAACTTGATCAATATGATGGTTGGGATCTATCGGATAAAATGTTTCAATGTAAAAATGCCTGTTATTTTATTGGAAACAATAATAGCTATTCTGTCTTTCGATTTTTCAATAAAGATCCTTACATATCTTTATTTCATGATGATTCTTATTTTATTAGTTATAAAGCAACTAGAGATAAAATTGAACAAACAATCAGATATTGGAAAGAAAATGATAGATATTTAATTGGGATAATGGCAGGTGAGTAAAATAGATATTTATTGTGAAAAAGAGATTTGTCCCATATGTGGATCTAAAATGCAAACAAAAGAAAGTTATCTGTATAGAATTTGTTGTAAAAATAAATGTTATGAATATGTTTATTGGTTAGGTGAACCAGAAGTTCATACTTTTCTAATTTTTGAAGAAATGGTTAGATGTCATTATGATGAGTATAAGAAAGAGACGGAAATAGCAGTTAAAGAGAAAATTAATTTTTGGAAAGAAAACGATCGGTACTTAGTAAAAATAATGAATGTATAAAATAGGTGATATAAATGCGAAATAAAATAAATTTTAAACTTGGAGAATGCCCAATATGTAGAAGCAAGATGTTTGACGAAGACAAGTATGGTTATTCAACATGCCCTAATAAATGCTTTTGGTGCTTTATTGATAGATACACTGCATTTGCCAATGTTAAGATTTTTGATGAGCCAATACTTTACAACGTAGAAAAATTATTATTTGATGACGAAGACTTAGAAGAATTCTCAATGCATCAAATTAGATTCATGGAAAGATTGATTTATTGGAGAAAGAATGATAGATATTTAATGAAGATTATGGGAGTGGATTAAATTGCGAGATTGTCCAATTTGTGGTTCAAAACTTCATTATAATATTTATAGTGATGAGTATGGAAGAACAGAAGAGTCTCATGAGAAATGTGTTAATGGTTGCTATTCTGAAGATTATGCGTATGGAACTACAAAAATTTTGATATTTGGAGAAGAATTTTATGAACACTATGATTTTAATAAAGAACAGTGTTTTGATGTATCCAATAAAATAGAAGACACTATTAAATATTGGAAAGAGAATGATAGATACTTGACCAAGATATTAACTATTAACTAATGACTAGAAGGTGGAGAAAATGAGTGAAATAGATGTTTATTGTAAGGATAACAAATGTCCAATATGTGAAAACGATCTCATTCATCTTAGCGATCTTTCTGCCTATTGTGAAAATAAATGTTATGAGATACATATGGATGGTGAAGAGAGAGTGTATGCAATCTCTGTATTTTATGATAGAGACAATGAAGATGAAACTTATTTTAGTATTAAAAAGCAAATGGTGAAGATAATTGAGAAGATTGAATATTGGAAAGAGAATGATAGATACTTAATGAGAATCCTTGTTGGGGAGTAAAAATACTCTCTTTTTATTTTGTTAAAAAATAGGACTTAATAAATAATAATTATTTATCATTAAAAATGAATGGAGAGAATAAAATTGAAATTAACAATTGGGACAATGTCAGATACCCCTAAAAGTACAAACAGGTATGAAATTGAAGTTAAATTTATGCATGGTGACGCGGATGCTTATACTAAGGAGTATGTTAGAATTCCATCTGAGAAAATTGAATTAGTTGAAGAAGTACTTGCAACATTACATAAGTTTAAAAATCTGCCATGGAATGAAGCTCGTAATTCTTATTCTAAGCATGCCGAATATAAACTTTGGTTTGGTCATGAATATCTTGGTTCAATGGATGGCGAACCAGCTTATGATGAAGATTGGCCCGAAGAAATCACTTACGAGAAATGGGAAGAAATTGGTCAATATAGTTTTGAATGGCCGAGAGATGTAACTTATAGAGAAATTGATGCTAGATTAGATGGTTTTAAGGTATTTTATTACAATGAGAATGGTGTTAAGTTTAATGTAGAGGTTGAATTTTAGAGAGCTAGAAAAACAAATGTAATGATATTTAAAAATGACATAAAAAAAGAGTAGCTTTTAAGCTACTCTTTTTATTAGAAATTAAACTGTTGTACCTGCAGAATCTACCCAACCAGTATTAGCTGTATTTCTCCAGATAGGTTTTCCAAGAGTTGTATCAAAGTACATATAGCCTGCATACATAATTGCTGTGGTAGTAGGTCTTGCTGCTGTTGTTCCAGAAGGAATTTCAGTATTCCAAGTTGTACCCCAGTCGTATGATTTCTCTAATTTTCCGCTTGTCATACGAGAAATAACACTTCCCATCAATACCTTTGGTGCTGAACCAGATCTCCAGAATGCAGAACCTAAAGAGCATTGAGATTGAACCATCAATGGAGTTCCATTACCAACAGATACGTTATTGAATTTAACATTAGACTCAAGAACTGTTCCAGTTTCCTGTACATAACATACGCTTCCTTGACCAGTTATATCAAACGCTTTAACAGATTTCCAGTAACCTTTAACTCCATTATTATCAAATATGATTTGAGATTGAACAGCGTTATCAGATTTAATAATACTAAGTGGAGCCGCTAATAATCCAGGTGCTGAAGAATCAGTTTGTAAGAAGCTACAATTACGAATTGTCAATGTAGTTTGACCGAAACATCTGATTGCGTGCATATATTTTGCGCCTTCAAAATCAATACCGTCAAATATTACGTTTGGAGTAATACCAACTGCTCCAGTGATATAATCTTTACCAATAATAATTGAACCAAGTAAGTCTTGATCTGAAGATAAATTTGCTCCACCAGAGAATTGTCCACCAAAGAAGTGATATCCTCCACCGTCTGGACTCATGTGGACAGCAGCAACAACTCCAGAAAACCAACCACCATAGAAGTTAAGATCACTACCACTTTCTGGGCCTGATCTAAGGTTTACGCCGACAGCTCCTAACATAGCTCTACAGTTGTTGAATACGGTTCCGTAGCAATTACTTATAAGATCGAAACCAATTGACATTTTATGAACCGTTACGTTTTCAACATTGAACTGTCTCGTACTTACTAATTTTACTCCTGTCCAGTAATCTGTTGAATAGTAAGTAGTTTTACCTTCAATGAAAATGTCCTTTAGGTAACCTGATGAGCCAATAGGAACTGAACCTGCAGCTGTACCAATAGTTAAAACATCGAATGTATAAGTATCTGGAACGATTTTAGTTAATGTTCCGCCTGCTCCATACATCATGAAGTTTCTTACAGGGGCTGTTAATCCAGCAGTGATTTTGTAAGTACCAGCTGGTAAGAATAATGGTAGTTTAGCGTTTGTTGCTGCGTTTATTGCGTTTTGTATAGCTACCGTATCGTCTGCGACTCCATCGCCTATAACGTTAAATTCTTTTGCATTTATTGAAAGTTTGTCTTCAAGTAGAACTATTGTTCCATCTGTAAATAAACTTTCTGGTAAGTTGTTATAGTCACTGTTGGAAATAGTAACTTCTTGATTTTCAATTAATTTTAGAAACTTAACATCCTCGTTGTTTGGATACAAAGATAATATTAATGTTTCAGCATTAACACCAGCATCAAAACCTGTAAATTTGATTTTTTTTGACATAAAAATCACCTCTATTCATATTTTATTATGCTATTTCTCGGTGCAAATATTTTATATTTCATGTTACCTTAAATATTTTTATCTTAGTATCCGTTAAAACCTGTATCATAGGAAGTTAATTTTCTAGCTTGAACCGAGAAAACAACCGAGTGAGCTGCTCCATCTGTCCATCCAGCTGTAATAGTTAGTACCCCTGCAGTCGTTGGTGCACTAACGGTCAAAACGTTAGCTCCAAATCCACTTCCCGCTGAGAATTTTGAACCATTACCCAAATTCTCTGAAGTTAAAGTATCATTGGTTGCATCATAGTAATTAACTAAATACAAAGTATTACCCATATGATCTTTACTTCCATTCAATTTTGCAGTAACAGCAACTAGCCACATACCTGCTGATGGTAAGGTAAAGGTTGAAATTGATGGACTTACTTGAGAAGCAATTGTTACATTACTTTCACTTGTAACCATTCCATAACGACCATCCGCCTTTAATGGTATTAATTTATTTACTCCATTTGTCCAATTGACTGCGTGTTCATATGATTTTCCTTTAAAGTTACCGAATAACTTAACTGAACCATTTGCGTTATCAGCTCCACCACTACCAGTTGCGAATTGCATGATATTTGGGAACATATCAATACCACTGAATCTAAATGTAATTGATTGAGGGGAAGCAATTCCGTTTGTGTAAACATCAAGAACTGGAGTTGTTGTTCCTGTATAAGCATAAATATTTCTTACATCTATAGTTGTTCCATCAGGGTTTGTAGAACCATTAACTTGTGAGCGAATTAATGAAACATATGGTGAATTTCCAACTATTCTATGAACAACATTTTCTAAAATAAGTACCGCGCTAGGATTTCCACAATGGAATACATGCGTAAAATCACCGCTGTTACATTCTAAAAATAATCCTGAAAATTTTACAGGAAAACTTCCAACGAAAATCAATGTTTTAATTCCACCGCTTGACCAACCAGTAGTTAAGGACATATAACTATCAGTAAAATTACAGTTTTGACCTTGAAGTTCCATTGTATAGCCACCAGGTGGAGTACCCGGCATAACAAAACGACAACCAATAAACACTGTGTCATCTTGGTTACTACCTATTTTAAGCATTCTAGGGCAACCGTTCCATGTACATCTTAAAAAAGTACCGCCTGTAAGCATACCTGCTTCAACTACTCCGCCACTATCCCCACCAACAGCATAAACATTTGCATGTGTATTTGTAAACCATAAATCTTCAAATAAAGTTTGAGCACTACCTGCACCACCGCCAGTACTTGAACTACCAAAGATTTTTAAACCAACTACATTTTGAGCACTAAAGTTAATTCCTTTAATGTATTTACGTTCTTTGTAGTTTAGATGATAAAAATCAATCATGAATGAATCTACATATTGCCAAGTTACTGTTCCGTCTCCTGATGTTCCACTTGCATGAGATGGTGCTGTTGAACCACTTGTACCAGCCACAGTTGCTTTGTAAATTTTCCCATTTGTTGACAATACATAGCTATTTAGTGCATATGCTGTTGTTGCTGCCCAATTTGAATCATGTCTTCCTACAAAAGAAGGTAATGCTTTTATAGCACTAGAATGATTTGACAAACCGTAAAAAGGAGCTTTAAAAACAATTGGTTTGCTTATCATAAATGAGCCTGCGGGAAAATAAACAACCTTGTTATTTGAGAAAGCATAATCAAAAGTTGCTAATATAGCATCTGAATCATCATTTACTCCGTCTCCAATTGCTCCAAAACTTTTAACATTTACAATATCAATACTTACTTTTGTTAAATTAACATCTTCAACTAAAACTATAGTTCCATTTTCAAATAAGCTTTCAGGCAAACTATTGTAGTCATCTTCAGAAATAGTAACTTCTTGATTTTCAGTTAATTTTAAAAATTTAACATCTTGATTATTGTGATAAAGAGACAATGTTAATGATTCCGCATTAACTCCAGCATCAAAACCGGTGAACTTAATTTTTTTCGACATAAAATCACCTCTATTTATATTATCTATGATGTTATTTCTAGTTGCAATATTTTATATTTCATGTGACTTCATATATTTCTATTTAGATTCTGTTCAAGTTTGCCAACTAAATATATATAATATAATTAAAAGGTGGTAGATGAATATGTGGGATGAAAAGATACTAATGAAACAACTTGACGATTATTTTAAGAATATAACTAAAGAGCAGTTGTTGAAGGATTTGGAAGAATGTGATTGTTTACATTTGGTTGAAGATGTAAAAGAAGCTCCTTATATTAGTGCTATTGAGATAAGTAAAAATAGAAAATACAATCCGCATTATGGAGATAATAGAGTTTGTGAGTGTAATCATGTTTATTATAGACATTTTGATAGTTACGAAAACAACTATCCATGTGGATGTAAGTATTGCCAATGTGACACCTTTAAAGAGAAGGTTGAGAAAGATGGAAATTGACATTTATTGTAAAAATAGAAAATGTCCAATATGCGAATCAAATATTGTTGTAAGTGATTTTTACAAATTTGATTCTGTATGCGTAAACAAATGTTATGAGATATACAGGAGCGATATTTCAAACGGGTATGCTGTTTCTATATTTTATGATGAAGATAATGAGGAAGAAACTTATTTTAGTACTAAGACACAAAAGAAAAAGATAATTGACAAAATTAATTATTGGAAAGAGAATGACAAATATTTAATGAGGATAATTGTCGGTGAATAAGAAAAAATTTAAGAATTTTGAGTACTGTTGTCCGGTTTGTGAATCTGAAATGACATGGTATAATGGTAGCAATAAAATTTGTAGAAATGGTTGTTATACCACGTATGGTGGATATGGATATATAGATTACTATGTGTTTGATGAAAAGGTTGCTTCTATTTGGGATGACGACAATTTTATTGTAAAGTATTTAGATAGAAAAAGCATCAAGAAGAAAATTGAGTACTGGAGGCAAGATGATAGATATTTATTGAATCTATTGTCAAAATAATTATGATTGATATTTATATGCAGAATAAAAAATGTCCAATATGCGATGGTAGGGTAAAGTTTGATGTTGAATCTATGGCAACTAATTGTGTAAACGGTTGTTATACATTTGGATATAATGAAGTCAGCGGAAGCGATGTTTCTATTATTGTAAATTTAGATGGAAATAAAGGTTATTTTAATCTAGTTAAGCGTGATGGAGAAACAAAATACAGAAAACAAGAGACTCAAATTAGAGAACGCATTGAGTATTGGAAAGAAAACGACAGATATTTGATAAAAATCATAAGTGATTAGGAGTGGAGAAATCTACTCCTTTTTATTTTGTTTGATGTAATATAGTTCAGATTACTTAATTTACTATTTTTTAAATAGTGTAGGAGGTAATCTGATTGCGTAAAACATATATTATTTTATCCGATGTAAGTAAGACGTTCACCTATTTGAATGCTTACAATAGAAAAAACAATTCATTTGAGGGAGAGCATTCCATGCTACATAATGCTTATTCTAAGGATGGTTTTTTCTTGAATAGATTTTTAATTAATAATGAGAACAATCCTGTTGTTTTGGTTAGTAATGAAACAGACAAATATGCTGAGACAACTAAAAACTATGAAGATCCTTTTGAAGATGATATCGAAAGGTATATTGAAGAAAAAATACTTAAAGAGATTGAAAGAACTCAAGGTATGTTTAGACAAAGAGAAGCAAGCGATTTTGACTTTACTGTGTTTAAGAAGTTCATTGAAGAAGAACTAACTGACATAAAGAATGAACGCGCTATTGACATTGAGGATAGATATATTAATGAGGGACAAAAGATGTTTGCTAAAAAGATATTAAGAATGATTAGTGAAGTAGAACAAAAGAGAAGAAACAAGTAGGAGGAAAGTTAAAATGAGCAGATTGATTAAGAAGTCAAGCAAAGATTTGCAAAGTGAAGTATACAATAAATTAAAAGAGCATTATCCGAAGGATGTTCTTGGTTGGGTAAAGAAGGCTAATTGGAGTTTAAAGACAATAAAGCTCTCAGACATTAACATGTCACGTCGTCCGGGTGGTCGTAATATGGGTAAGGTTAATGGTATAGCAAAAGCTGTTCAAGATGGTCAAAAGATGGATCCAGTAGTACTTGTTAAACAATCAACTGGTCGTTATCAGGTGGCTGATGGATATCATCGCACATTGGGATTCCAAAAAGCTGGTAAAGATAAAATAAAAGCTTATGTTGCGTCAGATGTCGGGGACGACGGTCCGTGGGATGAAGAAATGCATGAAAAGAAATTAAATGTAGAGCCTGGCAAAACGGCAAGTGTGTCTATTAGTAGACTTTATAAAATTGCAAAACAACACACTGATTGAACAATATAGGCGTTATGAAGAAATAGACATAAGTCTGTTTCTTTTTTATTTCATTTCAAACTTATTCACTAAATATATACAATATAATATCAAACATAGGGAGAGATTTTATGAAAAGTACATCAACATTTACCTTTAATGAGTATGAACCAGGCATGTTTAGTTTTTCTTCACACGTTGAAGTTCATTATTGTTCGTATTGTGGACAGAAGGCGCAACGTAAGGATGTTGGATGTTCTCACAACAATAGATGGGATGAGGAGATTATTTATTTCTGTTCATGCGAAGATGCTCAACAAGAACAATTGCTGAAAGAAGAATTATCTAAGGCTGAATCTGAAGTTTATCGTTTGAAAACAAAATTAAAAGACATGAAGAAACTAGAAGACAATGAAGTTTCCAATAAAATGAAATACTCTAATGAATTAGAAGGACTTAGAAAAAAATATAAAATCAAATAATAAGATAAAAAGGGAATGGATTTTACTCCACTCCTTTTTTCCTTTCTCTTTTTATTATTTCGCTAGCAATTTCCAAATCTCCAGCTACGATACCTTCATGTCTATCTTTTGCTAAAGAATATGTGGCTGGCACGTATTTTGTGAAACTATTTTCTAAAGCTTCTATTCTGCTTATTAACATTTGATTTTTCTTTTCTTCTTGTTTTCCGACTTTAACAACTTTAACTAATGGATTTTTGCCAAAGCTGGATTGAAATTCAACATCATTAATTTGATCTTGATTATTAATGATTTCTTGAAGTAAGTGATCGTAATAGTATGTCTGTTTTTCATTTAAATTATCAACCTTATTAAAGTGTTGTTTTAGTATACTTCTTACTACAGAAGATGAAGTAACGTCATATTCTTCTGCAAATTTTTCTATTGCTGATTTTAGCTCTTGATCTAATTTAATATTTAGTACAACGTCATATTTTGACATTTTAAAACCTCCACGAATGTTATTTGTAATCTATATACAATAAGTATATAAAAAATATTACCTTTGTAATATTTTTTGTTAAGAAATGGGTAAAGAAATTGTGTTTACATAATATACAATCTTTCATAAAATAATAAAAAAAATTAAAGACGGTGATTAAAATGAAATTTGATTACAATTATCATGTTTGTCCTATTTGCAGTAAGGAGTTAAATTCGGAATATGATGGAGCTACTGATCTTTGGTGTAGCAATGGTTGTGTTACATATGATGTTGATCCACAGGGTGAAAATGTAAGTGTTAAAATTTTTGGAGAAGAATATTTTCTCTTAGAGTTATATAAAGAAGCGCTTTTACAATGGCATCCAATTCAACCAAGAGATTACGAAAGACAAAAGAAATTTGATGAAGATATGAAAAAGTTCTTAGAACGAGTGTCTTATTGGAAGGCAAATGATAGATACTTAGCAAAAATAATGGTAGGTGAATAATGTGTCTAAATGTCCAATTTGTGAAGCCAAAATGAAACAAACAGGTGATAACGATGAAAACTCGGAAGCTTGTCCGAACAGATGTTACTATTATGAATTTGCTTACGGTTCAACCATGACAGTTATTTTTTATGAAGAGTTTCACGCTCACTACACATACGACAATGAACAATGGAGAGAATATCATCGAGATGTTGATGCAAAGATAAATTATTGGAAAGAAAATGATAGATACTTAATAAAACTGATGGAGGATGTATAATATGAGTTTATATACAGCTTATTGCACAGGTTCTTTAAAGGGAGAGAAATCTGCAGTTTCTTACTTGATTTTCAAAAATGGCAAATTTATTGAGGAGAATGTAGTTCAAGTTGAAGATGCAGAAAAATCATTACGTCAACACGTATTAGCATTAAAGGTAGTTGTTGATCGTTTAGTTGAAATTGGTGCGGAAAATGTTGAAATCAATTTCAATTCTAAAGAAGTTCACGATAGAGTTACCAAAATATACAACAAACACATTGTTAAAAAGGATGCTATTCCTATTGGACTAGAAAAAAGTAATGTCTTTATGATTGCTAATAACTTAAAGAAATTTAAATCCTTTAAGTTGAATGTTATTCCTGTGAGTCATAATTTAAGGGCTCATTTCTTATCAAGAAAATACATTGTGCAAGGATGGGAACATAGAGATTTTATTTGGAAAGATGTATATCCGGAGGCGTAAAGTGAAAGTGCTAGATATTATTCTATGCAAAGATAATATATGTCCAATTTGTAAAAGCACAATGAGTACAACCACATATGAAGGCTCTGTCAATATAGATGTTAAATGTGCAAACAATTGCTATTCTATTATTTATATTGGCGAAGAGGAGAGAAGTGCAGCTATTTTCATTTATGGAGATTTTATGGGGGTAGCTTCAAAGGATTACGAAAATATAATTGATATTGTTTGTTATTGGAGAAAAGACGAAAGGTATCTTACTAAGATGATGGGTATTTAATATGATAAATATTTATTGTGATGATGCATGTCCTATTTGTGATAGTAGATTAATAGATAAATCCAGTTTTTCTGTTTATAGAAAAGGTGCAGGGTATTGGTATATTTGTCCAAACGTTTGTTTTTCACATATGTTTGTTAGTGAAAAAACTAAGAAGATAATCAATGGTAGTGAAAGTACTAATTATTTTGAATTACTTTCTGGCCAATTATACACAATTAATAAAACAATGTCAAAAGATGAGTTGAGAAGTGTCGAAGATGCTGTAAGAAGTGAGATAGTTTATTGGAAACAAGACGAAAAATATTTAATGAGGATAATGACAAATGGTTAAAGTTTTTAATCTATTCATACATAAATGTCCAATATGTGATGGTAAAATTACATGTAATGATCCAAGTAGATTTGTAGATTTCAGTTATTGTGAGAATAGATGTTTCACAGTTGATGAGGTATTCATACACTTTTTTGACGAAGATAAAGTTTGCTTTAATATGTTTAGAGATGAAGCTAAAATTATGGATGAAATTAAATATTGGAAGCAAGATGAAAGATATCTCACAAAGATGATGGGAGTATAGGCGCGATGGATCTTTATTATAGAGATAGAAAATGTCCTATTTGTAAATCAAAATTATTAAGTACTTATAGTTGTAGATTTAAACCAGGAACTCTTGTTCCGTCATTTTGTATTAATAAGTGTTATGGTTCTGTCTCAATGCGGTCATATGGCAAGAAAATATATAGTCAAATTGACTTTTTTATTTTCAATAAAAAGTATTCATTAAAAACTATCTATTCTAGAAAAAAGAAAAAGGCTGTAAAGAAAGAAATAATTAAGCAAATTCAATATTGGAAAGAAAATGACAGGTACTTAATAAAAATAATGACAAAATAGGTGATATTATGGATAAATTGTTTGTTGTTGGAGACGTTCACGGTCAATTAAATATGTTAAATAAATTACTTACTAAATGGAACCCAGATTCTGAACGCCTAGTATTTGTTGGGGATTATATAGATAGAGGACACGATTCTTATGGCGCTATTCATTTAGTTAAAGATCTTCATGAAAAATATGGAGCGGTTGCTCTTGGTGGAAATCATGAAGCAATGTTTTTAGAATGGCTTGACAATCCAGAAGATGTATGGTTTTCTAAGTGGCAAGAAAATGAATCAATTATAAACTTTTATGAGGAAGCTGGAAATAGTACGAGCATTTGGTATGTCTCAAATGGTGGAGATAAAACTATTAATTCTTTTTACAGTGAAGAAAATAGTAATAATGCATACAAATATTTACCAAGTCGAAATGCTAATTACATTAAGAATAATTTTCCTGATGAGGTAGATTTCATTAGAAGTTTACCAAATTATTTTGAGTGGAAAAATTTTGTTTGTGTGCATGCGGGAGTCAATCTTGCTTATGATGATTGGAAAAAAACGGATGAAAGTGAATTTCGATGGATTCGTACTCCATTTCACCATATGAAAAATGAAACGGGAAAAAACTTTGTTTTTGGTCATACACCAACAAGAAATCTTCATCATGATAAATACAAAAATAATGTTTGGCTTTCTCCTTGCAAAACTAAAATTGGTATTGATGGTGGAGCAGTATTTGGCGGATTGCTACATGGTTTAGTTATTGATGGAAATCAAGTTTCTGTCAACTCTGTTAATACGAACTTACACATAATTACTTAAGGATGGAGAAATCCATTCTTTTTTATTTTTAAAACAGTTTACACTAATTTATCTTTGTGATATAATTAATACATAAGGTGAAGGAGTGATTCGATGTCTAATAAAGAAGATAAGTACTATGATAGAATTATACAGCTATTGGAATTAGATGATTCAAGTAGTGTAGAAAGAGCTTGTAGAGCTGCAATTGTTTATTTAAATGCTAATGCTGATTCTATATCGCATAATAAAAAAGAAATGATCGTTGGTCATTTATTGAAAGATGTTAAGAGTATGGATGACTATGCAAATACCTTTGCTCTTGAAGAAGATGAAAAAGAAGTTATGATGTATGAGTTTGAACAACACCCTGAATACGTTCACCGTTATGAAGCATTAGCATATCAATTATTACCAAATAAAGTAGAACGTAAGAAGTTTATTGATAAACATAGAACTATACTTATAGATGCATCTGTTGGAGTTAGTGTTGGCAGAATTTATATTGTATTGGACCATGAAATAACTAAAGAAGATGCAAATTATATAGCAAAAAAATTACTCTCAAAGAAGAAAAAAGTAAATTATCGAATTATTGAAGAATTCATTCGCGAGGTTGACAATAAGAAAATAGAATTAAATGAAGAAAAATACGATGAACTTGCGGCTATTATTGTAATGAAAGAATTAGTGTTGTTTTAAAATCTGTATAGGTTTTTTTGGAAGGATAGAATCTATTTCTATCCTTTTTTGGTGTCATCTGGTTAAATCTCGTGTCCTAAATATATATAATATAGGATGAGGTGAATTAAATGAAATTTAATCATTGTCCAATTTGCGAAAAAGAACTATTATATGAGCGTAGTGGAATGGTAGGCACCATTTGCATAAATGGTTGTTATGAGACTGAAGATTTTGGCCTCTTTGTTAATCATTGCTTAATGTCTCCAGATCTAAAAAAAGTAAAAATAATTATTTTTCGTGGCTATACAAGTGACGAAACTAATAAAAAGGAAGAACAAATATTTAAAGACATTGTTGCTTATTGGAAAGAAAACGATAGATATTTGATAAGAATTTTGGGTGATACAAGATGATTGATATTTATTGTAAAGATGGTCTCTGCCCTATTTGTAATTCAGAATTACAAAAAATCAAAGTGCCAATGGGAAGATGTTCACAATGTAAAAATGGTTGTTATGAATTCCACGTAGACAATCAACAAAATGGTGGATACAATGTAGATAGATTTTGGGTGTTTAAACACCAACGCATAGTGCCACTTATGTCTAATAAATCAATACAAAATATGGCTACTAATCAATTAATAGACAATATTAATTATTGGAAAGAAAATGACAGATACTTAATGAAAATTATGAACAGTGTATAATATTACTTTAGGTGGTGCGACTATGAATATTGACATTTATTGTAAAGACAGTTTGTGCCCTATTTGTAATTCAAAAATGGATATTTCACCATTTGTTGTTTTTAAAAAGACTTGTTTAAATGGTTGCTATAAAATTGATGAATATGAACAATTGGATTGGACAGATAAATATTATGTGTATTTCTTTGGTAAATTATTCATTGGGTTTAATAGTCGCGACATAGACAAGATACTTAAAGAACAGGAAGTCATTGATCAAATTGTTTATTGGAAAGAAAACGATAAGTATCTAGCTGAATTAATAAGGAGATGATTTTCTGACGATAGAAGAAATACAGGAGTATCTTGACCTTTGTATCATTGCGTGGGCAATTACAACTGTTAGGGTAGATACTAGTTATGATCCTAAGACACGAACAGGTACCGACAATCATAATAATGATTATGTTGGAGTTTACAAGGTTGGTTATATGGGTATAGAAGATGAAAATGGTGATGATGAACTAAGTTGGAACTTCACTTTTTCTATTGCTATTATTGATGATGGGTTTGAACTGGATTTCTTTTTGGACGATACCGAGAGAGATATTATGGACTCAATTAAAGCCGCGGGATTAAAGGGTAAATCAAACTTATGGATGAAGGAATTTCAAATTAAACTTAAAACATTTGATGAAGTAAAAGATTTTTTAAATAAACATGTCTGGCAATACGACTTAGGATATTTCTACTAAAAAAAAGGGGTTTTTAAAATGAAAAAGATTTTATTTGGATTAATGTCAGCTATGTTGGTTTTAACTGTTGGTTGTTATGATGCTAGAAAAATTAGTCCTACACCAGTTCCACAACCAACGCAATCAACTGTTACTCAAAATGTTATGCAACCACAATCAATATTACCAGAAATTCCGTTATCATCGCCAATTGGAAAAACAACGTATTCAAGAGCAAAAGCTAAAGTAACAAGGGTAATTGATGGAGATACTATTGAGACAGATTTAAATGGTGTAAAAACACAATTTAGACTTTTGTTAGTTGATACTCCTGAAACTAAAAAACCCGGTACGCCCATTCAACCATTTGGACCTGAAGCGAGTGAGTTTATAAAAAAACTTTTATTAAATAAAGAGGTTGGTTTAGAAATTCAATCTGGTCTTGACAAATACAATCGTGGTTTAGCATATGTTTACATAGATGGTAAATCTGTTCAAGAACAATTAATTTTAAATGGATTTGCGAGAGTTGCTTATGTTTATATTAAGAATGCACCTCACTTAATTGAGTATCAAAAAGATGAGCAACTTGCTAAAAACGAGAAAATAGGTATTTGGTCTATTGACGGCTATGTACAAGAAGATGGATTTCATCCAGAAGTTATTGAAAGATAAATTTGTTTACATTTCTTAAATGTTATTATATAATAATCATATACAATTTATTGAAGGGAGAAAAGTTATGATTACAGAAAATCAAGCAACATCACTCAAAAGAGGTAGTAAAATTACAATCACTAACCATTTTAGAAAACCAGAATTAGATGGCAGAGAAGTAGTATTTGAAAAAATTTCTCCTAGAAAAGGTTATGTAAAGGGTTATTTGGTACTATTTAATGGTTCTGTAAGTACGAAGGAAACAAGATATAGACTAACAGATATCAAAATTTAAATATACACAAATAAAAAGAGTACATCGTTATGATGTACTCTTTTAATTTTAAAATTAGAATGTAGGTAAATTATCTAGGTTGTTGGTAGGATCTCCATCAGGATAAGAACGAAGGGTTTTGTGTTTATCTTCTCCGCGTGTTGCGCCTGTATTAACATCTTCGATTAAATCCTGTTCAGCCATTTGAATTGCTTGTTCTATTGAAGCTGTTTCTCCATTTTGAAATTGAACTTCTGTGATATCACCTCTACCATCCTTACGTACTGCAGTGATTTTAAGTTTATTAGGGTCAATTTGGTGATTTGGGTTTTCAGGTCCACGATTTTGGTATGTCATAATAATCAGCTCCTTTTATAGTTTTTCCTTACATGATTATTATTTCACCTATGATAATCTATATACATCTTGTTTAAACTTATTTAATTATTATTTATAATAAAATATCAAGGGGGTGTAATCATGAAATTAGTTATTGACAAAATAGAGTTTCTTTTAGATGATGCTAAAGAAGATATTGCGCAAAATCTATCCGATGAATTTGACAATATTAAATTATTAGCAATAATGGTGGGATATGATATTACTTGCGCATATAATTCAAGTGATATGCAAATGCATTGTTATTTTAAAAAAAATCATGATCATAAATACACTCTAACAATTCACCGCAATAAGCATAGTCAGTTCACACAATATAGTATTTATTCTTCTAATGATAAATTTCCCATCATTTACAGAAAGAAAAATAGTCCAAGTTTTTGGAGAGTACTTAATAATTTTAAGAGGATGTTATGATAGATATTTATTGTGGGGATGGAAATTGTCCTATATGTGAATCTGAACTTGATGGATTGGATGATTTTGATTCTGGCGTATTATTTTGCACAAATGGTTGTTACAAACTTGAAACATACAAATATAGAGACAGTGATTTAAAAACTTGTCGTCAATATTATGCTTATGTGTTTGATAAAAGAGTAGCAAGATTTAGTAGTAATAGTCAGTCTTTAGAAAAATTAGAAAATGCAGTGTTAGAACACATAACATATTGGAAACAAAATGAGCGTTATTTAGCAAAAATTATCACCGGAGGATAGAATTCAACTATCCTTTTTATTTTGTAAACTACATGTTAAATTTTTTTTTCCTATTAATTCTAGTCTTGCTTTAACTTATTATTTTAATATGAATGATGAGGAGGAAATTTGAAAATGAAATATCGTACTATATGGATGTCAGATTTACATTTGGGTACTAAACGTAGCAAATCAAATAGTGTATTATCGCTTTTGAACAATACAGAATCAGAATATTTGTATTTAGTTGGAGACATTATTGATATGTGGAGATTGAAATCAAAAGTTTATTGGCCAAAAGATCATAATGAAATTATTCGAAAAATTCTAAAGAAAAGTGAAAACAATACTATAATTAAATATATTCCAGGTAATCATGATGACGCAATTAGAAACTATTGTCCATTAGATGTTGGAGATATTGAAGTATGTGAAAAAACTGATCACATTACTGCAACTGGAAAGAAATTTTTAATCATTCATGGTGATGAATTTGATAACGTAACCAGATATGCTAAGTGGGTAGCAATTTTAGGTGATTATGGTTATGAATTGCTTTTAAATTTAAATGCTCCTCTTAACTGGATTAGAAGAAAATTTGGTTTAGGATATTGGAGTTTAAGTGCTAATATTAAACTCAAAGTTAAAGAAGCTGTAAATTTTATATCAAGTTTTGAAGAAGCCTTGTCTTATGAATGCAAGAAAAACGGATATGATGGAGTAGTTTGTGGACATATTCATCATCCTGAAATTAGAAACATTAATGGTGTGCATTACTTGAATGATGGAGATTTTGTTGAGTCTTGTACTGTTTTAGTTGAAGAAATGGATGGAACAATAAAACTCATTAGATGGTACGATGAGAATAATAATAATGTAATAGTAGAATTGTTACCAAACGGAGAGATCATAAAGAATGAATAGAATACTTATTGTCACTGATGCTTGGTCACCTCAAATTAACGGTGTTGTTAATACGCTAAACAATACAATTAAGGAATTACAAGATAGAGGATTTGAAGTTTTTGTAATTGAGCCAAGTATGTTTGATACATTTCCATTGCCATTTTATAAAGAGATTTCTATTGTCTATCATCATACTAAAAAACTTAATGTTCTTATGGAAAACATCAAACCCAATTACATTCATATAGCAACTGAAGGTCCATTGGGAATTTCTGCTAGGAAATATTGTGTAGATAAAAAATTGAAATTCACCACTGCTTATCATACTAAATTTCCAGAGTACGCAAAAGATAAATTAGGTGTACCATTGCGAGTTGGTTATTTATATATGAAATGGTTTCACAGAAGATCATCAAATGTTATGGTTGCAACAAAATCAATTAAGAAAGAGTTACGGATAAATGGTATATCAAGAGTTAAATATTGGTCTAGAGGTGTTGATGCAGAACTATTCTCACCAGAAAAGAAAAGTAACGAATTTGATTTTGAGTATGTTCTTTATGTTGGACGTGTTTCAAGTGAAAAGAATTTAGATGCTTTTCTTGGTTTAGATTTATCATCAATTAAACCTGGACTTAAAAAATTGGTAGTTGGTGATGGTCCACAATTGGAAGAATTTAAAGAGGCTTATCCAGATGTTGTTTTTGTTGGTCCTAAAAAAGGAGAAGAGCTAGCAACATATTATGCTAGTGCTGAGGTATTTTGTTTCCCTAGTAAAACTGATACATTTGGTTTGGTGATGATTGAATCACTTGCTTCAGGTGTTCCAGTTGCTGCATTTTCAGTACCACAAATAGTTGATATTATTAATTCAAATGTTGGTTGCACTAATCAATCATTACTTGAAGCAATTAAAATTGCTTTAAAAAATAAGGATTCAGTTACTTGCAGAAACTATGTAATGTCTAAGTACACATGGCAAAAAGCAACAAGCGATTTTTTAAAAAACCTAACTGAAGTTAAATAAATTGTTAAAAGGATAGATTCTGACTATCCTTTTATTTTTGACATCTTTTTAACATTTCTTCACTAAATAATAATAATATAATTATTTGATTTGGAGGAAAATATGAAAACTTTTGTATATCCAGATGATGTAAAAATAAATGCAGTTCAAACGGCAAAAGAAATGGTTCCAAAAATAAAAGATGCACTTATTATGTCCTATTTGACAAGAGACGGACTTAAAATTACACACAATGCTAATTCTGCGCAAATTTACATTTATGATAAGTTTGGAATTTTAGCTGTAGTATATACTTATGTTTCAAATAGTTATGCTTTCAACATCAGACATGATATTGGCGAATTTGATAATAACGATAGGGATCATTTTTTAAAGGAACCTATTTTTGTGAATACCCAAGAAGAACTTCTCGCGTTAATTGCAGAGAGGTTAGTGTAATATGGTTATCTATCGTGGTAATTATGTGTTGCAATTTTTAATAGAAGATTGTCCAATTTGTGATTGTAAACTAAAATCCAAACAATGTAAAAATGGTTGTTTTACCATTCGTGACGGGTATGTCATTATTTTTAATCAAATTATACTTAGTGATAAAAATAGTGAAAACACAATAGCAGAAAAAATTAAATATTGGCGAACTAATGAAAGATATCTCATTAAATTATTAGGAGAATAAAATGGATATTTATTGTAAAAACGGAAAATGTCCAATATGTGATGACAAATTAATGGACAAATTTTTTGGTGACAGAACATGTAAAAATAGTTGTTATAGTGTAGAATCTGTCGATGGCTATGGCGATTTTAATTTTAGAGTTTTTTCTAATTATTTTCGTATAGGAATTTGTACTACAATAGAAGAAGCAGATAAAAATCAAGAAACCTTTAAATTGATAGAGCAAGCAATCCTGTATTATAAGGAAAACGATAGATATGTTGGTGAGATACTTGGGAGGGTAGACTAATGAACGATTACTGGATTAAATACAAGAAGTGCCCTATTTGCGAATCACATATAGTGAGAACTACGAGTTTTGCTAAAGATATCTTGAATTGCAAAAATAGATGTTTTGTTGAAATTTCTCATAATTCAATACAAAAAGAAGGTTATGTGTTTGGAAAAAAGTTTCAATGTGACTTTAGACAATCACATAGCTTACAAAAATATCTTAATGATGTGTATGCAGAAATTGCTTATTGGAGAGAAGATGATAGGTACTTAGCTAAAATTTTAGGAGGAAATTGATATGAAATTGAAACTAAGAGGAATTAAAGAATGGAAAAAAGAGTGTCAGCAATTTCATATAGAATGCGTAGATTATCTCGATGCTTTTCTGGTTAGTGGTTTATTAACGGGTTTAAATATTGAGAAACGTAAATTGCGTGATACATATGTAAGTGGTATTGAATGGGGAATTCGTATGCCGGGTGGTACTATGCTTCAAGCTGAATTTACGCA